ACCCACGAGATGAGGAACGCACCCACGAGATACCAGACTGCACCCACTAGATGAGGAACACACCCACGAGATACCAGACTGCACCCACGAGATGAGGAACGCACCCACGAGATACCAGGCTGCACCCACGAGATGAGGAACGCACCCACGAGATACCAAGCTGCACCCACGAGATGAGGAACACACCCACGAGATACCAGACTGCACCCCCGAGATGAGGAACGCACCCACGAGATACCAGGCTGCACCGTTTTATTTTTTCCCTATATATAATAAGGTATACTATATAATAAGAAATTATCCCGCGCAAACTAAAAAAAACACGTAACAAATAAATTTATTTGCAAATATATGTAAATTTAAGGTGTTTATTTATAACTAACGGTTAAAAATAAAGGAAAATATAAACTTTTTGCGGAAATTATTTGCACGGAACAAATAAAAGTATTACCTTTGCAAACGTAAAACAGAAACAAAGTATAAACAAATAAAAAATTAAAGTTATGAAAAAGAATTTAGTTATCTCAAGCGTCGCTGCATTTGCAGCACTTAATCCTGAAGGTTTTACCGTTAACGCTGCCAACTTGCAGCCCGTTACAAGCGGCTTCGCTGTAGCGCTGAAGCGCACACAAAACAGTTTCGGCGCTGAAGGTTTGGCAAAGGTTGCAAACGTTATCGATGAGCTCAAGGCTTCAGGTAATTTAAACGGCCGTACGTTAGCTTTCGGCGGTTGGTATGATTCAGAAAGCGGCCTTTATTATTATGATGCTACAGTAATTTTCAAGGATCGCGCCGAGGCTATCGAGGCGGGCCGCGCAAATGAGCAGATTGCAATTTTTGATCTTGCAAATCTGGAGGAGATCAGATTGTAATATATAGATAGTAAGTAATAAGCGGGGACCGCTCCGGCGGTCCCTATTATAGAAATATTTTAAAGTTTAGAAATTATGAGTACAAAAAGATATAACAGCAAAACTTTTGAGTTTACCGTTAACGCTGAAGTAATACGTTTTTATTGTGACACAACAAAAACAAAAAACGGCTTTTGCCATCATGTTTGGGCCGTTGGCGGCGGCAAAGATTACGAGCATACCCGCGTATCTTATTTAAATAGGACTTGGGAAACTTTCGAGTATGAAACGGCGCTAAAAAGCGCGGCTGCAAAATTCCGCAAAAGTTTGCGCGAACCTTTGCGCCTGGAGATTCAGGCAATAGCACAAGATGAGCATGAAAAAGCAGAGGCTTTTTGCGCGGCGTTTGCAGCTAACTTCGCGGCGCTGAGTACTGAACAAAAGAAATTTATACAGGAATATACTCCAGTTGTTACCAATATGGACCAGGCTAAAACGGTTAACGCGGTCGTTTCAGTGTTGGCGGCTATCTAATAATGATATTTTCAGGGTGCAAAGGTTTGAGGCCTTGGCGGTGGATCATTCCCGCCGGCACCTTCTAATTATAGAACATTTAAAAATATAAGGTTATGAATAATAGTATCAATATTTCACGCCGTACCAGTACGGCGGACCTGGTAAGCATTTTATTTGCAGTGTTTGCGCTTTTATTTGTGCGCCTTTATAAAAGTACCTTTGCAGCCGCAAAAAGCGCCTGGGTGTGGTTATTTGCACCCAAAACGTATTTTGCAGCGGACGGCGAAGGAGTCACGGCCAACGGGCTGCAATTAATAGGTATTAATCTAATTGCCGCGGCTGTGTGTCTGGTATTATCTTTCTGTTAGATATTCTTTTTCTAAACTTTTAATATCAAGGTGCAAAGGTAAACAGGCCTTCACGGTGGATCATTCCCGCCTGCACCTTCTAATAAGTGATAATAACCGCTATTATAGCGGGTGTAAAATATCACGGAACAAATAAACATATTATAGAACATTTAAATTTTTAGAGTTATGGCTACAGGTAATTTTTATAATGCGAATTGTTCACGCTATTTTGTATTGGGTATGAATAAGTACTACACCCAGGAGGACATCGAGGCAAACGAGATGGACCCGGAACTTGTCGGCGAGTTCAACGAGTCACAAACGGAATTCGATTATGATTGCCAAGAAAATGAAATAGTTTCAGGCCTTCAGAATAAGGGCTGGGAATACTTCGACGGGTACGAAGGCGAGGCGCGCGTAATTGCATACAAAACAAAAGGTATCCATTATGGAGGCTGTGATATTTCACTGAAAATAAACGCGCTCGTGCGTTCAGGTTATTACGAAGGCGCTTGTATGGATCTTTCGGGCAAAGTTATTATAGACTCTGCCGGAGATTACTGGACCGGAAGCCCTGAATATGATCTGTTTGAGGATTTCGATGAGTCGTACGTTATCGAAGACAACTGGACCGGGAACGCCGGTTTAGATCACCTTCAGGCAAAGAACATTATCAAGAAATTAAACGCTATTATAGAGGATCTGAGAAATGAAGCAGAGTACGTTTTTTCTTGCTATTGTGGAGAAGAGTTGGCCGTTGCATACCACTGTAGTAACGGGGAAACAGGCTACAGCAGAATCGAAAAAAGACTCTATCAAGAAGTAGACGAAACGAAGCCTAACAAGGCAGCATAAACGCAAAACGGGGTACCCCTGGAGGCTTCAGGGTACCCACTATTATAAAATGTGTAAAATATCACTTATTATAGAACAACTGAAATTTTAAGGATATGAAAGAATTAAATAAATTAGCTATCATATTACGTGCACTTGGTTTTAAGGTGAACGTGGAAAATGAAACAATTAGTTTTGGCGACGGTGCCGTATATGATAATATCTTTGCCACTGTCGATTTAGCAAACTGCCACTGGGACATCTGGCATGAAGGCAGAACGTTTGAGGTACACTTTTTCGCAAATAATGAGTGTATTTATGATCAGGTGTACTTCTCATTTCAGTTTGATGTTATCAAACAGATTTTTATCGATTACGACAAATACGGAAAATAAGCCTGTAAAGGCTTCCAGGGTACCCCTGGAGCCTTCTTTATAGGCTGCAAAGAATATTACTCTATTATAGAACATTTTAAATTTTAGGCTTTATGAATACTAAGATAGATTTAAACAATTTAGAGAAAGAAAAAATCGGTAAAATTGAAGACCGCCTGTGTGATTTAATCGACGATCCTGGAGACGTTTTCTTGTGGACCGGTGATTCTATTCCAACCAAAAAGCCAGGACGTTTCAGCAGCGAAGAAAACGCGAAGGAGTACGGAATTTTGAAAAATGAATACTACATGCGCCGTGGTATAGTAAAACGCGATGAGCCGATAGCCTATATTATAGGCACGGAAAAAGATTACCAGAAGGCCGTGAAGGCCTGGCAACGTCGCAAGAAAAACGAGGAGGTAAGAAAATACCGCGAACACGTCGATAAGCTTGTGGATCGCTCGAACAAAGAAATAATAGCAATGGAGGCATTAAAAGCCGTGTGTCGTACCTTTGACAGTAAGGTGGTAAATAAGCGTTTTCTGGATGCTGCAAAGAAGGCGACGGGCTTTTATTGCAGCTTTTATGAAGGCTGCATGGAATTAAGCGCTATTAATTCATACGGAGAATACGCACCGGGTATTACGGTTTACGGCTCCTGGAACTCTCAGAAGGGCAAGGAGTGGGAATGGTTTACCGGCGACCGTATGAATGCAGCTGAAGCCATCGGGGTGATCGACGGGTATATATTAGATAAAAGCCAGGATATTGCTAAATATAAAGATAGTATCAAACTTTACGCAAAGTACGTGGACCAGGTACGAAAAATCGAGGCTTCAGTTCATGAGCTGGTAAAAACAGACGGTACAATTAGAATTTGGGCACGTGAGCATGACCTGAAGAAGTACCCACTTTTTAGTCACATCTGGATATGTTAGCAGCTAGCCCTGGACGCTATCCAGGGCATCTATTATAGAACGTGTGAAATATTACTTATTATAGAACGTTTAAATTTTTGAGGATTTATGATAAACAGCAAATTGTATGTAGATATTCTGAGCCGCCAGGCAAAGAAGGATGGCCGGCCACACGAAATGGCACTGAGTGATTTTTGCGACTTCCTTCTTGATTTGTTCAGCGTGGAGGCATTCAAGGGCAAAGGTGCAGACGGCTTGAAAAACTGGTTCGATGAACGTATCAGCAAAAAGCCTGATTTCGGGCTGCTGGCTACTAACTGGCTGGTAGATGTTAGCACGGCACTCCAGAAGGGCACCTGGCTCGATGCTTTTGGCATTCTCTATGAGGATATGTATCTAACACGCGGCAAAGCTTCTCAGACAGGGCAATTTTTCACGCCTAAGAGTGTGTCTGACCTGGTGAGTGATATTATAGGCTCGAAAGAAAAACAGGCTTCTAGCCCCGTTATTTCGGGTAAAATGGTAAATGATTGTGCAGCAGGTAGCGGCCGCCTTCTTCTTTCTCATTTCGCAAAGATGAGCAGCCCTGATCCTTCAGTTGGTAGAACTTATAAATATATTGCCCAGGATTCAGATCCGCTGGCATGTAAGATGTGCGCCCTGAACATGATGGCACACGGTATGAACGGCGTCGTTATCTGCCAGGACACTTTGGTGATGAGTAAACCAACGGCAACGTTTTACATAAACGAAGTGAAATATCCGTTTATCACGCCTTATTATAGCGTGCGTATCGTATCAGGGAATCCTCAAAAATAGGATTCCCTGGGAATAAAAAGAATATATTATAGAACATTTAAAATTTTAAGGTTATGGAAAAGAAAAAGAAATTTACAACAGTGTGCAAAGCACGTTTAGCCAGCTTTGAAGGCTTTTATTGCTCCATCTGGAGCCCGGACGATGATGTTTATAATTATAGCGTTGAGGAAGGCGCGGAGGAGGATAAGGATTTCACCGTCGATTACAAGGGGTATCAGAAGGCGGTTTGCGAGAAGTACACCGACGTTTGGGAAGAATGGATGCAAGAATATATCCACGAGGATATTAAACTTGAATTTCTCCAGGTATGGCAGCCACGTTTCTATAATTACGTGAATGATGCTTGCGAAGTTCGTATCAGTCTTACTCATCAGGCAAAGAAAGCAATTATAGAGAAGGTGATAAATCACCGTGATAAGATAGCCGGCTGGATCAAGGAGAATCACACCAGCTCAAGTGGTTTTATCTCCCTCCTTAGTAACGACATCGACGACTGGGGAGGCTGGGTACTATTCAATACGAATGCTTATCACCAGGCAAACTATCTGGCCTACATGCTCTATTATATCGTGAAGGCAGAATTAGAGGCAGAAGGATATACCGATGAGCGCCCTGAGATTTACGCCTATTATAAGGTTAGTGACCAGGTGAGCACATTAAACTTTATCGACGATATAGACAAGGGCAAGGCAGCCTAACCGCTGCCCTATTATTGCCCATCGGAAAAATTAGAAATCACTCATTATAGAACATGTAGAAAATGAAGAAATCATCAGTTATATATAATTTCGCTATATCGCAGCAGCAGGGTAAAATCCTGCTGACTGCCCAAGAATATCCCTGGAGCGTGCTCCAGGTTATCACCTTCGAGCCACAATATTTCGACAAGGTGGTGGCGCTTTGCAAGCGCCGTGGTATGGTAGCCACACACGATAAGGACCGCTCCTTCTGCATCATCCACCTTTGCAGCGGAGATCAGAACGGAAAATATCCTGATAAGCATATCAATACTGATACGCCAGCGGCTATTGATAAGTATCTGGAGGCATTGAAGGATGCAATGGCGCAGGCAGTGGTTTGGTATTATAGCAATATCATAGAACGTCTGAAAAATTAGAAATCATGAGAAAAGAATATACTTATATATTGACTATCGGCAACAAAGTAGTGAAGCCGGTGGCTGTAGGCTGGTGGTCAACTGAGGAACAAATGGTAACAACCAGGTGCGGCATGGCCACGGCAGCCAGAGCCTTCAGAAAAACGGCGGGAATACTGGTGTACGAAAAGGAAAAAGATTCCGGCCTGTGGGTGTTCTGCGATGATTGCGATATTGATTCCCGATTAATCATCCCTGTGAAGATAGAAACATCTGGAATGACTATCACAAAGAAATTATATCGAGATTACTCCCAGGAAGGCGAAGTTTATATGGAGGGAGATTTCTAAATCTCACCTATTATAGGGCAATATATCAATCACAAATTTTATAACAACATTAAAAAATTAGAAATTATGGAAGCAAAGAATAATAATAAGAACGGTATGAACGTTATAGAGAATGTAGAGAACGAAGTGCAGGTGACAGAAGAGAGCCGCAAGGCATACGGCAGACCATCTGTTAACGAGGAGAAGGGATGGAAGCTGGATCACGTTATCCCTTTCGATTTCTATCACAACGCATATATCATGAGCCGCGCGAGCATCGACGAGCTGGTGAATATGGTACTGCAGGAATGCAATATCAAGTCGGACGATACCTGCTCTTGGGCAAAGGACATCCGCACGATTATTAAGCATAGTATTGAGAACTACGACAAGCTTTTGGAGGAGAGCGAGAACACTCCGGACGAAGAGAACCTGAACCTATCAGGGTGTTTGATTGGCGATGCAATCGAATTGCGGCATGAGGCTTTTTATCCTGCCGGTTACATCGCTCCTCATACCTTTGAGGAGACGAAAGAGGAATACGTTCGGGAAGGTAACTGGAAGAGTTTTCTTGCCTTGAATAGTATGACCGAGGAGGAATACAAGGAGTATTACAACAAACACTATTTCCCTGCTGATGTAGCATAGAAATCCCTACCCCGTCCGGCAGACCGGCAAAGCGTGGAGCGACACCACCACGGGGTGCGTTATTTTAAACATAACTTTAAGATTTTAATTGTTTCGCGGAAGCGTCCGCATTTGTTTTAGTTTACACGCTGTCTGCGGTCTGTGAGGATAGCAGCAGCAATTTCGCCTATGGTTGACCGAGGATGATATGCTTCATCCTTCAGGGTCCGAATCCCTGGTGGGCGGCAAGAGAAGAAAAGAAGATAAAAAGGTGTTGAGAATTTACTTTGCAAATAAAACAAACGTTAAAAATGCACCTAAAAGCATAATTAAAGTGCATTTTATTTGGTAGTTTCAAAAATTATCCGTACCTTTGCATCAGATAAAAACAAGAAGATAAATAAAAACAATAATAATCATTTTAGCCCTAGCGCATCACGGTTAAGCGACGAACGTATGAAGAAAGAAGACATTAAAACATTAGATGATCTCAAGGTATTTTTGACAGCCTACCAGGAGGAGAATCCGGAGGATGATTGCTGCGAGTTGGTTCGTGGCATCTGCAAGGAGAACGGATGGGTATATACTGGTGATTCTGAAAGCATCAGTTATGATGATGAGGATTTCGCCACCGATGGCGAACACATTCTTTCTCTTGTTTCTACCGGCTGGGAGTTGTTCGAGAACGAAGGACAGGATATTGACCATAATGGTACCAAGATTACAGTTCGCGAGGATGGCGAAAATTATTACGTTAACTTCAACACTGGTCTGGGCGCGGGTATCTATCCCAAGGTAGGTTGGACGCTGGAGAAGGCTATCGAGGACCAGGAGAATATCTATAAAGAGAATAAGTAATCACATTCAGCCCTAGGCGCATCACGGTTAAGCGCAAGCAATATGAAAACAATTTCCTTTAATTTGAATTTTGTAGAAATCCAATCCTTGCTTACATCTATTATCAATATAGACAAGTTAATGGGTGTGCATGATTGTTCAGATCAAGACTATCCACGAACACCGCAGGAGGTAAAAATTGCGGTTGCCATCGAATTGAAGGCGATGGGCGTGTTAGCCTACGACCTAGACAATATCACCGACAAGACCCGCGATACCTTGGAAAACCGAGGATATACGGGAGAGTGGCAGGACGAACACGAAGCCTTCTGGCTGAAGGGGCGGTATGTATGGGTACGAGTAAGAATGCTATATAAGACAGACGGAACGCCTGTTATAGCTTTGGAGGCAAAAGCTAATAATCAATAATATATTTATAGTTCAGCCCTAGGCGCATCGCGGTGAAGCGCAGACAATATGAAGAAGTTTTTTGTATATTTTGACAAGAAAGTAATCATTGACTCAGCAGTAGAAGCCGAGAAGTTTATTAATAGTTTGACTGATAAGAACGAGCCGGGCGGCAGAAAGTTGGAGGTTAACTACAACGTTCACGCCCTTCTGAAGAAGATTTATCAGGACGAGCAGGCAGGCAGAAAATTGCAGACTACAGGCTGCAGCCCTTCATCCTTCATCTATTGCTACCCTGCCCTCGCTGATACTCCAGAGGAGTGCGAGAAGGCCGTGATAGCGAAGGAGGCAGCAGACCGCAAGCGCAGACAAGACAATGAAATCCTGGTAAAGCAGCGCATCGCCAGAGAGATCAACGAGCGCCGCAAGGAGCTGGCTGCGATGCCGAAGGGTTTCTTTACCGTCTGTCTTCATGCCACCGTCAATTCTACATATAAATATTATGAGTACGTAGGCTATGCCGAGAATGGCGAGGAGGCATACAAAATGGCGGTAGTGAAGCTGAAGAAAGATTTCGGTGCCCATCTCTGGGATTACGATTCCATCCTTGATGCTGAAATCATTCCCCGTCTTCTCGGTAATGATATTTACTCGTTATAACATCGGAGATTTTTCACTGGTTATAGATTATTTTCAGCCCTCGACAGCACGGTTAAGTCAATAGATATGAGAATTACAATCAATGGTGGACATAATATATTATCCTGCGTAAATATTCCTCTTTGTGATACTAAGTACACGAAGTTTGGTGAAGGTTTTTTAAATAGTGAAGCCTTTGAAGGCAGTGATACCTTGGAGGATATTGTCCGTAAACGCTTTGAGTCTTTTTCGGTACACGAAAACGGATGGAAGGAGTTTTCAGAGTGGGAAAAGAAGAACGAAGATAAAGCCTGGTATGATTTGCGAGAGGGCGAGAATGAAGGTCTCTACATTGTTGCCGGTGATTCTGAGAGTATTAGGTTTATATCAGAGGTTGATTATCTTACACTTGATTATGAAGGCTACGAGATAAACGTTTATAGCTGGGGTAAGGATTCCTACTCTTTTGGTTTCTGGATAGACCCTGAAGGCGGAATCCTTCGAGCTTCTGACGATGAGCGATCTTATTTCTTTTATGATGATTTGGAAAATGACGAAGCAGATTATCCGAGAAAGGATTTCAACTTCAAGGCAGCTCTCGATGATTTGGTCGCACATAGCGATGACTATCAGAATAGCAACGAGGATGAGGAGGAAGAAGAAGAGGAGGAATAATTATGTCGGAGATTATTTGTAACAATACAACAACGTTTCTTGCGAGACGATTGTTTGATAATGGCGAGTCTTTGGTGTGTAAGGGTGATACGTACAAGAGAGTTGGAACGATTGAGGGTTTAATAACCACGCTGACGATTACGGGAAGAGATAAGAATATATATTCTTTCCGTATCATAGACGAACAACGTCAACCTTATAAAGACCTGACTAGGATAATATGCAATAGATTGGCGGGCGAGCCGAAAGACAGTGCAAGCTCAATCGGTCAGATATTCCTGGATAAGCAAGGTTATTGGGTTATGTTTGAGGATTGTAGTTATCCTGATAACCATACAACTTTGGAATTTCATAAAATTGGCGTTTACGCATAAAACGAAAAGCCCCGACCTAAGCCGGGGCACTGCGAGCCTTCTGGCTCGAATCTACTATAGTAGAAATTTGGCTCTTTAAGAGCGTTTGAATCCACAGACTTTGAAAAGTCTGACCGTCAACGGAAGTTTTATGTTTCTTTCTATTCCATAAAGGTACGATTGAATCAATATCCATAAAGGTACGATTAAAAGCCTTCCGAAGACGAGTGCAAATTTAAGAAATAAAACAATACGATGTATCAATTTACACGAAATATTATAGATTTTTAAGTTTTTAAAGCCCTACCGCATCGCGGATAAGCGGAACAAAGATGTTTAAGATATTGCACGCCTTCCTAGATTATCCCTTCTGCTCTTTCGAGTTTTTGAATCTCGACACTCAGGATCATATATTTGCTTCATTCTTCGATGATTCTCTTTATGGGCTTCTGAAAGAGTGCGGGGTGAATTATGACCACGAGTTAGAAGGGAAGATAATAGAGAAGATTCCGTCCGATTTGCGCATACATACCAGGGAGTATGCCGTTATCAGGGCGCAACAACATTTGGAAGGTTCTTGGTTCTTTCCCTGGCTAAAGAAGAAAAAGTAATATAATCATTCAGCCCTACGCATCACGGATAAGCGGAAAAGATATGGAGATTAATAAAACAACGAATAAGAAAGGCAGACGAGCTGCAGAGGGCAGCGTGCATAAATATGTGGTACCCGATGACGTTCACGATTGGATCAAAAAGCATGGAGGCAGCAGATATATCACGGATATTATACGCGCTATCGAGGCTGCGACCTTAAAGGCTCAGGAAAGCCCTTCGTTATAGCATCGGTAAAACTTCATTGATGCTGCGACAAAATTATATACTTCAATTTTAAAACTTAGATATTATGAATAAAGAAGAAATCAAGGAGCTTGTTTGCAAGAAGCTTGCAAATGATCTGAATTGGAATGAAATGCAGATTCGCCAGGAAACCATCACGGATATTACCAACGAATGCGGTACCCTGCAACCTTGCATCATTGCGATGTCGCCGGTCATCGACTGGTTCAACTCGCACAAACTCGAAAACAAACCGTTGGAGAAACAAAAGCCTTATGTGGGTGTGCTCATCAATCTGATTTGGCTCCTTGCTGCAAACGATATTGCAGGCTTGACGCAGAACTGGGTACTTAGTGATATGGAATAAAAAACATAAATATTAATACTTTAAAAAGATTATAGCAATATGAAAAAAGTAATTACATATTCCGTTGCAGCCATCGCCCTGGTAGGCGTAGCTGTGCTGCTCTTCTCTACCATCGGCGTAGCAGTGTTCTTCCTGCCTTTGTTGGCTGGAGCATTCAAGTAAGGCTTTTGCCCTTACAGGGCGAGAGGGGTGCGCCTATGATTACCCAGGGTGTTGCCCTGGGCTAGGAGTTGCTGCCCCTTCAGGGCGTGCTACTTGAGGAGATTTAATAAAAAAACGTAAGGGTATATAATAATTCCGGAGGCCTTTGCGTTACTTAGATATATATATAAAGAACAATTTTAAAACTAAAAACATGAAAGATAATGATGTAGTAGTTACTATCCCCTGCAGCGATCATGCCATCTTTCTTGATCATTATGGCATATTTTATGAGCGCATTGGTCTTGCATGGAAGAAAGACCAGGACAGTTTAGAAGGTTCTAAAGAGTCTTATTACATTGACAGAGAGGGTTCCTGGCAGATTCCTGAATATGTGGATGAATATACTGGAACTTCTATCGTCGCTCATCGTGGAGAAACGATACCTTTTGAAGATCTATGTTACGTCTTTGGATATACCCAATATATTCCATCGGTTATTCCTGACCTGAAGAGTTACGACGTTCATATAGATAAATCGAACATGACCGATTCCTTGAAGGTATTTCTAGACCGTGACTGGGGCGAAAAATACTCGTCCTATAAACTGACGGTAGAAACCGACGAGGGCGTAATAGTTATGTCTTTGTCTAAGGATATACACTTTACGGAACTCGGTTTAAAGGATGAGAAAGAGGATATATTAAGGACGTTGAGAGACTACCTGGTTTCTTTCCTTATAGTATATAGCGAGCAGATAGGGTTCAGGGTTGAATTTGGAATATTCTTCCGGAAATCAACTTATCTGAGAGCTGAAGACCGCAAAAAGCAAAACCGTTTCATCTGCCAGGAAGAAAAGAAGTATCTCGGACCGATAAGGAAATTTGTGAAGGAGGAATTTGAAAAGGATTGGAACGATGTTCTGGGCAAAGAGAATGAGATGAAACTATATAAGAAAGAGCGTGACGAGTGGTAGCAGGAAGCCGCCAGCAAATACGATAAAGATCCGAACCTGATGGAATAGGAATTTCTACGTTATAGCATCGGCGAAATATCACTGAGTTTCGCCGATGCAAAAGAAAATAGAGCTTTAAAATATAACTATAACAACTTTAAAATTTTTGGCTTATGAGAACGAAAAAGTTTTTGTTTGCCACCACCTTTGCGATGATGGCAGCGTGCATGATGATGAACACCTCATGCACCGAGTATGTGGACGAGGCAGTGGACGGAGGCAGCCAGCAGATGGCTGACAAGGCTACGGTGAAACTGCGGTTTACTTCGCCAGAAGGCGATGACGTGAGCGTGAGCCAGTCTACCCGACAATTCGCCTACCCTATCACGCGTGCCGAACTGGTTGCCAACGGCAAGGCGATGACTGACCTCTACATCTTCGATTACAACAAGGCAACGAAAAAGCTGCTCCAGGTATTGCACCAGTCTGCCGATGCCGAGGACTTCGCCGAACCTACCATGAGTTTTGATTATGGCGATCATACGCTGAAGGTGATAGCTACGAGGAGCGAAACCCCTACCCTACAGTCGGCTGACGGCTCATTATGGAACCTCGCAGATAATACTGCCTTTGCGATGACTGCGGACGCTGCTGCCCCTGCTGTACTGACGAGCAGCAAGACTTCTGACAGCTTCGGAGCCGTGCAGGACGTGAGCATAGGCGTTGGGCAGAACCAGAGCATCAATATCCAGTTGGAGCGTATCATCGCTAAACTGTCCGTAAAAAACACGAGTAAGTTTCCGGAAGATTGCAGTACCCTGCGGTTTCAGATAGATGAATATAAGCAGTGGGACTGGCAGAGTTTTTCCGCTATAGGTAAGGTATCTAACCAGCGTATCTTAGATGTTACGAAGTGTGCCGGCAAGACATCTGCTCCTTTCTTCTATTACTTCCTGGTACCCGAGGAAGGTTACACCACCGATATTACATTCACCATGGACCGCAAGGGCAGTACTGAGCCTTATACCTCGTTTAAGTTATCGGGTATCACCCTGCAGCGCAATCATGTTACGATGATAAGCGGCTCCTTCTATAACCGCCAGCCTACCTTTCAGCTCACGCTGAATGATGCGTGGGGGGAAGAGCAGAGCACGGTGGAGTTCTAATTTAAAGGTAAAAAAGTAAAAAGGTAAAAAGGTAAAAAGAACCTTAACCCACTTCCGTTCCCAGCGATTCTATCGCTGGTTCTCTAGCAAAGGTGCATTCGTACTTTAGTACTTTCGTACTATTGTACGTTTGCACCTTTGTACTTTGATACATTAGTACTCTCGTACAAAGATACAAATACACCTTTGCACTTTTGTACTTAGGTACTTTAATACATCTGTTCTCATATATGATAAGATAAATGAGAGGATAAATGAAAAGATAAATGAGAAGATAAATGAGTACATTTGCACTTTGGTACGTTTGTACTTTTGTACTAACGTACATTTATACCTTGGTACTAATAAACTTTCGTGCAAATACACTTTGGTACTAACGTACAAATAAACCTTCGTACCAACGTACAAATGTACCTTGATACTTTGGTTCATTCGTTCCTCGGTGCTTTCGTACTTTGGTACGTTTGCACCTTAGTACTAAAGTACTATTACAAATACTAATAATTAAATATGATTAAAATCTAGAAAATAATAGGGTAATTATTTGTGAGAATGAATATTTTTTAGTACTTTTGCACCGTAGTACTTCGGTACGTTAGTACTTTGGTACTATTCAGCGTTTAGAAATTAGAAATAAATATATTAGTTTACGTTTAATACATCATAAAGATTATGGCAGAAAATAGATTGAAAGAAGTTCTTGCCTTTGTCAATCACAAGGGCGGTGTTGGTAAGACTACATCAGTACAGAATTTGGCGGCAGGTTTGCGCCGTTATGGTAAGGGACATTTCGGACAGAACGTTGCAGGGAAGGAGCGTAAGCCTCGCATCCTGCTTATCGACCTGGACCCTCAGAGTTCGCTTTCCTTCCTCTTCGGATGGAGCGAAACGGCAAACAGAAGGTTGCCTACCGTATACGATGCACTGGTGGAGCAGAAGCAGGTACCTATCTATCAGGTGCGAGAAGGAGTGTATCTTGCTCCAGCTTCAAAAAAATTAATCTCTATTGAGCCTTTCCTGAATCAGAGAGCGGTGCCGAGGAAAGCGCTCTATAAGTTGCTGTCAAAACCGCTGGCTCTGATGACTGATGACGGTGGCGATTTGGCTAGTGATGGGATAGACTGCAACGCCAGCTTTGGAGATACATCCTGCGATTATGCCAACTATAAAGGTATGCTGAAGATTACTGAGGCTTTCGATTTCGTCTTTATTGATTGCCCACCAGCTTTGTCACTGCTTACCTATAATGCGCTGACCGCAGCATCGAGTGCTGTGCTGCCTGTGCAGTTGGAACCTTTAGCAACCAAAGGTATTGCTGAAATTATCAACGCCATCAAAGAAACGCGTGAGGATCTGAACGAGGATTTGGCTGTGCGTGGCTTACTGATGGTAATGAGTAACGACCAGACCAAGGCGACGAAGAAATTTAAGCATTATCTTATTGAAACCTTTGGCGATTATGTGTTCAATGCCTATACCCGAAGAGATACCAAAATGGTAGAGGCGCAATCGCTGAATAAGGACATTTTCGAGTATGCGCCTTATTGCAGGGTAGGCATCGATTATGAGCAGCTTACGAAGGAGATACTTGAGAGTATGCCGGAGTAGGGGATAGTGATTAGTGATTAATGATTAATTTTTAGCAGTTATGGCAGTAAAACAAAATAAGAAAGCTAAGTCTTTTGATAAAGATTTCGATGATGCACCTATTGTTCAGGAAAACAAACTTATCCTGGAGCAGGGCAGAGAGCAGGAACAGAACGTCCCTGCTCCTGTGGACAGTAGTGCAGAGCAGCCAGCAGCAGAACAGCGCATTGCTCCTGCCGTCGATATGAAACCGATGAAGAGTACGAAGACCGTAAAGCTGATACTCCCCATGGAGTATTATTTCAAGCTGGTGCAGATTAAGGCTTGTACCGACAAGAGCCTTCAAGACCTGGCAGCACAGGCCGTTATGGACTTCGTGGATCATTTCGGAAAAGAGTAGGTAAACGAAAAGTCAGATTTGAAGGTAAACTGAAAAGTGGTTTTAGGTAAAATCTTACTGAAGTCTTTTACCTTCTGAGGTGCCGAAATAGTACCGAGGGGTATAGTTCTTGGTACCAACTCACTACATTTATGGCTAAGTTTATATCATAAAACGCTGATTTATAAGCGTTTATGCTTTGGAAATACGTTGTACTAATGTAATCCTCATTGCACCAAAAGGTTTAATGATTGATTTTCAGATAGTTACGATAAAAACTTAGCCACAAATGTAGTGACTTTCGTACCAAAAGGTACAAGAGGGTTATAGTTCTTGGTACCTAACAAGTCACTACATTTGTGGCTAAGTTTGAGGTAAAATTTTACTAAACTCTTTTACCTTCTTACTAAAGTCTTTTACTGAAGGGTATAGTTTTCGGTACTAAAGGGTATAGTTTTCGGTACCAAAGGGTATAGTTCTTGGTACGAAGTTCTAAAATTTGGAAGGGTATAGTTTTCGGTACCAAAGGGTATAGTTTTCGGTACCAAAAGGTATAGTTCTTGGAACCTCGATTTTTCGGAAACCTTAGTGTTTATCGGCATTTCGAGAGATTTTTAAGTCTCTATACTGATACTGATACTATTTATTATGTCTGTATATATAAAAAATGAAAGAAAATATATAAGTAACAGTTATGGGCGCAAAAGAAGACAAGCGAATAAATGAAAATCAGGTTACTTTCCGTGACTTGGAAAACCAGCCAACAGAACAGCAGCTTTGTAATTTGCGGTGGATCAAGACACCATGCTCTTATGCTTCGCTGGGTAGCACCTTCTCACTCCTGCAACAGGATATTATGTTGCAGGTAAGCGCAAAGTTGCAGGAGTACATCAACCAGTACTACGACCAGATGCGATATAAGGAAAAGACTTATCCTAAATCTCCGTTCCTATCTGAGGAACAGAAGAGAGAAGCTCTTCATATCCGTATAGATATGTCAGAACTTGTAGATAATCATAGCAACTACAAGGAAATGTTTCAGGAGTTTGCCGATGGTAAGGTTCCTATCGTAGAAGAAATTGGCGCTTTGAGGGTGTTCGTAAAGAAAGATAAGATTTCAGACTTCTACCCTGTATTCGACCGCATTTCGCTGCCCAAGAAAACGTGGGTAGGCAAGGATGGTACCATCAAGGATGTTTATTCGGGTGTTGTCGAGTTAAACATCAATCATTTTGTGGCCGACTATGCCTTTGACTTGAGCAAGGGATATGTGCCGCACATGGCGCGTGTAGCGAAGACCAGTAAGCGAAGAGTAACACCGAGGGTTTATCTCTGGCTGATGGAGAATAAGGACCGCCCACGCAAGAAGGGACAGAGCGACCCCTTATCGGTTACGGTAGAGAAGCTGAAGGACTTCCTGGGGTGCTATGAGATAGACCCGGAAACGAAGGAAAAGGTTTATCAGTATGCTAAGTACTCTAAGTTTAAGAAGGACGTTCTGGATAAGGCAAAAGCTGACCTGGTGGCACAGGCAAAGAAGAATGATATAGATATTACCTTTGATTATACGGAACATTATCCTAAAGGCAGAAAGCGTGGCAACCCTGATTATATCACCTTTGAGGTTTTCTATACGCCGCTCGGCAAACTGCATAAGGCAGGAAAATATTCTGAAGGTGAGCTGTTCGATGCGAAGGCTTACGATGTTAAGAAGAACGTGCAGCCTGCATCCACCAAGATTAAGACCGAGGTAGGCGAGGGTACCGATAAGTGGAAGGCATTCTGCAAGCTCATTATAGGCGACGCTGAGAAATCACTGGTTTCCCGCATTTCCTTCATCGGCATGAAGAACGGAAGGTTCTGTGTAGAGTGCAGCGATGATGACTTTGATATGATACGGAAGTTAGGTATCGAGGAGAAGGCTAAGGAGTTCTTTGACTGTAAAGGCTCGCTGGCTCCGGTATTCTATCGCGGCTAAAGCCAATGTTGAATGTTGAATGTTGAATGTTGAGTGTTGAATTAGGCTAGCGCCATTGAGTCCGTTAGGCAATTTAACATTCAACATTCAACACTCAACATTTTTTTTGTCCCCTTCGTTTCTGAGAAAATAGCTACCTTTGCATCAGAAACATTAAAAGAAATGAAAACGTATGAAAAGGAAAGAGATTATTCAACTACTCTTGATAGCAGTAGTGACGATGATGTTTACGGCATGTGCTGCCTCTCAACGGGCGGTTAGCGATAACCACCAGGAAGTGAAGGATAGCGTATCGGCTATTCAGCAGGATAGCGTGCATCAGCAGGTAATGGTGAATGACAGCGTAGCCATTAAGGTGAGCGAGGATAAGCATACTTCTTCTTCGTCTACGGAAACGGGCGAATATGAGGAGACTATCCAGGAGCAGATTACCGAGACCACCGATTCTTCCGGCAACAAGCAGAAGACTACCAGCCGCACCACCCATCGAAAAGGTAACTACGATAAGCAGTCATCCTACGATGAGCGATTGCAGATGCAGCAGGAGGAAATCGATCAGATGCAGAAAACCATCGATAGCCTGGCTGTCAGTAGCCGCAATGATGTGGGTACCCACTGGGAGGCCACCGACAGCTTATCAGATACGCAGGAAAAGAATACAGCAGAAACGAGAAAGGCTAACTGGATGCAGAAAGCCAGACAAAACGCCTTTGCCCTGTTCCTGCTCATCGTAATAGTTCTGGTACTCACCTTTATCAATAAACATACCGACAATGGGGAAGGGAAGAAGTAAAAAAAAACAGCAGTACGGTTTCGACATCGTGGATAATGACGAACAGGCAGAAGTTACACTGCAGGACTTCGTTATCCCTTCGAAGATAGAAGCCTTCGATAATCAGTATCAGCCGCTGGACCATTGGACGGAAGACTGCGAGATATTCAATGATGCCCGACTTCGGGAGTACTTCAAGGCGATAGTCTGCCCACTTGGCGACCCGCTTTCTCTCTATCTGCAGGAGCTAGGCTATAGAGGGTTCCACATGCAGCATGATGAGAGCGGCGAGCCAGTTATCTATTGCAGGGCGATATAATGAATGTTGAGTGTTGAATGTTGAATGTTGAATTAGGCTAGCGCCCTTGAGTCCGTTAGGCAATTCAACATTCAACACTCAACATTCAACATTAAAATCAACATTCAACATTCAACACTTAACATTAAAATAAAAAGGATTTATGGGTAAAGAAAACAGATCTCACAACTATTTGAAGATAGCTGAGGAGAGTGAGACAGGCAAGAAGCTGAAGGCATTTCTTGCTGAGTGTAGTGAAGCAAGCGAGAAGGCGAGAGCCTGGGCAGAGAAGCAGGGAGCCGATACCTACTACGAATCGCCCGAAGGCTTTGCAGGTGGTGTGACGATGGTAGAGTTCAAAAACACGATCAGCAAGGAAGGCTGGACGAACATTCAGACTCCTACCAAGGACGGAATGCAGAGCACATCGCTCTTTATTCCAGAAGTAAACAGCGAACTGGAGAAGGAGATGATGGCACTGCCTATCGTAAATGAAACGGCTCTTATCGCTATCCTGCAGTTCAAGCCTAAGATGGCGAAGGGTAAGGAAGGCAAGGAGGTGCAGCTTCCGTTCTCCTTTGGCAATACAACGCCTATCCTCTTCCTGCATCATGGCTTCTTCTATACCGATGTGCCTTACGAGAGCACAAGCGAGGACTGCCAGGTTATCACGGAGAAGGAGTTCCTTCGTCGCAAGATGGCAGCAGTAAATGAGCATTAATCATATTTCGTTCTTTAGATTTTATTATTTATTTCTATATGTTTTATATGAGTTGTTTCTAAAACGTATTTTAAGCTGAAAAATTCTCAGCTAGCCGTCCGTGATGGATAGCTGGCTGTTTTTATTTTATTCCGTCTCGCGATGTATCTCTTCTGCCACCATGCCGTAGCCAGTTTGCTGAGATTCCAGACGGTGAGTGAGTTCATTGATGAGCTTTTGCTGGTCGCCTATCTGCTTCTGCTGTTCAGCAATAATATCAAGCATGCGGTTAAGGGTCTTCAAGCTGATGTCCGTTTCTGCTGCTGTAACCGGTTCCGTAATCGGAGTAGGGGCAGCGGCATCCATAGGCGCAGCGGCAGTCTCTTCCTTGTGCTCTTCCTTGCGTCCGAGCCTTACCCCCTTTGCGCCTCCGTTCCCAGCGTTTCCAACGCTGGTCCACCCAGGCACTACCGATTCCATCCTCTCCACATCGAGCGGATTGCGCAGCGCCCTCGTACCCTGTTTGCGCTTCTCTTCATTATCCAGATAGCCACCATCGGGTTCAAACTGGTCATCTATACCAGGGCATACATACCCCTCCTCGCAGCAGCCTTCCCTTCCTTGCTGGTCCTTATCCGCATCTACGATAAATGCCGAGAGCGGAACGTGAAACGCATTGCAGAAGCGCAGCATGGCGATGGTAGGCAGCGGCGACTTCATTCTTATCCAACTATCGAGGCACGCATTGCTCGTAGTACCCATAGCCTTCATAATTTCTCTATTGGTGATTTTGCTGTTTGCTTCCATCCATTTGTCTAGGAAGCTGTAATTGTAAAAGTACTTCATATCTCAACTACATTTATAAGGTGGATAAACTCTAATCTGTTCATCACGAAATTAATTAATATATGTAACCTATGTTAAATTCCCCTAATTTCTATCAGAAAATATAGGTAACATTTGGTTGTTTCGATTTTAATCTTTAAATTTGCATCAAAATTAAGAAATAAAATCGAAATGACAAAGGAAATTATAGAAAAAATCTGCAGAAAGAACTCTTCATTAGAGGTAAATGATATTTCTGTGGAGGAAAAGAAGAACTTAGCTGAGTTTTTATCGGATAAGGGCTTCACAATCTCAACTTTCTATCTCCGTTTCTTTCAGAAAGGTTTCGACGCTTGGGAAATCCAAGGCATTAAAAACTGCAAAAAGCAGTTCTTAGCTATACCGGAAGTAGCTAACCTATTATCCGGGTATGTAGAGACCGATGCCCTGGGCAACGAGATTAGTAAGAAGGGATATTTGCTTGAGGCTGCCATGAGCGATGAGTTGGGTGTGTTCTACACCTGTCTGAAGAAGGCCAACAACGGTCTCTGCATGAAGTTCTTTTCCTTTATGGAGGAGCGAGGCATGAGCCGCACGACCATCATCAAGCGTTTTACCGCTGATGACTGGAAGCCATGGGAGCAGGAAGGAATTAAAGCACTCTTGCTTTTAAAGGTAAAAAAGTAAAAAGGTAAAATTCGTAACCATATATAATGATAGATGTAACCTTTGATTGGGAATCCTGTTCGCTCTCGCCCACCGCAGCCGTGATGAGTCTCGGTGCGGTGGCGTGGAAGCGATATGGGGACGAATCACCTTTCTTTGATGAAGGTGATGGTGTGTTAAGAAATTCCACTTTTTCTGCTCACGTTGACCTGCGAAGCATGTTCATCAACGGGTTCGCATTTGACAAGAGTACGGCAGAATGGTGGTCAAAACAGAGTGACGAGGCAAAAGCTGCCTTGCTCGGCAATGACAGCGACGAGGCACCTTGTCAGCCGATTGATGTAATCGTGAACGACCTGTTCGGCTGGATAGCCTATATCAAGAAGAAGCTCGGTGATGATGAACTTTGCCTTTGGGCGCAGGGTACTGATTTCGATGTAGCTATCTTGAGATATATCTGCTGGGAGATGGGTATCAAGTTCGAGATAAAGCATACCCAGTTGAGAGATCATCGCACGTTCTATCTGGAATGTGCGAGAATCATCTGGGATGCAGCCGAGCCAAACGAGGAATCTTTCGACCTCGACAAGGCTTATGCCCTGACTATGGACTATAAAGACATCGCCGATGAAGGTGCGGCACATGACCCTATCTTCGACTGCAAGCGAAGTATCTATAGTACCTGGCAGATGATGAAAAAGATAAGAGAAGGCTATGCCAAGACTGTTTGATTTGCCATATATCCCTAACCGGAAGGGTATACAGCAGAGGCATAGGAACTTATCTAAATACAGAATGCTGCATCGCTTCGCCTATACCGAGACGATGAGCGGACTGAAGGATGATATTCCAACCCTCCTTTTCTATGCGCCCTTCGCCCTGCTGAAAGATACCTGTGAGTATCTGTGCAGGATAATGACGGGCAGCGTGGAAGATATGATTATCACGCCTTCGCACAGTTGCCGCCGAAAGAACGGCAAGATATACTGGAGGCAGGAAGTGCAGATTATCGGTTTAGATACCGATTTCCTCTCGATGGAAAGTCTCTCGCAGATGATCGTACATCGTATGGAGACGATTTGCAACTGCAAGATAAGGCATTATCGCCTGGAAACATTTCTGAATTTATAAAACATAAAGATATGAAGAAATAAAAGATATTCTGCATGACATCATGCAAACTTCGGTACGATATACACTTCGTTTCCGATTTTTATTTTGTTAGACAACCGAGCCATCGGTTAAAATGGCAGGAAGACCGGACGGGCGATAGGTGGACGCTGAAAAGCTTCACTGATAAGTTGATACCCCCCCCACCGCAGTCTCGGAACGATAAGTAAAGAGTCTGATTAAAAAGCCTGAGGAATACCTATCGATGCGGTAAGCGGGGCATCCTCGAAATTTGGCGGTATCGCCCCGAAGGTCTTCTTTCTTTGACAATATTGATAAAAAGAGAGTAGGGGAGGCATTCTGGAAACGCTCTTATGAAAGGGTAGTGGAAGTCAGTAATGCTCCACGACTGCGTTTCACTGCATCTTTGCAGCGGGCGAGTACCACAGATTTTCAAATGCTCCGACCGCTCGCTCTGGAATATAACCCGGCAAGGTGTAAACACTTGAAGTTTGGCCTACCCTTCGCCTCCGTTCCCAGCGATTCCATCGCTGGTCAATGGTCAAGAGTGGCGCCTTCCCTTTCTCTTTTACTATATAAATACTCTTGATATAAAGATATGTTGTTCCATCCTATACTTAACCAGCTTGCCAATCTCGACATGCAATTCCTCGTAAAACCTGCCGATGAGCAGCGCATCGAGGGACAGACAGCCTGTTTCTGCCCGCTCTGCCAGAAGGAAGAGGCAGACGATGGCGAGCAGGGCAAGGCAAAGCAGACTCCTCACCTCATTATCTACAATAATGAGCGAGGCGGTATGTATAACGGTGTAGGAGTGGAAGACAATTCCAAGGCAGAGCATGGTGCCCTGCGCTGGATGTGTACCAAGACCGGCAAGTATGGCTATGGAGCCCTAGAGCTTTATGCTGCCATGCGCAAACTGCCGATGCACGGAGCCAGTCTGCTGCGTCTGTGCCATGACCTCATCGTGAGGGTGTATGGCGACAACGAGAAGACGAGAGCCAAATGGCCGATGCTCTTTGCAAAAATGGACTATCGCACAATCGCTCCACAAATAATAGAAACTTTCTCCTTTATGCCAAAAACTGACTTTAACCCCCAGGAGCTTGCAGCCCTGGGGTGCGAAGTCACATCGGTTAAGGGAATCCCGCAATACGGCTTCGGAAAGGACTTCAACACCAAGATGCTGAATGAAGATTTTCGCATCTATGCCGTGGACCAGGTAACGCTGCCCCACGTAGTGAGAAACGGACAACTGGTGAGTGAAATCATTTACGGCACACCCTGGAACCCGCTATTCGTCTGCTTCGCAACGGACGTGATAGCACCTCAAGGCAGTTGCGGATGCTTCTTCCGTCCAGCCATGCAGCAAGACCCTATCGTCTTTTCTACCTGTGAGGATCACAGCGTGAGAAAGGTGAGCAAATGGCTGATGGGGGATAAGGTTTTCACCTATGCGATGGACCATCGGAGTAACAACTCTACTGCCGTTCACTCGGCAATAGAAAAGTTGCAACCGGGAGAGGCTTATACAGAGACGAAGGAAATATGGGTAGAGAACGAAACCAAGGATGGTGAGCCGAAAGGCACTTTTCATGTTGAAGAGAAACCTATAGAAGTAGGTGACATCAAAGCTCAGAACATCGTTTTCTGCCGGACACCGGAAGATGCACTGAGCATCTATTACGCCATGCGTTCCCTGCGTCAGGATAAGGCGCAGGATAAGCACTTTCAAAAGTACTGCTGGTACCACGTAGCCTTTTCGCTGGGCAGAAGAAACTTCTGGTATATCGAGCGTGGGCAGTGGAGACAGGAAAAACTCGATTTCAATGCCGTGCAGTATCAGAAGATGAATCGATTTGCCGAAAGGGTGATTATGCTTTACCCTAACGACATCGCCAGCCAAAGGGATTGCGGAGCCATCGCAACCAAATATTGCGATATGTGCTATGCCACGCTGCCCGATGGCTTCAGAAGCAGATATAATCAAAGGTGGAACTGGTTGTACGGTTGCTCTCCTCGCTCAGTGAGAGATTATCTGATGTGCTACCACATGGATGATACCGATAACTTCAAGTTCGACCACGATATAAGGTTGCCGCTATATTCGAGATTGCGGGGTGCCAACAACACAGACCCATTCGAGATAGAATATCCTCGTGATCCGAGAAGCGGCAAGCTTAAACCGCCTACTTGCAAGGTATCGCCTACCAAGGTGTGGTTATTTATGACCTGCCACGGATATTACAGAATGATAGACCCTGAGAGTACCGACCTTGTAGGTCAGTATATCCATCTGGATAGATGTTTTGTAGAATACATTGACCAGAAAAGTATCATCCAGGCGACAAAAACCCAACTTCTGCAGTTTACGGAGCAGAGTTGGCGGCACAATGATCAGGAGCGCAAGATGATGTCAGATTGTGCCAACCTGATAGATAAAAATTTCAGTGAGAAATCGGCTGGCGGCTTGCAGGGCATGGTGATAGACTTCACCGAAAGTTTCGATGCCCATACGGAATATTTCTTCTTCCGCAATGTAGCGTTGAAGATTACGCCCGAAACCATCATGCCAGTCAGCTATGACCGCTTGAACTTCTTTATCCCTGCCCTGGCTAAAAGACCGTATGATTTTACGATGAGGGTGTTCAATCCTCCGTTTGTTATCAGCGAGAGCCAGGAATACAAGGATAGGGTAGCAGTCATCGCCCAGCAGGAAGCTCAGACCAACGAAGACGGTTCGCCAGTCTTCACAAGAGCCGAAATTGACCAAAAAAAATCCGAGCTTAAAGATTGGGCGCAAACCTTCCGTTGGCAGGTGGATTGGAAAGGTAAGCAGGAGAAAGAGCTTTGGCCTATCCTGAGAGTTATACGCGGTTGTTGCAATATGCAGTGGCGACTGGAGCAGGATTGCATCCGTAACAAAGAGCCAATGCCTGCCGAAGCTATCGCCGACATCGATTCCCATTTTGCTAACATGATTTCCTGTTTGGGAAGAATCTGTTATCGCTCATGGGCTGACATGCAGAGTATCTGTCCTTATCTTCTCGAAGATGAGGTGGAGGACGAGAAGCAGGCAAGTGGCGGTTCGGGTAAATCACTGATGATAGAACTTGTGGTAGGTTCAGCAGTCAATGTACTGCGCGTCGATATGAAGGATTTCCTGACGATTGCCGATGCAAAGTTCAGTCTTTCCGACCTGCTGATTTCTCCGGGTAAATATAGGGTAGTACACTGGGAAGATAAACCTTCGGGTTTCCCGATGAAGTACTTTTATAATAAGGTAACGGCGGGAGCCAAGGTAGAACGAAAGTTTGGTGATCCTATCGTCTTCAAGTTGGAAGAATCGCCAACGAACGTAATTTCCAGCAACTCGCAGTTGAGTGATGATGATGAGTCTACCATCGGCCGTTTTCCTTTGGTATCTTTCTCGGATAGGTTCTGTCGAGAAAATCCGATGCAGCATAAGTTGGCACGTTCCCCCAAGGAAGTGATGAAGAACCTCGTTAAGGAACCGGAGAATCTGAATGAGCGAGACCGCAATCAGGCGATATACATCTGTGCCTTAGCCGTGCAATTTATCATGCGCTACCATACCTTCGTGATTGCTCCTCAGAAGAACGTTCAGCGAAGATTGATGGTAAGAGAGCTGACCGAGAACACGGTGAACTACTTCGAGTGGTTCTTCAGTCGTAATGAAGTCTATTCAGCACCTATCTGTGCAGACGAAATGTTCTGCGAGTTTATGCGTGATTGGGCTGATGCCAGTGAGGGCAAGAGCAAGGAATATAGCCGAGCCACCTTCAAGAAGAAAATCAAGAAGTATTGCAAGAATATGAACATTATCTGCAATCCTGATAATCTCTTGGTAGGTGAGGACAACAAGCGCCACGGCTGTTTCAAGCTTCGAGCCTGGGTAACGGAGGAATACTTCGTAGGCAGAGAGTGGGAGAATGATGACAGTGTGGAGCCGAAACTCATCCGCAGGGTGAAGACGAGTAAGCACGTCTATTTCTTCTTCCGTAGCGGAAAGGATCATATTCCGGAAAGCTACGACGAGTTAAAGCGGATAGCGAAGGAATATGTGGAAGGTCCAGACCCATTACCATACCGTGATGATGATGGCAACATCGCCTCCCTCACCCCAGAAGAGGAAGAACGATGGAAGGCATTCACCTCCCGCAAGCAGGGCAGAAGGCAAGCTATACCGAACGCTAGCGATGGCAACAATGCCGCAGCTACCGTAGACGAAATAGATAAGAGCGACCTGCCTTTTTAAAGGTAAAAGGGTAAAAAGGTAAAAAGAACCTTACCCCCTTTACGTCTCCGTTCCCAGCGATTCTATCGCTGGTCATCTTTAAGTTATAAGCAAAAATGGCAAAGAAAGAAGAAACAAAGAAGAAAGGAATAAGGGTGGCCAATCGCCAAGCCTGGGTAGATACCTTCGTGTATCTCTGCCCGCAGCATCGAGGCGGCACTGGTCCCGGTGGGTATTGCGAGAGTCCCGATGGTACCCGAACCAACTGCACGGGCAGATGTACCTATACCGGTAGTGGAGCCTGCGAGCAGGTGAAGCAGTTCTTCCAAACATATATTAAATTTTTAAACAAAGAAATCGAATTTCTCTAAAAAATAAAAGCAAAATGAAAATACAAGCGCAATCATCCCTCTTGCTTCGTCAGGCTCTGCAGAAAGCTGCGAAGTGTATTGACAGAAAGTCAGCTATCGCCATCTTGAGCAACGTGCTCCTTACCCAGCGTAAGGAAGATGGTCAGTTCTTCTTCGTGTCAGCTACCACTGACTCGGAGCTTTCTATTCCTGCACCTCTCACTATCTGTGAGGGCAGCTTTAAGGAAGATGTCGTTCTACCTATCAGTTCTCTGCTATCGCTCCTCTCCACACTCCCAGCTGACTGCGTAGTCACCATGGATCTGTCTCAGGACAAGAACCGCTCAATGAATATTGAGTACTGTACCCAGAACGGCGAAAATGTGAAAAAGGGTAACGTCAGTCTGGTTTATTTCAGTGCCGAGGAATTCCCTCGTGCAGCGCAACCTGATAATGCCAGTCTTCATATTTCCCTCCCGATGGCAACCTTCGGCAATGTGCTCTCTCATGCCGGCAACTTTGTTGGCAATTCTGAACTTCGGCCAATTATGAATTGCCTCTGCATTGATGTAGCCGAGGACAGAAGTGAGGTTACTTTTGTAGTCTCTGATGGCCACTCCCTCATCAAACTCATCCATACCAACAATCCGGAAACGGGAGGCAGCAACTTCTTCCGCAGTGGAACACCAGGTACGATTCTTGTAGAACGAACCTTCTTCAAGACCCTTTCCGTTTTCGATGACTGCGCAGATATTGATATTGAGGCAAACGAGAGTATGGTGCGCTTTACATCTGGAAATGATATTACCTTCGTCTGCAAGAAGATGGTAGGTCAGTACCCTAATTATAACTCCGTGATTCCTCGCAACAACCCTTATGATGTTGTGGTAGACAAACGGGAACTGGCAAGCGTAGTAAAGCGTGTAGCACTCTTCGCTAGCGAAAGCAGTAACATGATTGTCCTGAAGAAAGAAGGCATGTTCCTCGATATAGCAGCGCAGGATTTGGACTTCAACATGGCGGCAAACGATCAGGTACTTATCATCGACAGTAATTGCGTAGATGGTCATCGCATGGGTTTCAAGGCAAGCAGTTTGCTGAATGCCCTGGCACCTATCCAGGCTGATACCGTATGCCTGCATCTTGGCGATCCTAGTCGTGCTGGGGTCATTACCGCCAACGAATCATCACCTAGAGCATTGACTCTTATCATGCCGATGATTATCAGCGAATAACTTACATCGAACGAATAAGATAAAAGATTATGAATGATACTTTGTTCATTCCTCCATGCTGTGTAGATAAAAAGCTGCCCAAGGCAATCATCCAAGCCCCACGGCGGGCATTGAGCTTCTATACTCACGGCGATGTGCTGGTAGATAAATTCTTCCACGCTATCGGATATTTGGCAGATGTAAATCCAAACCGGGCACAGAAAAATCATTTCTGCGTGATGGTGTTGGCGATGACCGTAAGCAGAACATCTGCTACCGGATATATCATCAACTACCTTCAAACGTGCTTTGAGAGGGGTTGGATAACCCACCTGGTGCTCTCAACCGATAAGAGTGTAGAAGACTGGATAGATATTCATCTGATGGAATACAGAGACAGAATCTTGTATCAGAACCATAATGATGTGACCCTTCAGACTTCGCACATGGTTATTTATAACGAGGAGAAAGCCTTTACGTTGGCTGGTCCGATGCTCGATACCCCTAACGGTAAGTTATCGCATTACTCCATGGTTCTTTACCCCGATTATTCGGCATGTAACGATGCAGCCGACTGGTCAAATCCACTCAAGAACATCCTGTTTCCTGATATATTGCGGCATCGGCAAAGGGTAGCCAAGGAGAAACGGAAGGTAGACAGTATCATTCTGAACCGTTTTCTGCAAGCCAAGCTTCCTCCTTACGAAGAGGATAAGGAGCAGGATGGTCCTCGTGATTATTATGACTTCGGTGGTTTCGTATAAACAATAAGAGTTATGGCAAAATATCATCAATCTTATCAGAACCTCCGTCAGTTCTGCGAAAAGTGGCAGTGGATAGACCCACGCAGCGGACAGCAGGTAACTGGATATGTGCATCCACAGACAGCGAGGAACGTAAAACGCAAATCGTTTTATATCAAATTCCTCACTAAGACCGGGCATGTAGATGAAGGTGAATGCGTCTGTCTGAAGGTAGACGTTCTGAGGCACCAGAGGAAGGTGCAGTTCGTGAATAGCGGAGAAATCCGGGTGGTGAACGACATCTTGGTGCTCGAAGTAGACGGTACCAGGTTCATTACTCATTAATGGTAATTCATGTTTTAAGGTTAATATAGTTTATCGAAGATTTTTAAAGCTCTAACTGTTAAATTATTGAATTTATGTAAATGCTTCATAGCATGAGCCTTTGGCGAAAGGTAAGTTCTGTGATATAACTGCAAGCAAAAGCAATGTAGGGTTGTCTATTCACATTTCCCTATACCTCCCCGGTGCGTGAGCATAGGGCGCTTTTTTAACTGGAATATTCATTTTTTAAAAAGATATAGATTATGGTAGAAATTCCCTTTTTAGTAAGAATCGCTCTTATCCTGATAGGGGCAGTTCTCGTAGCCTTCATCTTAAAAAGGTTCAAGCGAAAAAAGGCAGTAAATGCGTTAAAAGATCTAAGCGGCCTTACTGCTTTGTTCATGAAGTGGGAGCGTTCCGGTCTGTTTCATTGGCAGGTGAAAGGTAAAACTCTTTTGCTGGAGCAGAGCCTCGCAGTCTCCACCATGTCGTTGGGACCTGAAAAATTCAAGAAGTTTCTCAATCTCTTAGCGCAGTTTAAGAATGCCGAGTTGATAGGTAATGCCTACGAACAGCAGCGCATAGACTTGGAAACGGCAGCAGTACGAAAGGCTCAGGAGCAGACAAAGACTAAACTTACCGATGCTGATATTCAGCGCATCCGTCAGAATGCACGCGAGGAAATTCAGCATATCGATATGAAGAGCATTCTCGATGCTATCCATGAGTTTGACATCATGATTATCCGCAGCAGTGCTATCTCTTCTGCTGATGCTACCCAGGAAGGTGGCGAACTGGTAGCCGTTGGCCACTTCGATGGCAAGAAGGTGGAAATGGCGATGTGGGATGAAATCAAGAATGATTTAACTGCAGAAAATAAGCAACCCCTCGCCCTATGAAAACAATCGTGATAGCCAAGGAGGCTTGGCTGTGCAGTCAACTCAGCATAGCCAAATATTCCGGAGGCATTGATATATCAGATGAGGAAAATGGCACACGCCATTTCCTGGTAGTAGACGGAAAAGGTCAGCCTTACCAGGGCAAACTGATCCCTAGTGCCCCTGCCGATTTGGTGGATAAGGAGTTTATTCCTTTCTACCGCAAACTGGGCAGAGATAAGTTTATTTCCCTCGTATCAAAGGAACCTCTCGCCTCTCGCAAGGGACTGAAACAGATACTATCTGCTGCAGTTCTGGAAGAGAAAGCGGAGAAGGCAGCAAAAGAAGAGGAGCTGAAGGCACGTCAGCCTTCCCTCTTCGACTAAGAAAAGTTTTATAATACATTAAAGATTTTGAGAAAATGAGAACATTAGAAGAATTTCAGAAAGAAGTCCTTGCACCTTTGCGTAAGGAAAGAGACAAAAAACACGAAGTTGCTTTGAAAATCAAGACCGATGGCGGCGAGGCCTTTGCGAAACGTAAGAAGGAACTCCTGGATAAGGAAGTTGAGTTCAAGGAACGTCAGAAGTCTAGCCTGAAAGAGTTTCTCGGCAAGCAAACCTTGGAAAAGAAATCTTTCTTCGTTCAGCAAGATGCTGATCGTTCCGAAGCTCATGCCAAATATCAGAAAGCTACCCAAGACTACAAAATTGCTAAACGCCGTGCCAACGAGGAGTTTGTGGATAAGCTAGCCATCGCCTTTGCTGAATACAACAAAGAGCGAGTAGCCGCAGGTGAGCAGCCTGTATATTACGACAATCGCCGTGAGAAGTCAGCCGATGAACACAAGCCGGGCTATGATGAATATGGTTGGCCAGAAACCCAGCACAGGAGGCTGAGTAATGAGTTTCAGAAATACAAAATAAACAATTATAAAATATGAACACGAAACAACAGAATATTCTTCGCTCATTACTGAAGAAATACAAGTTCAAGAGCGTAAGCAACATGGTTCGTCAGGCGCTCGGAATCAACTTCGAGAACTTCCTGCAGAAAACGGAACCTCTCTATATCATTCCCCGCATCGCTTCCTGCTATGCTGTGGAAGGGGATAAAGAGAAGCTGATGGGCATCGTCTATAAGGAATGGCTCAAGGACGTAGTAGAAAAAGCCTGGGTGAAACCGCTCAATGCCTACATCGATGAATACGGCGAGCGTATCGTGCTTTCTGCTATCTACTATCTCATCGACAACGGTCTGTGGGAAGTATACGAAGGTCGCCTTGCACTCGATGCTCAGGAAGACAATTACTACGATAAGTTGGGAGATATGCCTTCCGCTATCGAATTTGTGCAGGAACAGCAAGCTGAGGAAAAGAAGGCAGAAGAAAAAAAAGCTGCCGAGGAAGCCGCCGCAAAGAAAGAAGCCGCCCAGCAGCAAGCCTCTGCCTCGTCACGTCCCCCTCTCGCCCCCGTTGCCAGCGATTCCATCGCTGGCAAAAAGGAAGCAACCCCAGGCTATGCTCTCACCGCCGAAGAAGCCGTAACCCTTATCGGTACCACTTCCGAAACCTGCACCCAGTTAAAGCAGAACATAGAGCGCCTGTTTGATTTTATCCATACCGCCACCGATACCGATGCCCTTCGCCAGAAGCTCTCTGATCTGCAACATCAGCTAGAAGATATGAAAGCCCAGCATCATGATGAAATAACAGCCTTGCGAAAAGAAGCCGATGAAGCTAATGCTACCATGCTCAAAGCCAGTGATTATATCGCCAAGCAGAAACAGAAGGCTAAGGAGGCACAGAAACAATACGACGAGCTGAATGCCAAATACAAGAAAGCTCTCGATGAGCGCGATGATGCCGACAAGGAGTTGGAAACCTACAAGAAGATTCTCGAAGAGGAAGCCAACCGTGAACAGCTCCCTAAGAAGAAGGTTATCCCATACAGCGTGCTCGATGCCGTTCCTCTCTTGGGCAAAGGTGTAATGACCGGTCTGGTACCTGTCCTCGCTAAGTATAACATCGTGGTAGATTACAACAAGTAGGAGGCATAGCGTATGCAACAAGTAGTTATGAACCCCAACCTACTGAATTTCTCGAAGGAAGACAGCAATGAGCTTATCGAGGTAGTATCTACCTTTTATGGCGATGAGTATACCAATAACCAGGCGTATATGAAATTCAATAACGCTATTAAGCGTATGGGTGAGCCGCGGGAGGTAGAGCAGACAGAAACAGATGTAGAATTTATTACCCGCAACGAGGCTGGCAGCATTTATGCTGTAGTTTATCACTATCCCGAAGGTGGAATAGACTCGGATATGTTAACCAGAAGGAAAAACGGTGGTTGGCTGTTTCATCGTTCTAAGGTTCGTTTTCGCTCCGATTTCGTAAGTGCCTATATTCATTCGATATATGGCTATAGAAAGGTTTCCGAATTGCAGATAGCACAAGATTTAGCTGAAGTTCCTTCATTTCGATGTCTGAAGAGAATTTGTAAGGATAAAGCTTTTTTTGTATATCCTGGCGGCATTTATATCTCAAATTGTGTTTATAAAGATGGGGCTATGCTTTCCGTAGAAGCAATAGATTTCGTTCCTTACGAAGCGTTTAAGCGTGACGAGATAAAAGACTTCTATCAGGAAATTATTAGTCTGTATGCGTCAGAGCATGATTTTCGTGTCGAAGATATTCCGGATGATGTCTTAATTAAGCTAGAAATGTGCAGCGAAAAATTGAGAAAAAAAGCGTAATAGATAAAAACAAAATGATATGGATAAAACAGATTTTGATTATGATTTCTATCTCGTTACTCTCCGCACAGCCGATGCAGTAGGCATGGCGGTAGTGAATAAAGATGACCTGGCGCGCGTTATGGCTATCATTCTCCACGAGGGAGGCAACGAGCAGTTTACCTACAGCTACAAGCTGAGGGTAGAAATGCAGTTCGCTCAGGAGAAATATCACATACGAGGTGGCGAAACTCCCGACCCTAGATTTGTTCTCCTCCTACAGCGCTATAACCGGGAAATAGAAATCTATCAGGAACAGCATAAAGGCAATTATCCCGACTGGGCAGTAACCCTGATGAAGGACCGCTATGGTATTAAGCTCTATAATTGTTAAGGCGTATGGATAAGGCAAAGTTAAAGAAACTCTTTAATGAGCTGAAAGCAACGACCTCAGATGTGATATTTACACTCTTTATGTTCGGCATGCTCTATCTGCTGATCCATGCTCTCATTACCGATTACAGAGAAGGCGACCGCATAAAAGGTAGCAGCATTACCGTCACCTCAAAAGGTCACGAGTATATCATCTTTGAGACCGCTAGAGGCAATACCTGCTGCATTCACTCAGCCTCCTGCCTCTGCCCAGTCAAGAAGCAAAATCGCGCCACCGTTCCCAGCGATTCAATCGCTGGTCCTAAGAAAAATCATTAAAAGTAATAGCACTATGCACATATTTAAATTAAAAGAAGGTTCTAAGTCTTTCGAGTGGGTGAAGGACGTGATAGATAAGGAGCGAAAGCAAAACGCAGAGTATTGCGATCGCATCCGCAAGGCGATACCATTCCAGTTAACCCGAGTCATTGCCTCTTATGTAAACTCCACCTTTTCCCGAAAGTTGGAAATCTACGAGTTTGTTGTTACTCCCGAGGAGTACGAAACATTGGATAAGGAAGTCTGGAACAGGACTTATAGTGATGATAATCAGTTCTGGGTAGCTCCTAACCTGTATAATGAAGAGGGTAGGGCTATAAAAGAAGTGATGTCTTCATATCCTCCAGTTACTACTCACGATGATATTCTGAAGAAGTTAGGGCTGCGTGCCCTCGTTGCCTGCAGACCTTTCCGTCCTACCAATCTTACCACCCATGAGGGTAAGTATTATTTCGTCCTTACCGATGATTTGGTTATCAAGGATAATGACAATAACGATGATTTGGAATTGATAACCGAGGAGGATGTCAAGCGCCTCACCGGTTTCAAAGATGAGCGGGTAGATTATAGCAAATAGCGCATGACAAACAAAGACTTTTTTGATGTGTATCGCGGGAAGCCAGCCCTTTATAAGGGAAAAGATATTGGCGCATACGTAGCAGGGTATGTCGGTGAGAAGTATATCATCTTAGGATTTCACGATTATACAGGCTGCATCCTGAGATTTACGGCAAGAGTCAATAAAACACTCGATGGAGTATACACCTCATACCGATTTGCTAAATTGAAGTATGTAGAGGTAGTAAGTTAAAAAGAAATAGTAGTATGAAGATAAAAATTTTTTCACTTTATTTCCCCAGATTCTTTTATGGGCATGTGGACCCTCAATCGAGCCTTGCGTATAGAAAAAGGTACTTCATCATGTACAAAAAGCATTGGTGGCAGAGATATAGATACTTTAATGATTATTTCGGTCGCCCCCTGAAGTTTGACAGCCTAGAGGCAGCCGAAGAATTTCTTGAAAGAAATGGTATAGAATATAAAGGTAAATAGCTATGGCAGAGAAGAAAATATTAACTATTCATCTTACTGATGAGTGGTATCAGAAGATAGCTAGCGGAGAGAAGACAGAGGAGTATCGGGAATGCTCTTTATACTGGACGATTCGTTTATTTAAAAAGGATATACCGAATAGGCCAGACTTGATAGCTGGTGTAGCCAAATATCATCGTGTTTCCGATAGAGGCCTTTTCGTGCAAGGTTATCTCACCGGTGGGCTCAAGCACACTTCGGACAGTCCGGAAGATAGAACTTACCGCAAGGAGGTATTAGAGCCTTTCACACACGTTCATTTTCTCCTCGGTTATCCGAAAGATAACCAACCGTATATCGAAAAGGAAATCGACGAGATAACGGTAGATAAGCCAAAAAAGGGCATGTGCCCCGATGCGTGGTTAAAAAAGAATATGTTCGTAATCAGATTCAAATAGCTTATGGCAAAGAAAGAAAAGAAATGTTGCGGTAACTGCTACTGGTTCGACAATGAGGATGCCTATGGCCAGGGCTGGTGTATTAACAATCAAGAAGAAACATCATGCGATTTAGTTTGCGATAATCATAATTTCAGATAAGCGTATGACACTTGAGTCATGTTTAGATTTACAGCTCATACTTCTTGCGATATTCGTAATATCCCTTATCGTGTTGATGGAGCAGGTAGGTGAGTATTTTTACTTTAAAAAGGATAGTAGTATGAAGATAAAAATTATTTCGATTCGTTTCCCCAAATTCTTTAATGGGGATAGACTTCCGAGTTTTACGGATGAAGTGAAGTACTTCATTAAGTATAAAAAACATTGGTGGCAGAGATACAGGTATCTGAATGATCGTTTCACTCGCCCTATGAAGTTTGACAGCTTTGATGCAGCAAAAGAGTATCTAAAAAAGAAAGGTATAGATTATGGAAGCTGAACTTATAAGATTTAAAGCAAAAAGCATCGATGAAAGGGATTTGCTTTTCCCTCCAGGAAGTTGGGTTTTTGGTAATTTCGATCGTAGTACTAATAATCGGTACTATATTTCTCATCCACTGGCAATGAATGACGATTTGGAACCGATTTGCTATTCTGTTACAGATGTTAACCCAAAGACCGTCTGTATGTTTACCGGTTTCGGCGACAAGCATGTTAAATTGATTTTTGAAGGAGATATTCTAGAGCATATACAGAGCCACGTCCGGTTTACGGTTATGTTTGATCGCGGTGCATTCTTCATTCGTAGAAATGGTACAGAGAATACAGATATGTATCTGTTCGAGCTTTTAGAAAAAGATAATTGCCTCCAGCTTTTCGAGGTTGTCGGCAATAAGTTCGATACAGACGATAGCTTGGAAGATATTTATAAACCCCAAAAGCAATAGCCGTATGCCCGATGAAGTAGATCAGTTTTGCGGCAACTGTTTTTGGTACAGTGTCGACGATGACCATCGTGCCTCTGCATGGTGTGTTAAACATAATGACAAAACATCATGTTTTAATGTTTGTAAAGATCATAAATTTTAATTAGCGTATAGAAACAAATGTTATATATTGGTTATCCTCAGAGTATTTATAAGTGTCCGGAGCCTATAGAGATGATGATTTCTACTCCTAAAGACTTCGGGCAGTATTTACAGAATAAACGTAATAGGAGAAGAAAGAAATAGCGTATGAAAGAAGAAGAGCGTGCAGCCTTGGCTGCGAGATTAAATGCCTTTCTGAAGGCGACTGAGAAAAACTATCTTGATGGAATTGTAGATAATCTCATTCATGAGGCAGAATGTAAAACTGCAATTCTATCTGACGAGGAAGCTAGAGAGCCGGAGTTCGTTTTTATATCATATCTTAAAGAGATTAAATGTTACAACGACCACGATGGTTCTTGGAAAGAAAATGTCCTTACCCTTACAAATCTAACTGGTACCGCTTTCGCCTTGATGGAGTTTGATCCTGCTTACAATCCGATAAGTAAGGACCCAGTGTGTGGCTATATAAATAGCTTCATCGTTAGCGAGGAAGATCGGCAGAAGGGCATTGGCGCTTTAATGATAAAAACCTTAGAGGCTAGAGCTGAAGGTTACGGCGTGCATATCCTGTTTGTAAATTGGGATATGAAACCAGAACCTGGTACTTGGGCAGATAAGTGGCTTACCGGAATGGGTTATCACCAAGACGAGCCAAACGACCCTCGCCCATTTCATTATTATATGATGCACAAAAGATTAGTTGATAGTTATTAGAACAATTAAAACATTAAAGATTATGGCATGTAATTGTATTAGCAGAGTTGAGAAAATGGTTAAGGAGAAGACCAACGAGAGTGGTTGTCTTGATACAAGTATCGGTATTCCATCGGGCATTGCGATGGTGAATGTTTATGGCTTATTTCATAAACAGAAGAAAGATGGCTCTTTCTGCGAAAAGTGGAACCAGGTAAATATCCTACCCGAGTATTGCCCTTTCTGCGGAAAGAAATATGTAGAGGATAAAAAAGAAGATGTTCAACAGAAAGAAACTGAGAAGTAGCGTATAAAGCAAAAAAGATTAGTTGATAGTTATTAAAACAAATAAAAATATTAAAGATTATGGCAGAAAAAACAAAGCAGCAGAATGCAGAGAATGAATCAGAAGAAGAGGAGCTTGGCAAGCAGATTTTGCAGCTCAACCTTTCCTTCCATGAAATGAAGGACGACAAGTTTACCGTCAAGGTAACTTGCGAGAAGGATGGCAAGGAGTCTGACCTGAACATCCTCACCGATGATGATTCCATCGGTATGGTATATCAGGGAATGAAAATCGCCCTGGGTACCGTGGCCCGCTTCTACCTGATGAGCCTTTTGAATAAAGGCACAATCACTCAGGAGGAGTATGATAAAATGGTGAGTAAATAATTTTTATTTTTAGAAAAAGAAAAAGTGTATGTTATACGAAGCGAAACAAGGATCAAAGGCTTACGACTACATTAAAGGTGTTCTCGAAGCTGAAGAAAAAGAGTATCAGGCCTACATGAAAAGAGTAGATGAAGCCGTTGGCTTCAAGTTTGATAAGTGGCAAGGTTATCAGCCTAACCGCAGTCTGCTGCGAGAGTATGATATAACCGCTATCTGGGTGCCGACTGCGCAATATGAAAAGCTGGATAAGAAGTTATGGCGAGAGGTAGGTACCCAGTTGTTTGATGATGGCCGTTACGTTGGCATTGCGCCTAACAAGCGGTGCAAGCAGGGTAAAGCTATCGCCGCTGTACTTGCCTCTTACAAAGCTGTTGCCAACCATTTCGGTATATTGGATGAACTGGGCATAGGGGGTCCTAAAGGTTGTCCTTTCTCTATCACTCAGCTTCTCCGCTGCAATGACCGTTACTTTGCCTTCTTCGATGATAGCATTCGAGCCGAGAAGAAGAATCCTGATTTCAAGGAAATCACGATTGGTGAGTATGAGGATCTTGTTAATGATGATAAAGAAGGGTAGCGTATGAAGATAAATATGAATCAGGTAAAGGCGAAGATTGCGGGCTTTATCTTTGACCTTATCATAGAATCGGGCAGTAAGTCTAAATTCTTTCGTAAGTATACCAACCATCGCTTCCGTAAGCAATACGAACAATTGACGGGTAATGACGCTGCTAGGATGTACAAACGCAACAGGTATTTGGAAAAAGAGATTAGCGAGCTGCGTGAAGAGATTAATATTTTGAAGCGTAGGCTTCGTTCAGCTTATAATAAAATAAAAGTCGTAGCTACGGAGTACCCTAAAAACATTCCGTGTCCTCACGGAGAAAAGGATGAGATAAACCATGACCCTGTCAGAACAGATTCCGTTGAATGCTGGTGCTGCCCAGGTCACGTTTGCAGAGTACCCGAAAATGGTACCATCATCTGCTGGAATAAGAACTTTGAACAGAGTGAAGATTTAGAAAATAAACAAAAATAGCGTATGGAAACAGAAGAATATGTAAGCATCATCAAGAATATGCTAAAGTTTAGCAATATGGTGGAATGCGTTTTTCCCGACCAATACAAGTTTGTCTGTCATCTGCATAATATTCAGGAGCGTGAAGCGATGGATATGTACGGTGATCTGCGTAAGATAGCTTCTGGTCAGTATTGGAGTATCAAAGATAAGAAGGACGGGTATCTTAATTCCATGATAAAGATGGCGTTGGAAGCTAGCAAGATTCAAGTCTTCAACTCTCTCATCAAAGATACCGCAGCCAATTGCGAGGATAGAAAGCCAAATATCCTTGCGTTCTTTAAAAGAGGCGATGAGCGTTTTTCGCAGGAGTTTGATTTACAGTGGCAGGTTGCATATCTTGATATAGCCGAAATGATAAAGAACGGCTATACGCTAACGGCTACCGCCCGTCAGGTAGATAATGTTGATGCCAAAGATTACGTAGGCGAGGATAAGGGCAAGAAATCATATATTCCTATTTACGATGGTGATGTAATGCTTTGCTATGTAAGAAATCCGAAATGGTGGAGTTCTGATTGTAAGAATAGCGGTCTGTACCTATGCAAGGATGGTGTTTACTATCGTCTCATTTATACCCCAGGTAAAGGTTATATCAGACACGGTGAACCTGATACTGACGAAGCCTTCGAGTTGGATATCGAAGAGAATGCTTTCAGCAGCTATGTGATGACTCTCAGTCAGAAGTGGTATAAGCTGGGCAATATCCATGCTGGCATCGGATTTCTCATAGAAAAGGCAGAAGATAAGAAAGAATAGCGTATGACAAAGCAAGAATTGTTATCTACCCCTGCCTTCCAAAATGCAAGGGATGATGCTTTTATCTATTTCGTCGGCAAGCTCCACAGTATCTACCGAGCTCGAACTGTTTACTTTACGGCTCCAAAACGTGAATTTCAGACAAGAGACAGGCTTCGTCTCGGTATGTTCGGACCGCCTATAACCAAAGGTAGATTAATGGCTAACCTGTCATTTCGCCACACTATTCCCCATAAGACAATCTGCGTTATGTTTCCCGATTATTGGTATGATTTGGGAGATTGCAACGTAGAGACAGATAGTAATGGCGATATTGTGATAACAGAAAAATGAAAAGTAGCGTATGAAAACAGAAACGAAAGAAACTCCTGTTAAGGGAGTATTGATTTACCAGCCGCAGGGTGCGGCTGGTGAATATGCTAAGTGGGCAATCAATCTTTACCATGGTTGCTCTAACGGCTGCACATATTGTTATAACCGCAGAGGAGTGTTGAGTCACGTCTTCGGCGATAAGCCCGAACTGGCGGCACCTATCATCAGACAGCGAGATAAGCTGCTCAATGAATATCTGAAGAAAAACAATATGACTGCCCATGATGCTATTAAGAAAGGTGTTGTAGACCATAAAGGCCTCATGGCTACCCTTGACCTTATCTCGAAGGATTTAGAAAAGATAGGAATAGATAAAATACGTCAGGATGGCGGTATCTTCTTCTCTTTCACTTGCGACCCATTTGATATAGAGGCAGATATGTTTATTCTGCAGCAGGTAGTTTTACATTTGATATTCGATCGTATTCCGGTCACGATATTAACAAAAAACGTGCATTGGATGCAGACGGGTTTGTGGAAGAGCACACTTCGAGACCTTACAATAGATAACAAGGATATAGCCCGCTACCTTACCATCGGTTTCACTATCACCGGCAAAGATAAGTTGGAGCCTGGCGCTCCTTCTGCAGAGAAGCGCATCGAAGCTTTACGCAAGTTGCACGATGAATACAAGATTAAGACCTTTGTATCTCTAGAGCCGATAACAAGTATTCATACTGCATCGGAAGTAATTAAGAAAACATACGAGATTGCGGATGAGATACGTATTGGTGCTCAATCTCCTATCAAGAAAGATAGATATGATCCCAACGAGTTTGTAGGTTTCATTGTTGCGGTTAAAACTCTGGCACGCGGTCTTGATTGCCGTTTTATGGTAAAGGACAGCATGTATAAACAGGCAGAAACTTTTGAAGGTGCTTATCGAGATTTGTGTGTCAGAAATCTTGATGAAATAAAAAAGATTTATGAATCAAAACAAAAAGAAAATGATGAAAAGTAAATTGAAGTATTATGCCCAGGTTATCGGTGTTAACCTGTTGGCGATTTTGGTACCCATCCTTGCTGTTGTCCTTATTTACGCTCTCGGCAAGCTGAAGAATATCTATACCCATCCTTGCGTCCTATCGCAGGAAATATATGATTGTTGCCTGGAGGCAACCATCGTGGTGTTGGCTGGGTTCTCGGTAGGCCTCTTGCTCCTTGGCTGGGCAGATAGCTGGAGAAAGGCAAAGCTCTTCGTTCTGAAAAGCAGGAGAGAACGAGAAAAACGTGAACTGCTGCATATTAAGATGGAGGTAGAGCCTATCGAGGAGAGGACGGAGCAGAAGAATATTCATGCCTCTGCTGATTCCGTGTATGAGGATATTTCCGGATTGACGGTTAAGGAGATTTATCATCTTTATCAAGGTCGTGAAGTTCTGATTACGGAAGGTAGGTCGAAAGGATGCACTTGGGGCCGTCTTGCTGGTTATGATAATGAAGGTTCTCTCCTTTACATAGGCTTCACTAAATTCTGCATAGGTCCTTACTCTCTGGATGAAATAAATATGATGCGTGATACGAATCCCGAAGTCAGCTATGTAGAGCCAGGCTATAAAAACTACGATTGCTACATTCCTAGCCTTATCCGCATTTATAAATAAAAAATAGTTATGAAGAAGAATTATTTGTTTGATGTTGATGGCTTGCTGCAGGTGCTGCAAGCCATCAAGGAAGGGGAGCCAGTGGAGTATCGCCCATTGGAGGAACCTAATTGGCGAGATTTCAATCCAGAGGAATATGATATTGATACGGAAAACTGTAAGTATCGTGTCAAGCCTTGTGAATATAGTGAATACGTGGAAGATATTAATGTACCTCCTGCACTTATGCAGGAAGGTGTGATTTATTTCCTGAAAAGCAAAGACCCTCGGAGTACTAAACAGAGTTTTGCTTGCGTAAAGGCTAACCTTTGGCATATAGATAAAAAGATATTGCTTCATTTCTTTTGGAGTGAAGACGGTGATTCAAAAAAGCTTTATGTTAGCGATCCGGATAGAAGAATTAGCCGTAGCGAGAAAACAGATAATTTCGCTAATGAAATTATTCCTGATATAAATCTTTGCGATCCTGATAAAGCCGAAATTTATGTAGCTTCCATATCACAAGTCAAGATGTTAGAGTCAAGACTTCGAGATGTGGGTTATGAATTAAAGGACGGACAAATGAAAAAGATAGATGGGAACAAAGAGTAAACCAGCACAGCTCCTTACTAAGGAGCAGGTATCAGAGCAGCTTCTTCAGCAGCATTTGCGCGGCTGGAAATCGAACCCTAAGTTTATCGTAGAAAACCTTTATGTGTTCGGCTGGGAGAGTGATATGCTCATCAAGACCCGAAGCGGATATTGGTATGAGGTGGAATGCAAAATATCCCTTGCTGATTTCAAGAACGATTTCACCCATAAGCGGCAGAAGCATGAATTGCTGAAGAATGGAGATGAGAAACGTCGCCGCCCGAATTTCTTTTATTATTGCGTACCATGGTACCTTAGTGCGAAAGTATATCCTCTCCTTCCTGATTATGCCGGGCTGATTGAACTTAAAGTGGATGGTAAACAGAATGAGATAAAACAGGCACACTGTCTGCATCTGCAAAAGTACACCGATGAGGAACTGAAGCTATGCGATAAGTTTTATTATGCCTACCGCAACTGGAAAAAGTGTGTAGAGCGTAATCAGCCTACCGCAGAAATCAAGCGCCTGAAGGATGAGATCGCTTTCCTCAAGGCAGAATACAAGGCAGTAGCCGGATGTGATATTAAAGACGCATTTTAATGATTAAAAGATTTATAAATTATGGAAAAGATAGAATTAACCAGGGAGCAGATAGAGAAGATAGCTGAAGGTATCAGCGTTTTCTGTTTCCGGCATGACCCTAAAGCAAAAGAGTTTGTGCTTTTAGAATATCCAAAGCCTAAAGATGTGTTTGGTGCCTCCTGTATCTGGGATGAGCCTTCATATAATAAGGAACACCCCCAGGAAGTGAAAAGCGTACTGCCTAGTTTTGAAGCAGTGCATACTTTCGGCTCACCGAATTTTTTCAAGCCGAGCCTTGCAGAGGTTATCCAGGCCTGCCCTGTTAACTATCTCGGCAATTTTAACGCTGTTACTATCAAGTATAATGATTTTACAGAGGACGCTTCCAAGCATAAGAGTATCGTGACTCCTTACGTGATTTGCGAGAAGCAGAAGCCATTCGTTCCTCCTCTCAGCAAGAAAGAGAAGAAGAAGCTGCATCCTTCGCAATTGAAGATAGGCGACCTTGTAGGTACTATCATTGACGAGTTCTGCCAGGTAAGCATTGATACTATCCAGCCTGATACCCGCAACCTTCAGACCTTATTTGAGGGTCCACTGAATGAAGTTCCCGAGAAGTACCTGGATAAACATTTCCGTCCGATAGAGATTATCAAGGACTACGAAGATGAGATACATTTAATCATTAACTAAGCTTTATCATGTTTGAGATATACGTTAAAATGAAGAAAAGAAAGTGCTGGAAACTCGCTATAGAGATTCCAAACGCTTGGGGCGGGATGCCTCACCTCTGGATGTATCTGGAAAAGAAATATCTTCCTTCTTACGTACCGGTAGGAGCTGATGGAAAACCGCTGGAACTGGACTGGGTGAAGGAAACACAGGCAAAAGGTGAATATGTAAGCCGATGGATCTATTCTTCATCCAAAAAGGAAATCGAGGATCTACAGAAAGATTTCCGCTTAACTTATGAGGAAATGATGGTGTTCAGATCTACCTTTGATTTTGCAAAGGTTCTAGGCGAAGATATACCCGTTTATCTTGAATGCTTAAAGGTTGTCGCTGATGAGTGTGGAGGTATATATCCACAACAATACGAAAAACTGAGTGCCTTTATTAAGGCTCACAGCATAAATGATATAGAGGCAATCGCTTTCAATCAGACAAGCGTAAACTGTGCCTGTGATTTTTTTGGCAACAGATATAATGCGCCGGCAGATAACTTCTGGGACTGCATTTGCCCAAAGGATTTTTATAACAACCTTAGAAAAGATGCGGTATTAAAGACGAATTTTAAATAATAAGATTATGAGTTTATACATGAAACTTGAAAAGAATAAATCCCTTTGGCATCCTATTACCGATGAGGATTTTGATATTGACTTCAGTAAGCCATTTATCCTTTGTGCAGACGATTGTTCTCTCTTTATCGTGGAAGATTTCGCAGATATGTTCAACTATCTGGATGAAGACCGATTCTACGATGTCAAGACGCAAACCTTGTCTGAAGAAGGCAAGGAGGAATTTCGAGAAGACTATTATGGATATATGTATCTTGACGAGGATTTCTATAATGCGATAGACTGTGCGAAGGGTGAGTGTATCGAGGACGTGAAAGGCGATCGCGAAAGCCCTGAGTTATTCGTTATGTACGAATCGGGTCCAAAGGTGTTTGACCATTTCGATTTCGGTCCGAGCGGTACTCCGGCATACGGTGATGCGCCGTTACTGTGCAGAGAGTTCGCTGCAAAATATCCCGAACTATATCACGTAGAGTATATCGTTAACTTAAATCGGGTTTCAGAAACTCAACTCAGTGCTCTCTTCAGGGCACCTCTTGATAAGCCTAAAACCGCTTATGTGGTAACATCGGGCGAGTATAGTGACTATCGTGTTGATGGCGTGTTCTCTGACAAAGAGAAAGCTGATTCGTTTGTTAAAAAAGCCGAGGATAGAACTATAGAGAAATATAATATTGATGATGAGGAGCAGCTTCGAAAGGAATACTGGTATGAAATTTCTATCAGAATAGATAACTCTTCAAAAGCAAAGAATGTTTCTGTCAATGATTTAAGTCAGTCGGGTCAGTTTTTCGATGCTGTAAGGTTTCGATCTGGAGAATATATAGGCAGTTGTTTTTACTTTTACCTGAAAGCTATCGATCGTGATAAGGCAAAAGCTATAGCTTTGGAGCGTTTTCATGCTCTATTGGCAGTAGAGCCTTCTCATTTCCCTATGTTAAGATGGACGCGTGTCATAAGTCCTCATTATGGTCCTGGTGATTTGCGACAAGGTCTCGTATTCGGTTATTTCGATTATAAGGCTTATTTTTATTCTGATTATAGAGAGGAGAAAATACAAGACCTGTTTATGAAGATTAAAGATTCTTTGCCTATTCCATTAACCGAAGAGGATAAAATCGACTGGCAGAATCTTACAGAGGATGCTTGCCTGCAGCTTATGAATAATCATGGTCTGAAGATAGAACCAAGAAAGGATTTACCTTTAGCGTTTATTTGATAAGCAAGTGACTTTAAGGATTTATAAAAAAGAATATATTATGATACAGATTCAAGATTGGGAGTCATCTCAAAAGATTGTTGTCGTGGATGAAATCAATCACGGCACCGTACAGGTGGAGGTACCGAAGCCTGGACCTTATAAAGACGAGTATTATCAGTATGCCGATTGCGCTATTTACAACCTTTGGGTAGATGAGAAGTACCGCAAGCAGGGAACGGCTCGCCTCCTGATGGAGACCGCAGAGCGGGAAGCTAAGAAACTGGGCTGCAAGTCGGCACAGCTGGAGTGGGATGATAAAGGCAGTAAGCCTTTCGTTCTCGAATGGTACAAACGTCTTGGCTATCGTGTAATGGCAAGGAATGAAAACGATCGTCTGCTGCTGGTAAAGAAACTTCAATGTTGAGTGTTGAATGTTGAGTGTTGATTTAGGCTAGCGCTTTTGAGTCCGTCAGGCAATTCAACATTTAACACTCAACATTCAACATTAAAAAGGTTTTTGTCCCAGACATAAAAACCTTTTTTCTTACCTTTGCAAACAGAAAAAAGAAAGATTATAGCGTATGAATAAAATAGGGGAGCAGATGATGCTGCAACAGCTCAAGTCTGTCTATGGGCTGATGATGGATTCTTCCGGTAAGATGGACTTCGCAAATAAAACGCTATGGGATGAGATTACTGATCTCGACCAGGATAGTGGCGATTACCAGGAAGTGGTGGTGGAAATCTATTTCACCGATGGCAGGTTTATCAAACTTCATAACCGCAGTTTTGAATCGCTCATTAATAATTCCTATTCCGGTGATGCCCTTTTGCTGCTGCGAATGAATGATGATAAACTTCTCCAGGCAGTAGCAGAACAGGGCGTATGTATTCGTGATGTTTACCGTCCGATAGTTAGTATTACGTATGATGATCCGGAAACGGGAAGAACGGCAACCGATTTTCCTATATCTTCCGTGGTCCGCATAGCCTGTTATCGTAAAAAGGTAAAGTGGAGCGAGAGATGGAGAACACTGAGTCCGGAAATGGGAAAGTTGCATGAACTTATGTTCCGTAACTTTTGTGAAAAATATCTCAGAGATCATCCTGAGATTAAAGAATAGATTTTTCTAATGTTTTATCAAAATATGCTTAACGTAATAGTTATGATTATTTTAATTTTATAGAGTTGTTAGTTTTTGATCTTGTTGAAGTTCCTTCGTTGTGAAACGCGGGGACTTTATTTTCTTTATTGATTAGTTCTCATGAATTAAAAGTCAAAATTGTTTTAAGGTAAAGTTTTGTTAATATCAAGAGGGGCGGCTGTCGTGATGACACCCGCCCCTCTGCTCTTAATGTTGAATGTTAATTTGAGTGTTGAATGTTGAATGTTGATTTTACCTAACGGACTCAAGGGCGTATGCCTAATTCAACATTCAACACTTAACATTCAACATTTAGTTATACGTTCCTTCCGTCCGGCAGTACGAACCAGCCGATATTTCCTCGCCAGAACTTGCAGCCCAGATATAGCGAGTCGAAGGCATCGGTGAAGTCTGTTCTCTGCTGCAACGGCAGGTTGTCTTCCGTTTCCGGCTTCTTCTCCTGGCTCTTATCCTTTCGGAATCCCTGATAGCCGATGCTCACCTCACAGAGCTGCAGGGCAATAATCAGGTCGGGATTGTTGGGCTGATTGATACGGATGGCAGGATATTCTATGCCGGCAAGACCATTATTGATGATGCGATGCTTCACCTCATGCTTTTCCGGCACACCCATATCTATTGCCGTAACATTCCAGCCATTGCGCTCCAACTCCTTAATCACTGCCTGGTAGTATCGCTCATCGGTCAAGGCATACGATGCACCTTGCTTTGCGGTAGCATCATAGTAGTAAACCACATCTCTGTTCACGGCTCTCTTTGGAGCATAGTAATGCGAGAAATCATCTACCAACTCTCTCAGCTTGCGCTCGTTCTTCACGTAGAAACTCTTGATAACATTCACTGCTTCTACTCCGTCACGCTGATATACCTGACCTACCACCAGGGTATTGATATTGGCGTTATAGTCAAATGCGAGATAAAGAGGAAGGTCGTTTATGCAGTCGCTATCCATACGGCAGTCGTTTCTCTCGGACAGCTCTTTTAAGTCGGGCTGATAACTTTCTGATGTAATCTTCTTGCCGCCGATGATGCCCGTAGCCTTTTTTGTTTCCCACTTCGCCACTGAGAGCGGATCTATCTCGTTGTCGGGGATATAACCGTGTACCCTATCTATATCCAGGTTAGAGTAAAAACCGTCATTTGATTTCTTGATTTTGATGTTCAATATTGAAACGGCGAAGGTATAGGCAGGGAGATCTCGCTTTAACTGCCTGATGTAATCCTCACCGAGAATGTCCACATTCTCGAGAGTAGATGCCCTGCGTACTACGAAAGCTGAACGCCTCAATTCTCTCAGATATTTATCTTGGAATTTCTTAGAACGTAAAAACATCTGCATCTCGAAATCCTCTTCTGGTGTAATCAGATATTCGTAATCATAGATGAGTTCGGCATCTTCTGCAGTAACCAGTTTGTAGTTTACCGCCATATCTACCATGTTTTTGGTAAGATGATTTCCGTGTTTAGGTAGAATACGAAACATGCCCTCATGCTTCAGCATTTTCAATGCTATTGCACGAATCATCGTTCTTACTTCCGCAGGAACCACATGGGGTGTGTGTCTTGATTTTTGGGCATTATAGAGGAGGTCATTGTAAAAGATAACTTTATTAGCATATTCTTCCAACTGCTCCTGTACCCATCGGTAGGTTTTACCTTTAAAAAGTCCGTTCTCTATCACTAGGTCTAACTTCTCATCTTCTCTTTCCAGCCAACTGCCTTTTGCGGTCAGAGCAGCATCGGAAACGAAAAGCCTACCTCTATAGTAAGGGTTATATTCAGAAAACTCTATATTGCCTAATGGATGAGTCTGTCCTGATAGAGAAGGCATAAACTCCTCGTCGATTTTCTTTTTGTTTGCAAATCTACCTTCATCCAAAATGGCGTGTGAAAACGTATAAGAGTTTGCTGATGCAGTTTGTGCAAGGGATATGGAAGCCCATTGTGCGCCGTTGGCGAACCATATAATATTATCATAATTTTTTGGCTTAAAAATGGCAGGGCGGGCATGTTTCGGTGGCCTTCCCCATCCCATGTGAATACCTATTGTGAAGCCAAACATTCGTTCCATGGCTGCCATGGTACCAGGAATAGTTTTAGAAAATGCTTGCTGTCTTGAAATAGCAAGCCAAGCTCCCAACATGCCGGGCATAGAGTTTGATACCGCCCATACGCGTGGCGCTACCAATCCGTCTGTTTTACCGGTACGTCGTCCAGCTATGACGATTTCGTCTTTTGCCCCCATATAAAAGAGTTCCTGCTGGAATCTGTTTAAATATATCTGATGTGGTTGCTGCATAATAGTAAAATTGTTATCCTGAATGTAGGTTGATTAAGCTTAGCGCCCTTGCGTCCGTTAGGCGTTCCTGTGGATTTGAAATCCGTAGATATGTCAGGTTTTTTTACAGTCTTAGAGAAATTTTGCGGGCTGGCAATCATCGATTAGCTTGCGTGTCTCTTTGGCACACTCAGCCACGCATCTCTCGACTGCCTCGGTGATGTCTTGAATTTGATCTTCACGCATATTGCCGTATTTGTCGCAAGTGTCGTTTATTATTTTGTAGAGAACCTGATTTTGTAAAGTCTCCATATAATCTACGTACTCCTTGCAAGTACTGCGCCGAGGTGCTTGCACCCATTTTAGAAAGTCCTGTTTCCAGTCTTTCCATGTCTTGATTTTTATTACTATCATTGTTGCTTACATTTTAAATTGTCGTTTTAAAAACGGGTTGCTCTTTATGAGTTCTACTATTTCTCCTTCCGAGTGTATTCCCTCCCAGAAGAGTTCGGTATGGTCTCCATCTCTGTCTTCATCTATAGAGAAAGGCACCCCGTAGTTGGTATAGGTTTCGCCGTTGTGTTGAATCAGGTGGCGACCTGGATTTTTCCGGATGTTTTCTATCCAGACTTCATTATCACACTCGCACCATTTATTGTTTTCTTCTCCTGTCAGTGCCATATCAATACCGATAGGGTAGTGTCCGGAACATCCATTGGTTCCAAAATAAATAATCTTTGCCATAATTTCGCAGATTTAAAATAGGCTAGGCTGCGCCAACTCTAATTTGATACGCTTGCAAGCCTTGTCGTAATATTCTTTGTTTAATTCAAAGCCGATGAAGTTTCTCTTTTCTCTGATGCAGGCGATTGCGGTAGTGCCGCTGCCCATGCAATTATCGAGAACGCACCCCCCCACATTGGTATAAGTACATATAAGATACTGGATAAGGGCGACTGGCTTTTGCGTAGGGTGGAAGGTATCGGCAGAATGCTCTTTATCGAAGCAGATAATGCTCTTTGGGAATTTTTCATCTGATACGATAGTAGGCACTTCTTTATGATCGCCATAACAACCTCGCTTCAAACTCTGAGAGCCATCGCCCCTTCGATGGTTCCTTTGATGTGGAGCACATTTAACCATCTGAGGATTGTAGATAGGTTGTTTCCGATAGAATACGGCAATATCCTCATGCGAGCGCAGAGGCATCTTGTTAGCATTCAGAAAACCTGTTACCCGCTGCTTGCTCCAAATAAGATTATATTTCCAGAGTTTCGGCTGCGACATCATAAGCTGTGCGGTAAACATGCCCTGGCAGAAAAGAATAATGGCCGCATTGGGTTGGGCTATGCGCAGATATTCCTTCCATAATGGCTCAAGCGGGATAATGCTATCCCAGCCACCGCCTTCACTCTGTTTGTTGAGAACGCCATAAGGCAAATCGCAGATAATGCAATCCACGCTTGCGTCCGGAATCTTTTTCATTCCTACCAGGCAATCCTCATTATATATCTTATTTAATTCCATTATAATTATATGTTTTAGAATAGGCTCGGCTGCATCATTTCTAACTGAATGCGCTTGCAAGCCTTGTCGTAATATTCTTTATTCAGTTCAAAGCCGATGAAGTTCCGCTTTTCCTTGATGCAGGCGATAGCGGTAGTACCGCTGCCCATAAAAGGATCGAGGACGGTATCACCTTTCAGACTCGAATTGATGATATGTTTTTGAAAGAATGGTGTTGGCTTTATGGTTGGATGATTCCAAAGATTTTTCTCTGAAGTGTTGAGTGGAGTAATGAAATACGTTCCTTTGGTACTCGTATCACCATAGATACGAACTCCTTTTTCTCGGAAGAACAAACAAAACTCAGTATCAGTAATATATTTATTGCCGCACGCAGGTATCGGGTTTGTCTTGTGCCAAGTAATCAGATTCCAGTTACAGCCTTTCTCTTTTACAAAGTAATCAAGATATAGAGGAATCTGTTTTTGGCTACACCAAAGATAGATATTTATCTTTTTCATAACCCTGCAGCATTCATCTAAAATCTTTAAATCGAATCCGCTCTTTATCTCATCCAGCTCTTTTACATAGCCTTTATTGTCATGAGCATAAATACCCCCCCAGAATTGTCTATAATATAAGGAGGATCACTAACTATTAAGTCGATAGTCTTGGAAGGAATCTTTTTCATTCCTACCAGACAATCCTCATTATAAATCTTATTTAATTCCATCCTCTATCAACTATTAATTCTTAACTCTTAATTTTCCCACATGCCATTTCTGGCACGTCTTGCACTGATACGCTACATATCCTTGCGCCTTCAGTTCCGGTCTTTGGTTCAGAAACTCCCAGGCAGCATTTTCTGTTTCGTATGCCACCTTCGCCTTCCAGGTATGCTGTTTTCGGGTGTAATGTTCGGGGTCCGGTGTAAAGGGAGGAACCTTATTGTGATAATGATGATCACCTTTGCGCTTACTCATCATCGCCTCCTTCCTTTTCGGCATCACCTTCCTCTTCCGGAATATCCATTTCGGCTTCCTTCTTCTCAGCATGATCATCCAGCACCTCTTCCATATACTCCATATAGTCAGGTACCTTTTCATTATGCTCCTGCAGACTTTCCTCCTCGGCAATATCCTGCATATCCTTTGCCGTAAGACCATACTTGCGAGCCATTTTTTTCTTGTACTCGTCAGTATAGTTCACCCTATCACGCTTCACGATGCTCACATCTTGCGTAATGGCAATGCGGCTCATATCCGGCATTTCCTCGGTAGCATCCTTCTCTTCGAGGAAGTTGCCATAAACGGTAGCCAATGCCTGCATACCCTTATCCACCGCACGGTCGTTGTTCTGTTGCTTGCCTGTGCGGATAAGCCACTCAGCAGAATTGAGATACATCGCCTTGTGACGCGGACTTTCATCAGTCATAAAGAAGCGGATGATATGGTTGCAGACCGCCACATCGTTTGTCAGCTCGGTAATGGTACGGGGTTTGATATTTCCTTCGTCGTCAATATCAATATGCAGCGCCATCACCATTTCCTGCGCCTCCCTGTTGCCCTGTCCTGCCTGTTTCATAAACAGCGCGTAGTCGCGCCTTGCTATGTTGCGGCAGGTAGTCTTGGGGTCTATATCGTTGTTTTGTACCCAGCGCTTGTAGAACTCGTAGCAGAGCTGCATCCGATACTTCTGTTCCAGTTTTGGAAACATCGTGTCGATACTCAGTCCATTTGATAGCCATTTGTCTATACGTTGCAGGGTATTCTGCGTAAGTTGACTCATCTTTTATTAATGTTTAATGTTTAATGTTAACCTGGTGGGGCATCGAAAACCGAAATTCGTGCTATTCGTGTCATTCGTGTTCACCCCCTCGAACCCCCGAAACGCTATATGGTAAGATCGATACCAAACTGACATTCCAGAAACTTCTTGTAATCGGGCTTACCGAATAGCGGTCCGTTCACCTTATCCCACTCCTTATCACTAGAATAGAACACATCACGTGTGAACCATTCATAAACGCTATCATATCTTTTCAGCGCCGTGCAGTTAGGATGCGTATCTAAGAACTTCTGTCCGGCACGCAGGTAAGCCTTCGCTATGCGGGGATACTTCTGAAACTCGATAAGGCGCTTGCGTCTGGAAGCCAGCGGACAGCACATACAACCGAGTCTTCGTGTAACGTCGATTTGCCCCCCCGTATCATAGTAGTGTGGAGCCAGCTTCAAAACTCTATCAAGAATGAAATCCCTTACGTCTTTATCAGTCCATTCTAAAATAGGGTAAATCAATTCTGCATGATTTTCCTCTTTCTTTGCGCCATAATATCGGCATTCGGTAGGCTCGTTATATCTCGACTTCCGTTCTTTGCTTTCAGCTCTGCGTACACCGATAACGTTTTTACTTAGAACCTTATACTCTTTCAGAGCCTTACAACAGAAACGGAAGAAGCGAGAAGGATAACCATTCTTGGCGATAAGCTGAAAGAAATTCTCTTTAGGTTTGATAATTTCCACACCCATCTCCTTCACGTGGGCGATAGTGCCCGGTGGGTCGATGGTGGTATTCTTGTATATCGCCTTGTATCTGATACCAGCTTCCTTTGCAAGCTGCAGGATCACGTCGCTATCCTTACCGCCCGAATAAGCCAGTTCTATCTCTCCATCGTACCTTTTCTGTACGCTTTGCAGGAGGCGAATAGACTGATCTATCTTTTTCTGTAATTGCTCGTTTATCATTTTGCGTCTTTTTAATTTCTTTATCTGCCCACAAAATTACGAAATCTCCCCTAAATGATTGGGACAACCCCCGAACCCCCTATCTTGAAATAGCACCCCTTCCGCCACCGTCCCCTGCGATTCCATCGCAGGTCTCTCAATCCCTTTTGTCCCCATCTCTCAATAAAAAACCGATACCTTTGCAATAGTATTAAGACAACATAGGATAACATTAAAAAGAAAAAAGAAATGCAAAGTTTAATTCCAACCCTTACCAGGTTTCTTGCAGCCATCATCGGCTTAGTGTGGTGTACCCTGGAACCATCTCTTAACTACATCGCCGTATGCTTCTTCGCCCTTATCTGCGACTGCTATACGGCGTGGCGCTGCAACTGTCGCATCTATTCCCGCTATCGGGAGGCTATCAAGAAAGACCCTCGATGCAAAATCGACGGGAAACTGAAATCTAAGAAAATGGCAAAGATGGTGAAAGATTTCTCCGTCCTCATCCTTGCGATATTCTTGGCCACGATGGTAGATACCGTCATACTCGATTTCCAAAACCCTCTCCATCTCGCCAACTATCTTGCCGCTATTTATTGCGGTGTGCAGCTCGTAAGCATCCTCGAAAACGAGAGTACCTGCAATGGGGCACCCTGGGCAAGAGTGATGCAGAAGATTGTGGCTGATAAAACCGAAAGGCACTTCAATGTGAAGCTGAAAGACTTGATGAAGGAAGAAGAGGAGGAAACTCCATCGGCTGAAAAGGCTGAGAAGAAAGATGAAGCAGAGACACCTTCTGATAAGAAGGATGACAAGGATAGCGCAGATAAAGATGAATGGATTCCGTCTAAATCGGCTGATGATGCCTATGATATATAGTATCAATATCTCTTAATATCTGTACGCTATCTCTTAATATCTGTACGCTATCAGTTAATAATGTGTTAATAACTCTTTGAATTATGACAATATCAAATGTTTTGGAACATTGGGCAACGATATATAAGTCCTTATCCCACGACCCGACAAGCAAGAAGCTGGAAGACCAGAGTTTTTTCCGCATTCGCTATATTGACCTGGAGAATATCTTTTCTCGTAATGCCAACATCGTGCATTCACCTTGTATGCTATATAGCGTATTGAGTACAGGCGAGTTTCAATCAGCCGGAAAGATGATGGTATCTCACCAGGTGTGGTTTCTTACCAAGGTAAAAGACTCGCCTCAAACCCTCGGACGATACGATGGTGCAAAGATAGAGCAGGCATCCGTCGATTTGATGGAGTATTGTAAAGACCTCGTTTCCTGGATGGTGGAGGTGAAGCGAAAGGGAGCCTGTCCGGTAACGGGACGTTCCTTTGCCGATGATCCGGTCATTATGTCCGAATTGCAGTCTATTGATATTTCCTCTATCTCGTGCGGGCTGATAGGTGAGTTGTATTCCGGACAATGGCTTGTAGCCGGAGTGGATTGGAAAAGTCTGCAACCGCTCTACAAGTTTGGTTGCGGCGGTAACGACAAGTATATCATCAAAGAATAATAATTGTATCTTGACTATATCGCCCTATCCTTGCCTATGGTGTTAGGGGTAGGGCGAAAGTCTTTCAAGAAAAGGAGTATCATATTATGGGACAGCCTATCAAGAATCCGATGTTTCCCTTCAGTAGGGTAGCATCACGTTTCTTCCAGCAAACCATCAATCAGTTGGAAGTAAACACCATGACGCAGTGCATCTATCCCAAGGAGGTGTATAACGGCTATGCCGTAGTAAACCAGAAGCGAAAGGAGATGGGTGGATGGTATTCTACTGGTGAGGGAGCAAAATCCTTTGCCGGCAAGATTATAGAGGCTGGCGATTACGGCAAGGTGACGATGGCTTTCGAGTTCAACGACTATATGCGATTTGTGGATATGGGTGTAGGTCAGGGTACCAGCTACGAGGATGTGGATAATGCCCGCAAGGCTCGCTATCAAACCCGATATATCTCAAAATGGGATAGAAAGAGCGGTAAATCTCAGCGCCCTGCCATTATGATGGAGCTTCGCCACCTTCAGCAACGCATAGCTAATTACCTGGTAGATTTCTATGGCTATGAGGGTGAGGTGAAGTTGATAAATACCTTTGCCGATGCAAGCCCTATTAAACTTTTTTAATCAATAAACAACAAAAAAATGGCAACAGCAAAAAAAACTCAGATAGTCATCACAGCTAATGCCGCCGTCGCCAAAAAGGTGATGGACGAGTTGCAGCAGCGCATCGATGCTATCAAGCAGAAGATGCAGCAGCTCGATACGTCCACGGATAAAGGCAAGAAGGAGTTTAAGAAACTGGAGAAAGAGCTTGTTTCCTATAACTCTGCCGTGACGCAGAATGTTACGAATACAGAGCGAATAAGAAAGGCTATCAACAATCTTTCCGGCACTTCGCTCAAGGAACTTCGCCGTGCTCTGGTAGCTGCCAAGAGTGAATTAGGCAAGACCTTTGAGAATGATCCGAATCTGAAGAAGCGCCAACAGGACGTAAAAACATTGCAGGCTCAGATTGATAAGCTGACGGGTTCGGTAAACAAGCATGGAAATGCGTGGAGTACGGCTGCAAAGAATCTTGTCGCCTACGTGGGTATGTTCGGTGCGTTCAATATGATTAAGCAGAAGATAACCGATGTTATCAATCTTAACTTCAAATATTCCGATTCCCTGGCTAACGTCCGCAAAGTTACCAACTGGTCTATGAAAGACGTAGAAGAGTTGTCAAACAGTCTCTCAAAGATGGACACCAGGACTAGCCTCGAAGGACTTACCCAGCTTGCCTATATTGGTTCTCGTATGGGTATGGGAAAGTATGGCGTGCAAGGTTTAGCGGATTTTGCAAAAGCTAGTGACCGTGTAAATGTGGCACTGAAAGAGGATCTGGGTGATGACGCGATGCTGACTCTCTCCAAATTCGTAGAAACGATGGGTGAGGTAGAGAAACATGGCGGCAATATCAGTGAAGCTTTCGACTCCGTTTCAAGTTCTATCTTCAAACTGGCTTCTACATCTACTGCCAATGGTGGTAATATTCTTGAGTTTGCCAAGCGATTGACTGGTCTTTCCAAATCCGCTCATATCACGAGTGACCAGCTTTTAGGTCTTGCTTCTGCCAGTGACTCTTTGATGCTGATGCCGGAGGTTGCATCTACCGCATTCGGTAAATTGATTAGCAGTTTGTGGACCAACTATCACGATATAGAGAAAATGCTGGGCATGCAGGAAGATTCCCTGAAGGATATGATGAGCAAAGGTCAGACGATGCAAGCCTTGGTGAAGGTTCTCGAAAACGTAAGCGACAAGAACCTGAGTTCTATGGATGAGTACTTCAAGGAGTTTGGTTCCGACGGTCAGCGATTGAAGAGTGTAGTAGTAACTATGGCTCAGAATATCGGCGTACTGAAAAGTCATTTGAAGGAATCCAGTGAAGCGTATCGTGAGGGTACTGCCGTTACCAAGGAGTATGAAATTCAGCAGCAAACGGCACAGGCTATTCTCGAACGTGCTAACAACATGTGGGAAAAGGCTTTTGTCAATCCGGATGGCATCGATGCCGTTAAGGAGATGGCGAAGGTATGGTATAATTTCTCGAAGGAATTGACACAATCCAAGCCATTTTTAACGTCCGTGCAGATACTTTTTTGGGAATTAAAAAAGTCTGTCGAGGCACTGCTATTTGTATTGCCTGGACTGCTGGCATACCTGGGAACACGAGGTTTGGTAATGGCGTTTTCCAAGCTGATTCCTTTAATGATAGGTATTAAAGGTTCAAGTATTGTTGGCTTTTTCACACTGCTTACGCAGGCGATAAAGGGTAGCCATTTTGCAACGCTTCGCCTTATCGTCTCCTGGAAGCAGTTGAGTCTCGCTATGAAAACCAATATTATTGGATTGGTTATATCTGTAGTAACATCATTAGGTGTCGCAATTTATGATTTAGTCAAGAAGACGAATGAAGCTTCTTCTTCCGTTCAGAAGTTTAATAGTTCGTTTAAAGGTGTAAGAGAGGCGGCTAACCATGCGGTTGCAGAACTCGATGCTTACTATGGGGCTATCAAACGAGCCAAGAAAGGTTCTAACGAATACCAGGCAGCTATGAAGACTTATGTCGATAAATTCGGCATGTATTTCAAGAAGCTCAAAAATGAAAATGGTATGGTGCAGAATCTTGCAGAATCCTATCGTCAGGCAGCGAAAGCTATCCGTGGCAAGATATACCTCCAGATGCAGGAAGATGATATTCAAAAGCATTATAAGCCTCGTATCGGTTGGAGTCTGGATAAACTTGATGCTTACGGGAAGGTAGCACCAAAGGGCTTCGGTACTGATGTTTTGAAGGGATATGAAGAGGATAATCGCAACAAGAATATGGGTACGATTATCGCAGACCTTGCACGAAGATATGGCTCCAAAAATGTTGCAAGGGTTTTAGCTTCGGAAAAAGAGGGGAGAAGTTCAGCGCAGGTAAGGAAGGTTTATAAAGATACTCTTGGTGATGGTACGGTACATCAGTACGTAAAATACGAGGATTTACCTATCGCAGACCAGCGCCTTTTCAGTGCGCTTCGCTATATCCGTCAGGCTCGTTCTGCTAATAATGTCTTCGCTGGCATCAAAAATAAGTTTGCTGGTGCTCAGGATGAGATCAGTGATTATCTGAAGGCTATAGATGCTGCCGCAAATGAAGACCTTGGTGGAGGTGGTGGCGGTAAAGGCAATTCCGGTGGTGGTGGTAAGAATACCCCGAAAACCGATAACACTGCCAAGCAGGAGGAGCAGAAAGCAAAGACTCGTACAAATGCCCTTATCGCAAACATCAAGGCTTTCTATGAGGAGCAGAAACGCAAGTACCTGGAATGGGTAACGCAGATGAATGCTGATGGTGAAAAGGTAAGCGAGGGACAACAGCAGCAGATGCTTGCTCTTCTCGACGCTAAGACGAAGACGGCACTCGGTACGGCTCGTAAGTCTATCGCAACGATGAGTGATGATTTTAAGAAGTTTTTCTCTCACATGGATGAGGATGTGCTTATCTATAAAGATGAAACTTCCAAGTCCTTGTTGGAGTCTATCGGCAAATCGGATATTAGTGAGCTGCACGATCTTTTCCAAAAGCTATCGGGTGATTTATCACGAGAGAACAATAAGACGCTCTCAGAGAACCTGGGTGCCCTTCTTGATCAAATCTTTGCCAACGGTTCCCAGGAGTTGCGTGAGGCAGCAGAAAAACTCCTTGCCCAGCAGCGGGAAATTCAGAAGATACTCAATGAGCACGACTATACGGGCGCAGTTGACCGATCTACCCGCAGTGATTTCGACAAGCTCGGATTCCTTCGCCCAGCGAGTGGAGTAGATGCGGCTACCGAGGAAGGTCTTCAGAAGATGAATGATGCCTTCGATAGTCTTACATCGAAGGCTCGCAGCGCCATCGTCGAGTTGTATAGGCTGAATCCAGAAAGTGAAGATTTCCAGAAGGGATTCTTAGGCTTCCTTTCCGTAGCTAATAACGGTTTCGATTTCACCAAGCTCACGGCACAGCAGTTGAAGGCTTTGTATGTCGAACTGATTAAATATAATGACGAATATGATGCTGCAAGCAAGAAGCGTGATGATGAACGCAAGAAGCTGATTGATTATTCCTGGTCGCAGACTGCTGTAGATAAGGAATATCAGCAACGTTTGCCTGGTATGCAGCAGGAAGTGTCTATTGCCGGCAATTATCGTACCACCGCTCAGATGATGGGTATGCAATCCATATCTGCTACCGACCCTGAACTGGAAATGATGAAGATGCGCATGGAGTATGCAGAAACCTATTACGCATTCCTCGAAGAGCATCAGGCTACCGAGCAGCAGCTTGCTGAAGCCCGAAAGAACATCATGTCGGAGCAGGCTAGCTATGTGCAGAAGCTCACGTCTGATACGTTCAGTCAGTATAACTCTCTCCTTACGTTTATGGGTCCGCTGCAAACGTTTGGAGAGTCGGTAGGCGATGCTTTCGCTACCATGACTGAGAATGCAGCAGAAGGCCGCAAGGCACTCAGAACGGCATTGAAGCAAATGATTAAGCAGTTTGCCACAAGTTCCCTGCAGATGATCAGTCAGCAGCAGATTGACCGCGCGCAGACAACGGCACATTACACGGAGTTGCTTTTGATGCAGCAGGCATTTGGTACCGCAAAGGTTGGCGCTGAAATCGCCACAGGCACCGCAATTCTCGGAGCGCAGCAAGCTACTCATCTGTCAGAAGAGGAAATGGAAGGTGTTCACCAGCAAGTAATGGCATCTCTCCGTTCTGCCGGTATCTTTGGCTGGTGTGTCAGTACTTTGGGTCCTATTGCCGGACCAATCGCCTACAGCGCTATGATGGCTATCCTGATGGGATTACTTAACTTCGCTATCGGTAAGATCGGAAGCGGTGGAAAGAGTAAAAATACCTCTTCCTCCAATACCAAGCTCGTAACCGGTATGCTTACCTACGATAGCGGTAACGTGCAGGATTTGAAGCCATTTGTGGCTGATAATGGCGAGGTATATTGGGCAAAGGAGGATGATGGCAAGCAGATGCAGGGCGTGAAGATGCTCACGACACCTACCGCTACCTCTGTGAACGGGCAGCCGTCTCTCGTTGCTGAGAAGGGACCGGAAATCGTGATTGGCCGTGAAACCACTCATGCCATGATGATGAATAACCCTGGCTTGCTGAAAGCACTCGTCAACTACGACCGCAACTATTCCGGAAGAAACTCAGCAAGAAGGGCATTTGATAATGGCAACGTGGGTGATGTTCTTGCAGCAGGCACGCAAGCAGGCAATGGTAATCTTTCGTCTGGCGCGTCAGCGGCAGGCGACCTGATTGCAGCCAGCGCAGCAAGCAATGCGGCGCTCCTGCAAGCTGTGAATGCGCTCATTCAGCGCCTCAATCAGCCTATCAACGCCCAGATTAACATGTACGGTCGTGACGGACTGCATGATAGCCTGAATAAGGCTAATCGGTTTATGAAGAATAAATAGAAGAAGGTTTTGTTGATTATTAGTTGTTAGTTTTTAAGTTTATTAGTTATTTGTTTTTCGAGGCTGTTTCGCTGTGAAGCGAGGCAGCCTTTTTTAGTGTTGAATGTTTAGTGTTGAATGTTGAATTAGGCTATCGCCTTTGGGTCTTCGTTCCCAACGAATTTTTTCGCTGGTCCCATTTTGTAATAAAGCTATTATTTTTCCGTACCAACGTTAACCCTTTGATTTAGTGGGCTTTTTGGTCTCAAAAGTATATCTTGGTCTCATTTTTCGTCGGTTTTACTACCTATATATAAAATTTTCCGTGTATTTTTTCTTTTCCCTAAAAACAAAATCCCCTAACCCCAAACTAGGAGTTAGTAGCATTAACGGCTATGCCGTAAACATCAGACAATAAGGTAGTTATGTGGATATAGGGGAGTGGCAGCTAGCGAGAAAAATGCGTGATTTTCTACATATATTCTACATATTTCTGAAATATTTTGTATCTCCTGCGTACATCTGTTTATAGAAATTTATATAAAAATGAGACCAAGATATAGTAAGTTGCTGAAAAATAAGCAGATAGCAAAAAATCAGTGTGGGCTAGCAGTGGGACAATGGTGTGGCAGCAGGGGGACAAAATGCGCCGTTTTCCTCATTAGGGGACTTTAACATTTCTGCTAATAAAATTAAAATGAGACCAGAATGGGCAAAATGAGACCAGATTTCGCATCCTGGTCCCATTTTTGAAAAAACACCCTTTGCGTCTCCGTTCCCAGTGATTCCATCGCTGGTTCCCCCTCTCAAATCTATATTAAATGTTAAAAATATAACTTATTTCAAATATAATATAGCTTACCTATACTTTTTCCGATTTATTTTTGTATCTTTGCAGCGAAAAATGAATATAATAATATATGTAAGGTATGTTTGACGAGATATGTTCCATCTATCGGGATGCGAAAGATGCACTCGGAAGGTACGTCGATATGGAGACTGGCGAGTGCATCACGCAGATGTCTATCCGTGAGTTCTGTCTTACGGACAGATGGAAGCCGTATGTAGAGAAACTGAGAGCCATGCGGCAGCAGTATGGTAGCAAGGCGAAGAAGATGCCGGAGTATATCGACACGAAGAAGATGCTTCCAGGTGCCACACTGAGCGGTCTCTTCGCTACCTACGAGGACGATAGCCTTACCCATCCGGGCCAGCGTGTGATGGTTTCTAGAAGAGAAAGCCACCTTCAGCAGCATACCGGATGGCTGGCGATAGATATTGACCTTCAGGACAACGAGGGTATTGCCGATTTCGAAAATATCCGCAGGGTGTTGGCATTTCGCCCCGAAGTAGCCCTGCTGATGCGCTCCTGCTCCGGAACGGGACTGTTTGGCTTGGTCCGTTTGGCTTATCCAGACCATCATAAAGAGCAGTTCAAGGCATTACTGCATGAATATGCTGCAATGGGTATCATGCTCGATGGCTCCTGCGGAAACATCGGACGCGTGCGCTTTGCCTCATGGGATGATCCTGCGCATATATATATTAATGAACGTGTGATACCATATACCAAACTGCCCAATAATGTACCTACACCAATGCCCGTGATGAACTATGCCAACACATATTTCAGTGGCAGTTATCCGACTGGTGTTGGCTATGGAGGCAATTATCCGCATAGCGGACAGGGCACCTACAGACGGGACACACCGGAAATCATCTATCGCAAAGCTTTGCGCCTTGTTGAGAAGATAGAGGCTCAAGGCATTGATATTTGTGCCGGAAAGGATGCTAATAGCGGTTATCTGGGTTGGGTGAAATGCGGCATGTCGCTTTACCATGTGGATAGAACGGCGGGTTATGACCTATGGAGAAGAGTTTCCCGCTTCCGTCCTGCTGACTCTACCTGCGGCCACAATGAGATGGATTTCCGCAAGCGATGGAACCAGTTCGCTAATTACAACAAGATTTCTGAGGCAACTTTCTTCGACTACTGCAAGCGGTCGGGCATCTTCCTCACCAGGGAAGACTGGAAAGAGATATATCAGAATACTTAGAAAGCGCCTCCGTTCCCAGCGATTCTATCGCTGGTCCAATAGCACGCCCTGAAAGGGCAGAAGCTCCTAGCCCAGGGCAACACCCTGGGTTTTAGAACAGATAAAAAAATACGCCCTGTAAGGGCAAAAGCTTTTTAATACATTTAAAGATATAAGATTATGGCAAAAAGAAAAGTAAAAATCCCGAAGGGGTCATGGCTCGACCAGAATGGTCAGCGATGGATGAAAGTAGTGTTTGATGTAATGATTGGGGGGGGGTAAATTCCTCCGGCAGATAGTGATGACGTTCCCGGTGAACTTTGAAATTGCATTGGGAAAATACATGGTAGATATGGGCGATATGGACGATTTCAGAGACAGAGTAAATCAGCAATATCCTTCGCTGGAACGCCTGAGGAACCTCACGTTTTTCCCTATGGGAAACAAGGTTTTGAGATAATGAAATAAATTTACAAAACGATTCAGCAGAACCCTGAAAGTTAAAATTTATACTTTTTGTAAGTAGCTGATAATAAAGGCTTTACACTTTTGCAAAATTTTTGCGAGAGTCTTACGAGAGTCTTATGGATGTTTTGGGAATGTTTTGCGATTGTTTCGGTATTGTTCGTTTATCCCTCTATTTATATATAAAAAACTTTACAAAATAAAAGATATGAAACAGAAGATTATTGCAATTATGGGTCCATCTGGAGCAGGCAAAGACACGGTGGCAAATATCCTTTCCATCGCCCTAAACATCCCCTTGCTTTGTTCCTTCACCACCCGTCCCATGAGGGATGGCGAGGTAAATGGTAGAGAGCACTTTTTCGTGAAGGAGTGCAAGACTCCCAAGGAGGATATGCTTGCCTACACCGAATATGGTGGCTACGAGTATTGGACGGAACTCGCCCAGATAGAAGATACTGCCATCTACGTGATTGATGAAAGAGGATTTCTGAGCATCTGTGAGCATTTTCCGGATATTGAACTGGTGAGTATTTATGTGGCTGCCAAGCCAGAAACGCTGAAGGCTCGCGGTATCGCTCCTGAAAGAACCAACCGTGATGAATATCGTGTATCGCTGGATATTAACTCCTTCGATTATATCATCAGCAATAATTCATCACTCTATCGCTTGCTGACTACTACGCTGAATTTAGTAAGGTGCATCAAAACTGACAATGGAGAAGTGCCGGAGTATGCAGCAGAGATAGAAGAGAAACTGAAAAAGGGAGGAATGATAGCTGAAAACGCTATCCGCATTTTCAGTTCCTTCTTTTAAAAGAAACCATCTGTTTTTTGATATATAAACATCAAATAAGAAACAATATGAAAATGATAATTCCTGGTGTTGAGTGGTGGCCTCAGAAGACCGGCACTCAACAGGTTGCACGAGTAGGAAGAATCTGCTACAAGAGCAAAGCCAAACAGCCTGATGAGAAACTTTCTGAAGAAAAGAAAGAGGAGTTTCGGGAAGTACAGGCAGCAAAGTTGGTTAACCATTTCTGGAAGAGCGGTCATCGCTCTATGCTCCGTCATGGTACCATCTATTTCTTCGTCAAGAATGACAACAAGCTGCCGAGGTCTCTCTGGTCTCTCCTCGTGGCTTCACCTTACATCAATTATGCGGTGAAGGATAAGAAGGTATGGATCAGCAGCAACATGCAGTTCCTTGCCGAGCATGACGAAATCCTCGACATCCTCGACTCATACGATGTGAAGGAAGATGAGTTCATCGAGAAGGCGCTGAAGTATGATTGCAAAAAGGCTCTCTATCTCCTCCGCATGACCATGGTTGTTACCACGCAAATCAGTACCAGCCGTGAGCTGAACCGCACATCGCCTAATAGCATCAGCGAACAGAGCACCCGCTATGTGAACCTGGAGAAGAAAGGTGGCGTACAGATTGCCCGTCCGCACTGGCTGCACGAGGGCACCCGCTGGCAGAAGTTCCTCTATCTTACCGGATGCAAGATAGCTGACTGGCTCTATCGCCGATTGCTGAAATCGGGCATGAAGCCGCAGGATGCCCGCGGCATTCTCCCTCTCGATACCTATACGGTGGTAGCCTATACCTATACCCTCAAGGAGTGGAAACATATCCTGGACCTCCGCTTCCATGAAAGTACCGGCAAGGCACATCCTAACGCCAAGGAAATAGGCTATCTGATTCATCGCATCATTACCGAGAGAATGATGGAATATGATAAGGACTTCGAGATTTAAAGGTAAAATCACTACTCGCTATCTCTAACGCTCATTATGGTAAATAGGGGTAATTTGAGTGTTGAATGTTGAGTGTTGAATTAGGCATACGCCATCGAGTCCGTCAGGCAATTCAACATTCAACATTCAACACTTAACATTAAAAAAAAAAAAATAGCAATGGGAAATAAAAACAAAAATAAAAAGCAACACCAGATGGAGGCATTGGCAAGGCGGGATGCTAAAATCTGTCAGCTCCCTACCATCTACACCTTCAACTTCAAAGATGTGCCATCTGAAGTATACGCCAAAACCCTGGAGACAATCTTCGCTGATCCTCAGTTTGCCGATGCCGTGCGCAACCGCAACGAACTGGTACGTGCTGCCAACCGCATACCGCAGGGCGCACCTCAGATGGCACCCCTCATCAAGGCTATCCAGGAAAAAGATGCAAAGTTGGCCAATGCCATCTATGCCCTGCTTGTGCAGGTAAATCTGCACAGTGAGATAACTTACGATTTCCTCAGTTTCGGTCATCTGTCACGCTACTACGTAGACTACAGCCAGCCGGGTATGCAGGAAAAGGTAGACCATCTGAACATTAATCTTGATAAGATCACGTTCCTCTCCGAAATGCTCGAAAACCTTCTTACCCAGGTGAAGGGCGATATGCTGGAAATCTTCAAAGGTGCCAGCGAGTTCCAGCAGTTTGATGGCGTAATGGCGAGCCTCCGTCAGTTGAGCGGTTTCTTCGATTTCGCCCGCAAGAAAGACGAGAAATCGAAAGATTACGCCCTCTACTATGAGTATGCCGACAGCATCAATAACTATATGGATAAGCGTATGCAGACCTATTCGCAGAAGTACCGCAAGCTGCATCCTACCCTTCCTGGTTTCACTCAGGAACAGATGGTAGAGGCCATCAATCTCTTCTTCGGTGAGAAAGATAAGTTCAATGAGAGCTTCATCGCCAAGACGGAATCAGGTGGCCGCTATATCGACGGCATGAAACTCATCCCTAATCTCAACGAGGAGCAGACTGCCAAGCTCGATAAGCTGGTACCGCGCCCGAAGGAAGGAAACAGCATGCAGAAATACTTCCTCTACATCACCGATGCCATCATGTTAAATTACCACATTCGGCGGTAATTTTGAGTGTTGAATGTTGAATTTTGAGTTGCCTCACGGACTCAAGGGCGCTAGCCTAATTCAACATTCAACACTCAACATTCAACATTCATCAAACCATTCAACATTGTTTAAGATGCCAAATATCTATCTCCGTCTCCCAACCTCCCGCTGCCAGTTTTTCCGGCACCGCGACCCCAAGTTCACCCTGGCCAAGGATGAGCCGGTGGTGTTCAGCAACTACTCACACGAGCAGTTTATCATGCGCAATTCCCTCATCAGCGCCCCTGCGAAAAGCAGCCGTATCGACCTCGGCTGTTTTTCGCAGCAGCAGTGGTGCAATATGCTGTCGGGCAAGCACCCTGCAGGAGGTAAGGTAGTGATGCGCCGTGATGCCGGAAGCTGGCTCACTTTCCAGGAGGTGCAGCAGCTCAACGGCCGCCTTACCGACGGCAAGGGTTCACACGATGATTATCTCTGCATCCGCTTGCCGAGTGAGGTAGAAGTTGTCGATACCGTTTATCCTGTAAAGCCTACCTTTACACTCGATACGCACGGCATACGTGCCCTGGTGGTATCATTGAACAATGATTTTAAGCGCAGTCTGGTAGAATGGGCACTCTCCACCTTCGATTTCTGTACCGCAAAAGGCAAGGTTATCGCCCGCTCGCATAACGCCATGCTGGAGCGTTATCTGATGCGCTACGGCATAGAAGCCAGCGAGGAAGAGAAAGACGTATTGCGCCGTATCATCGGGCGATGGTTTCGCACGGAACACTGCTTCTTCAAGTCCTATTCCTGCGTGGATATGCAGTATAAGGACAGCCGTGATAAGCCTAACCGCATCGATGAAGTGCAGTGGCTATGATTTTACACCTTATATAATAGGTGTTAATTCACATATAAACAAAAGTTAAATAATAGATAAATCAAGGAAAAGTTATGAAATTACCTGATAGTTGCAGAGAGTTATTTCTTGACGGAGTAACCGATGCTTATTTCTATGCTGTATTTGAAAGTTCCGTTCCTATTCCCTTCAGCATACCGATGATATTGCAGATAAGCGGCTGCAAGTTTGCTGGCGAAGCACTCCATGTTGCCACCAGCGAGGGCGACAATTATGTCATATCTGATGGCATTACCGCCAAGCAGACTTCCTCAGAAGGTGGCAATGGTACCGTCTTTAAGTTTGAGATTACCGCCAATATCAGCGACGGAAAGGAGAATATACCCCAAATCATCAAGAATATGCACAGAAAGGACTATTATATAGTCTTGCGTAAGCAGGATGATTCGCTTTATCTCTGCCATACGCTGCCTGGTACCTTCAGTATTACCGATTCCGTGACCGCTCAGAATGATGTAGAGACCCGTAGCATTACGGCTACCTGTCAGGCGATGTCAGAGTTTATTCCGATAACGATTGCTTAATCAATCATAAATTTATAGTACTTAATTATCTTCTAGTTTTGAAATCATGTAATTCATAAGTATCGAAATTTTATATTTATATTAATTTTAGCCCTGCTGTCCGTGAGGATCGCAGGGTTTTTTGTTTTTTACCTTTTTACCTTTTTACCTTTTTACCTTTATTTTGTCCCTATATGCCCACGTTTTCCCATTACCTTTGCCCTCAGAAATATTGAAAGGTTTTCTTTTACTAAATAAGGTAAGGAGATTTGTATTCAGGATAACGATAACATACATTTATTTTTAAAAATTTATTACCCACATGAAAGGTCTTTATGAAATTCTGACCGAAAAGAAGTGGATGGTGAACCCCGATTTTGTGCATGGCATTCGCAAATCGATTGAGCAGAACCTAAATACTCATACAGTGTTTACCAAACCGGAAAAGACTTGTGGATTCGTCACTGCAGAGGATGAAAAAGGCAACACCTACTATCCGGAGGAATATCAGATTTCTGAGGATGGCAAGCAGGTGAAGGGTAACTATCAGCTCGACTATCCGGAAGAGGATGAGCGGGCGCAGAACTTCCCGTTCGTTTCGGTTCTCACTGTAGATGGTCCTATCACCCGGAATGGTGGATATTGCTCTTATGGTTCTATCGACCATCGCGATATGATGATGCGTGCAGCTGATCATCCGCTTTGCCGAGGTCATCTTTTTATCATCAATACTCCTGGCGGTTCGGCTTGGGCTAAGAACGATTATGCACTTGCTATCGACTATGCCCACTCCAAGGGTCAGAAGACCATCGCCCTGGTAGATGGTATGTGTGACAGCGCAGGTATGTATCTCGCTTCTCTTTGCGATGAGCGATATTACATGAACCCGAAGGATGAAATTGGTTGTATCGGCGTGATGGCTGCCTTCTATACTTTGGCTAATGGCTCAAAGGATAAATACACAGATGAGACTTATCACGAGGAGTATGACCCGGAGTCATTCGACAAGAATAAGGCTTACCGTGACATCGCCAACAAGAACAACAGCAAGGAACTCGTAAAAGAGCTTGCCGAACTGGGTGTTGAGTTCAGAGCTGATGTAAAAAAGGCTTGCCCTAACGCAAAAGATGAGCATCTTCATGGAAAGATATTCAGTGCTGAAGACGTGAAGGGAATCCTTATGGACGACCAGTCTACCTTTATGGGTTGCGTTCAGCGCTGCTTCGCTCTCTACAACGGCACCGCCGAGCCTATCAACCGAGAGGCTTCTATCCAAAAGCCGGAACCGGAAGAGAACACCCCGGAAAGTCAACATTCAACATTCAACAATCAACATTTATCAAATAACCAAAATCAAATCAATATGGCAAATTATCCAAAGATCAACGCCGCTTGCGGTATGCAGGATGGTCAGCAGATTGAGGTGAAGGAGGATGGCGCATTCATGAATGCCCCATTGCTCGACACCCTCGAAGCTCATCTCGCATCGCAGGAGCAGGCTGTGGCTGATGCAAAGCAGAAAGCCACCACAGCAGAGCAGAGTCTTGCTGACCTTCAGGCAAAGCACGACGCACTCGCTGAGACCATCGCCCAGAAGGACGAGGAAATCAAGAACCTGAAAGAGGCAAAGGCTAAAGCCGATGAGGACATCAAAGCCCTCAACGATGCAAAGGCAAAGGCTGATGAGGAGAAGGCTAAGGTAGATGAGGAGTTGAAGACCGCCCAGGCTTCACTCGCTACTGCCCAGCAGACCATCGCCGACAAGGACGCTCAGATCGCTGAGTTGAATGAGAACCCAGGTGAGGAGCCAGCACAGGGTGCAGCACCTCAGAATAACGGTGAGGGCGCAAAGGCTCAGAACCTCCGTGAGTTCGACCCATCGAAGTATAAGACCAATGCCGAGCGCAAGGCAGCCTTCGAGCGTTTCAAGCGAGGCGAGGAGTAACCCCTCCAGCATCAGGATAACACTAAGTATTCAGGTTAAAACATTCTTATTCATTTTTTAATTATTATTTGAAATTATGGCAACACTTCCTAAAGATTTTATCGGCACTACTGCCTTGCAGCACGTAGCCGAGCAGGTAACTAAGGAAATCCTCATGGGTCCAGGTTACACCGATGCAGAGGAGATGGACCGCTTGGGTATCGACATCGTTTCCGGTGTTCAGTATAAGCGCACCATCCATATTCTGCTCCGCAAGGGTGGTACCACCCGCCGTAAGGACGTTCACACTAAGGTGAACAGCGAGGTAGGTTTCTTGAAGGAGCGCACAATTACAGTGAAGCTCGCTTGGGATCATTACACTGATAACATCGACAAGTACTGCGAAACTGTATTCGGCACAGACGCACAGGGTCAGTACCCTCTCGCTACCGAGGCTGCTACTGCTATCCTCGCCAACTATGCCGACAACTTGACCGCTTGCTTGTGGAATGGTGATATTGCTCTTGATAAGGGTGATGAGAACACACCAGCTTCAGAGCAGGCTATGGCTCTCTATGATGGTTTCCATACCTGTATCAAGCACGACATCGAGGACGGTCTTATCAGCGAGGCTAACGGCAACTTGATTCATTGTGAGTCAATCGACAAGCCTTCTGACAACAACGACTCTACTTCATACGACAACTTCCTGGCATGGCACCTGAAGTGGGATGCTCGTCTGCGCAAGCAGAACGTTTTCGTTTACATGAGCGAGTTGACAGCTCAGTACATCGCTGCAGGTTACGCCAACAAGTTCCACGGCAACTTCAAGGTTGAGTACGAGGACGGCGGTAACTTCAAGCTTCCAGGTCTCTCTCGTGTAACTCTCTGCCCTATCGCAGATTTCGGTGAGGGTGATCGTATGTACGTTACCATCCCTAAGAACTTCGTTTACGCAGTTGACTCTGAGGGTAACAAGACTTACGTAGGCGTTAAGGTCGGCACAGACGACGATATGCGCGACATCCAGTTCCAGATTCAGTCAATCCAGGGTGCAGGTGTCCGCAATCCGTTCAAGTACGCTTTTGCAATGTCAGACGGCGACCTTGCATCTACCGAGTATGTGGCTGGTGACTACACCAACTCTAACCTCGTAGTAACAACCGCAATGGAGGATGCTTCTACGGTTACAGATGGTAAGGTAAAGATAAACGGCGCAGAGTACACTAAGCCAGTAGCCACAACCCCTAACCAGGTTATCACCCTGGAGGCAGAGAACGGCACAACCGATACCTTCTCTTACTGGAGCTTCGGCAACAAGAAGATTACGGATAAGAAGATTCAGTTTGCTGCTACCGGCGCAAGCATGGGTGTCACCGCATTCTTCAAGAAGGCCTAACCCTCCCTCTCCTGCCCCCGTCCCCAGTGATTCCATCGCTGGTCCAACCGGGAAAAGGCAGTCCTCTATAAATCCTCGGCGGCGGTCGCCTGACCTGGCGGAATATGGCTTCCGCCGCCATTTCGTTTAATCATCAAAAAGATACAATTATGACAGAAACTGTAACATGCCCAGAGATCAAGGATATTCTCTCCGAGAATGAGTGCTTGGAAAACTTCGGCGGTCTTGGCGTAAACGTATATGTCTTTATCAAGAGTGACCTTGCTGCCCCTCTCACACCAGAGGCAGGTAAGAACACCTATGCAGCGCTGACTGCTGCGTCCTTCAAGAAAGGTAAGGGTCTCTACAAGTTTGAGTGCCAGGATGGCGGTCAGGGTCACACCTGGGAAAACTTGGGCTTCAGAAAGGGCTTTAAGCAGACTTTGGACTACGTTCTTGAGAGCGTAAGTGCTGCTTCTGCGTATGTGGCTCGTGGTATCAATAACAACAAGTGTGGTTACATCATCGAGGATGGTGATAAATCTATCATCGTTTATGACAAGCAGCACGATTTCAAGTACGACTCAGGTAATATCAAGGGTGATACAGGTAAGAAGCCAGAAGATGACCGTACCATCACCCTGAGCGGCACCCTCAGCCCTACAATGTATGGCCGTTATGAGATTGCCACACCAGAAGCTGGCTGGGATTCTCTCTGCAACGGCGTAGGCACAGCGGGGGAAGTGTAGGCGGAACTGATGAGAGCGAAACCGCTTCCGCCTCTGAGCAGCCATCTAAGCGCAGCAAACAGGTAGCATCCATCAACGATGAAACTACCTTGCCTGACGCAAACGATGAATAATCGCTCCCCTATCCAATGAATTCCATTGGCAATTTACTCTATAAATCGAAGCCTCGGTATTGATCCTTAGTAAAATAAGGCAAGATACCGGGGCTTTTCGTATTTAAAACTGCACATATCTTTCATTTTTTAAATCTCTTATTCCATAATTAGATTTTTTAATGCAAGATGCGTTTCCGCATAGAATATTTTTCTTATTTTTGCAGCATGAAATTTTAATATATATAATGGAACTAAAAGAGTAAGAGATTATGGAACTAAGACATTTACGTTCGTTTGCGTATGTGGCAGAGACGCTTTCTTTCAGCATCGCCGCCTCCCGATGCTTTGTTACCCAATCAGCCATCAGTCAGCACATCAAGGCTTTGGAGGACGAACTGAGCTGCAAGCTGCTGATACGCACATCGCACAGCATCATGCTCACCGAGAACGGGGAGGCACTTCTGCCCCGTGCCAAGGAAATACTGAAGTTGACGGAAGACTGCAAGGAGCATATCAATGCACTCAACAACTGCATGACCGGAGAACTGCGCATCGGTGTAGGTTCCTTTATTGCTCCCTATATCCGTGTGGCTGCACTTATATTCATGGAGCGATACCCTAACGTAAGAGTGAATGCCGAATTTTCCAAGGCAACGAGTCTGAACCGCCTGTTAAGAGACCACATGTTGGATCTCGCCTTTACGATGAACGAAGCTTATACCAACGAGGGTATCGAGACCCAGCCCTGCATCCCATTCAGCATTTGTGCCATCATGCGAAATACACACCCCCTTGCCAGGAAAGACAAGGTAACATACGATGACCTGCTGAAGCACGGCATCATCATGCCCGATGTAGGCGAACGTGTTTTCAACACTTTTCAGCAATACCTGCAGAACGATCTCACCAAATTAAACGTAAAATGTATCGTCAGCGACCCCGACGAAGACCTTGCCATCGTAGAAGATACCCACCTGGTTACTTTCATGCCGAAGCTGTATCTGAAGAACCACCCTACCCTTATAGCCCGTCCTATCCTGGGCATAGACGATGGATTGATGAGCAATGCCCACTGGATGCGGGATGTGCCTATGAAACGTTCGGCACAACTCTTTCTCGACATTATCAGGGATGAAGCCATTCCGTATATCAAGGCTTTGGAAGAAACCATGTAGCTTAGTACAAAGGTACATCTGTACTTCAGTACTTCAGTACGTTAGTACTTTTTCTTATCTGTCTATTAGTGTTCCTGCTTTCTGATTTTTCCGCAAGAACATCTAATGAAAACCACTTTTCTGTTTACCTCATTCATGTTACCTTTGCATACGATTCCGATATTGGAAGAATTTAAACACAAAAAACTATGCAGGTAAAAACGAATGATGGCAACTATGATGTTGCCAGCAAAGGGCTTGGTAATACCGCCCTTGGACTTGGTATCGCAGGTTTGGCTACCAGTTTGCTGGGTGGCGGTGCATCCTTGTTTAACCTCGGTAGAGGCAACAATGGTATGACTGCCAATCCGAGTGATCCGGATGCACGCTTTGTAACCAAGGGTGAGACCAACCTTATTCAGGAGAACTCTACATTGAAGACGGAACTGGCTATCCAGAAGAGTGAGAACTATACCGACAAGAAGATGGTAGATGTTACTCAGTATCTTGACGGTAAGATTCGCCAGCTCGAAAACAAGGTGGATGCCAACAAGGATGCACAGCAGGCGGTCAACGCACAGCAGATGGCATATAATGCCGCTGCCAACGCCAACATCGACGTGCTGAAATCGCAGGTGGCTTCACTTTTGAATGTTACTAAGTTGATGATTCCATCGGGCAATGTTTGTCAGATGGGATGCGGATGCGCTTGTAACCAGTAACCGTATTTTCGGATAAAAGGAAGAAACGATATGGATTACAAGAACTCGCAAATCCTGGCAGCGGTGGTGTCCGAATGGGCACGCCCTGCCATCTCTCAGATAGCGGCTGGCAATCTGATGCACTTGCCTATGCTCCAGTCTCTCCAGGCTACCATCGGCAGCATGGGACTGGTGAGCGGCAACTATTCTCTGCAAGCCGATATAGAACCGATGATTCAGCCTGTGGTCAATGCGCTTGTTACTCCGATGCTCGCCAAGTATTTCGGGAACATTCCCGAAGAGAGCATTCCGCAGATGGCGCACGATGTGGTAGAGCAGCTTCGCTACAAAGGACCGCTCTCTATCCTGGAGGGTGTAATAACATTTGACGAGGAGGATCTTGACGAACTCGCCGACCTTCTTCAGAAGAACCTTCCGGTAGAGAATGCGCAGGGCTATCAGGTGAAACATTAATGCGGCGGTGAAGTCGTCGCTCTATTAAAACAGAAAAGACTATGAATAAAAGAACAATTCCAGCCTGCATCATGGCTACGCTTGCAGTAGGTGCAACCGCCACTGCTCCATATTATGATGTAAATATCACGCAGCAGCTCTGTGCTCCTTCATGCGTGGACGAGACTCCGGTTTTCAACCCTCAGTTCTCTGTAAAGAGTATTGCCAACGTGGGTACTTCGCAATATCTCATAACCATTCACTTAGAGGGTGTTATCAGTTACGTGCCTTGTAACTGCGGCTCCTGCTGCACCCGCTCGCAGGTAGTAAGTCAGGATTTCACCATTCCTGTTTTCTCTGCTACGGCAATCACTAACGTTACCACATCTCTTGGCAGCGTGAAAAACCGTCTTGTCAAGGTAGCCTGTTGTTCCTGCAGTAAGACTTTCGTGTGCGATGCTCCTTTAACGCTCACCATCGCATGACTATCCACTAACAAAAGGAAAGGTAAAAGACGATGAAGTATATTCAGTTGATAGATGAAGCCCGTGCTCACGGCGTGGCTACCGAGAAGAAGATGATGGAGGCGATGGAGCAGTTGAGTTGCGACCTCGCCTCCTTAGAGGAAACAAATCCGGAATTGTACTGGTGCATCCTCCGTCACCAGCACGCAGTGTTCTATGATCGCCATTACAGTGAGAAAATGGCCAACCATGATGTCTGCCATCTTGTGTACAGCAAGAAAGGTGAGAATGGCGAATTGGCAGGAACCGGGGCGCATTGGACCAAATCGCAGATAGCGAATGCCACCAAGGGTATGAAGTTCCGTGAAAAGGTGAACGATTGGGATAAGTATGTTGCCTTCAATGCCATGTACGCTGACCTGTGCAGCGATATGACAGAAGATGAAATTATCAAGGCAGCTTATCTCTTCTATTTCCAGGATGCAGACTGGCAACCCGAAGAAGACGATTGTACCAAGATATGGGACTATATGTCCGCTCACGCTACGATGTAGTTTGTTTTGATGTAGGTAATATGTATTTCGCACTAGCGAGTGCAAGTATTAAAAGTAAAAAGATTGGGATAACATTTTTTGAAGCCTCTTTGCGCCTACAAAAGCCGCAGGGAGGCTTTCTTTGTCCCCATCATCTTTTTAGAATTTGCTATCTTTGCCATCAGAATAAAAACGATAAAACAGAAAAGATATGGCAAAGATTCAACCTCTTGCAGATTTTATTCTCTCTTTCGAGGGAGGTTACGTCAACCACCCCAATGACAAGGGCGGTCCTACCAACATGGGTGTAACCATCAAAACCTGGCAGACCCAAGGCTACGACAAGAATAATGATGGCCGCATAGACGCAAAGGACGTGAAGCTTATCACAAAAGCCGATGCTATCTCCATCCTTCGCCGTTGCTACTGGAACCGATGGAAAGCCGACGGTATCAAAGACCAGAGCATCGCCAACATCCTGGTAGATTGGGTATGGAGCAGCGGTACCCCTGGCATCACCATCGTGCAAGCCATGTTAGGCGTAACAGCCGATGGCATCGTAGGCAAGAAAACCCTCGCTGCCCTCAATAGTCAGAACCCCAAGCAGTTCTTCGAGCGCATCAAGGCACGCCGCAAGCAATACATCGCCGGCATCATCGCCAAGCACCCTAGTCAGAAGGTTTTCGAGGCAGGCTGGCTCCGTCGCCTCAATGCCATCAGTTACGGCAGTCTCATCGCCAATGGCGGAAAGAAAATAAGTTTTTAAAAATAAAATAATAAAAGATTTATGGCAAGTTACAATGGAAACATTGACCTTTTGGCACTGAATGGAGCCAAGGTCTTAGTAGGTATCGATGAGAAGAATGCGCAGCGTCCTTACGTCTGCATTCCTATCGATGTGAACGAAATTCGAGTAGATACATCAAAGAATGATGCAAGTAAAACTCAGGCAAAACTGAGAGTTAACATCTGGCCTTTCAATGAGGCGTATAAGAATAAGATTCGCCAGAGTGCAGCCGAGCGTGGCGATACCCAGGTGAGTGTACCAACCCACGAAATGCAGCTCTCGTTCTCCACCGAGTACGTCAAAGCAGTAGCCAAGGCATTCCCGAAACTCGTAGAACTGGTGAAGGAAGCCAACAAGGAGCGAGACCCTGAAATCGTAAATCAGGATTTCAACGACGAGAACTCTCACCTCTTCAAGGCAATCCGCACCCGCATGAATAAGCGCATCGCCAGCCTCTATCAGCCACAGCCTACCGCCCAGCAGCAGACGTACCCACAGCAAGCCTACGGAGCCGCCGGCAATGCTACCGCCTATGTACCGCCAGCAGATGGAGGCAATGATTATTCATCAATGCCAGGTTACGATGATCCGAACAGCGACCTGCCATTCTAAAGGTTTTATTAAATGTTGAATGTTGAGTGTTGAATTAGGCTAGCGCCCTTGAGTCCGTGAGGCAACTCAACATTCAACATTCAACAATCAACATTAAATTTAACGCTTATGCAAGAACAAATAAATCTTACAATTCCAAAGGGCTGGAACCAATGCACCCCTTCCCAGCTAGAGCAGATAGCCCTTATCATGCTGGAGCAGATAGAGAAAGCCAAGGCAGACCGCTACCATCCTTTCGATATGCAGAAGGTGAAGATAGCCGTCTTCTTCCTCTTTGCCGGGATAAGCATCAATGCCTACCCCGACCCTCGTCTGCCTATCAATGAGCAGCACTACCTGGTAAGCATAGAGCCGCAGAAGAAGAGCCTCCTGAAGAAGCTCCTCTACCTTTGCGCCCCCGTTTCCAGCGATTCCATCGCTGGTCCCCAGTCGGCTATCCACTTCCCCCTCTATCTTTGGCAGCTCAATTATTGGCTCTCCCCGAAAGCCAAGACCGATGATAAGACCTCCCCTGAGTATATCGCTCAGGGTGCAGGTCTTCTCGACTGGCTGGATGCAGATAGCGGCAACTTCCTCACCCGCTTCCCCTATCCATCTATCCGGCAGAAATCCAAGTGGTACCGTCGCGCAAAAGCCTTCCGTGGTCCTAACCCCGACCTCGATGGTTTCTCCTGGCAGCAATACCGTTTCGCTAGCGATATGATGCAGACCTACACCCGTTTGGACAATAATCTGATAAAGATGAAGAAGATGGATAAATTCTCCGAGGAACAACTCCAGACGCAAGCCCAGAGTGTAGCCAGCGCCAGAAACATGTTCCTTGCCACCATCTTCAACACCACCACCCAGTACATCGACCCGACAACAGGCATCACGAAGTACGATTTTCATTATGAGTCGAAGCAGTTCACCGAGAACGCAGGTTATTTCGTCAAATACCCGGAAGCCAACTGGCAGGTTATCCTCTTCTGGTGGAGCGGCATCATGCACACCCTAGCCCATCGCTACCCTCACGTTTTTAAGGTGCAGAAGGTAGATAATAAAAAGCCGCAAACCCCGATGGAAATCTACACAGCCACCACCGCCACGATGCAGAAGTATGCCGGCTTAACGGAAGACCAGGTCAACACCCAATCCTATTCTCTCGTTCTCGAACACTTAGAGAGGTTATCAAAAGAGAATGAAGAAATGGAAAAGATGAGGAGAAGCAAATGATAGATGTTAAGGCATCTGTATATCCTTTGAGTCATAAGCAGGAATGGAAGAAATGGTGGGCTTTCTCCTGCACTCAGAGCCACCGATTACAAATGCCCACACTGCATAAGGATAGAGTATGAATAACCATCGTTTTTACCAATATCCACGAGGCGAGAATAAGGGCGGTATTCTAGATACAGATCTCTGCCCTACCATTACCATTAATTCGTGGGAGCAGAACGTTTTTCTGATAAAGAAATATGAATAATAAAAATCAACCTCAATACAAGCGAGGCACGATTATCAAGACCGGAAAGCGGTATGGTTTTTATCCCGATGGTTCTCTCTATCGGATATACTCCACCTCTGACCGTCCGTTTCTTGAAATCGTGGATATAGAAGGTAAGACCTTTCTGCGCATCCGTCAGGCAACAGAGTTAGGTTATACCGATTGTCCTGCACCAGGTGCAGCCGATTTGAATTACCCTACCTCCGCATTAAGACGTAGCCGCACCGTTGGGGATGGTAAATTGGTAAATGCACTCACGGCTGCAAGCAGCAACCCGTTTGTGTTTGTAGAATTATAACCCGTAGCAACAATACGCCCTGAAGGGGCAGAAGCTCCTAGCCCAGGGCAGCGCCCTGGGTAATCATAGCAATCAGCAAGTCGCCCTGTAAGGGCAAAAGCTTTAAAATAAACGATTTATAGAGCAAAAACAAGATGATAACAAAATTCAATTTCAAGGATAAGACCATTAAGTCTTATGCCATCCGAAAGCTGACACCTTTCGAGTGTTTCAGATTGATGGGTGTGCGTGATGACGTTATCCGCATGATGCAGAGTACCAATGCCCAGGCAGCCGAGCGAGTAGCTGGCTATAAGAGCAAGGGAAAGGCAGAGGATATGGCGGTATCGGCTAGTCAGCAATACAAGCAAGCTGGAAATTCTATCGTGGTAGATGTGCTCGCAGCCATCTATCAGCAACTCTGGTATCCGAAAGAGCCAAAGCGTGAGGCACAGACCTCATTCTTTGCCGATTTCTTCCCAGAAGACCAACTCCCTACCTATCCGGTAGATAAGAACCATGGTGAGAAACTTATCCTCACCACCTTCTCCGGTTACGACTCGCAGTTGATGGCAGCCGATGTTCTCGCCCAGCAGCACCCTGATTTCCGCTGGACGTGCGTAGGCTGGAGCGATATAGATAAGTATGCCTGTCAGATGCACAACCTCATCTTTCCGCAGTTTGCTGACAAAGCCTTGGGCGATATAACTAAAATCGACTGGCAGCAAGTAAAGAATAATGTGGGGGGGCAAGAAATCGACCTTTTTACCTATTCTTCACCTTGTCAGGATATATCGCAAGCCGGCAAGCAGATGGGCTTGAAGGAAGGTTCCGATACCCGTTCGGCATTATTGTGGCGAGTAGCCGATGCCGTGGAAGTGTTGCATCCGAAGTATCTGCTTCAAGAGAATGTGGCAGCCCTGGTAAGCGAAAAGTTTATGCCAGATTTTCTGAAGTGGCTTGATAAACTTTCTTCTCTCGGCTACGTAAGCCGATGGGCAAGACTCAATGCCAAAGACTATGGTGTTCCGCAGAACCGCGACCGAGTTTTCTGCCTCTCAATGAGAAAAGATGTAGCCTTCGATTACCAGTTTCCCGACCCAGTTCCGCTGAAAAGAAAGCTGGAAGATGTGTTGCAGGAAGAAGTAGATACAAGGTTCTTCCTGAAAGATGAAGCCGTCAGCAAGTTCCTCCAGGCAAACGATAAAGACACCTGCGTCTTCCATCAGTTCGAGATAGAGCCGAGCCACGAGAATGCAATGGCATTGAAAGCCATCCTCACTCTTTATATAGAAGAGGCGCATCTTTGGAATTGCACTCCAAAAGAACTGCAGGAGAAGATTTCTTCTGCTCACGAGGACATCATCATGCCGCTGTTCAATGGCTGGAAAGAGAACGGCAAGTTCGCAAATTCTAAGTTGGAAAGTATGTATCATCAGTTTTTGGAGAAGAAATGAGCAAGAAAAAGATTCGCAATAAGATGCCGAAATGCACTCAGTGCTCTGCATCTCTTAATTTCGTTGGTAATGAAGAGTATGGAGATAATGGTTATAAGTATCTTTATCATTGTCCGAATTGCGGTGCAGACTTAGAGGTTTTTGAACCTTTGGAAGAAGATAAACCCCAATATCCATTTTGGCAATGATAAAGGTAAGTTCTTTAAACCCGGACCCTATCTATCTTGTAGTAAGCAGATGTTTGAAATCACAGTATCAGCGAACCTCGATAGTAAACTTTCTGAAGGCTACAGGCGGTAGGGCTGCAACGGCTGTAATAGTAAGATATGATTAAAGGTTTATTTTCATTAAGCATACATCATTTAATGCCGATAAACGTAGATAACGATTGCTTTCACTGTCCGGTCTGCACTCATTATCATAAGCTGGCATTATCCGATATTCTTCCTGGTTTAAAACGTAGGTGTAATCGTGAGGGTGCTGTAATTGTAGAAATATAGAACTATGAATAGTAATCGCATTATCATCCTCGGCTCTTATAGTCCATCCCAAAATGGCATTATCGTGCACCCGAAAGGTATTGCCCTTTGCCTTACTGGTGGTGGCAAAGGGAACGATGTAGATAAACCGAAAATATTATTAGAGTATGAATAAGGTTATAATAGATAAAGGCAGCATTCCTCCTTCTGAAGAGAAAGAGGATGATCCTAATGATATGCCACCTTTCGTATTAATAGAATATGATTAAGATATTAGCCATTCACGAGGCAAGAACAGAGCACGCCAAGGAAGTACGCAAGCAGACTGGCACCAACGATTATCGTGATAAAGCCATCTTCTTTCGTGACAGCTTCCTGATGCAGTGTATCGGTACCTTCCATACAAAAGATAATCTTCTTGCCTTCAGATATGAATAAAGAAAAGTTATGAACGGAAATACATACGATAGTAGTAGGTATGCTGAATACGCCTCCGTTTGATAAGCGTTTCCAGCTGGAAAAACGAGTGTATGCTGTAAAAGGCATAGCACCTGCTTGTAATACATGTGGGGGTGGTGGACTTCAGCCCAAGATATTTGTGGAGTATGATTAGGCAAGCAATTATTACCCACTATCGAACCGAGGAAGCGAAGGCATATCGTAAGATACACGGCGACAGAGGCGGTTGCCGTTATCAGGATAAATACCATCGTCCAAGCCCATCCCCCTGGAGTAACTGCATTTCCACCGTAACAAAAGATAATCTTTTATGGCAGCAATACGAATAAGAACCTGCGCAAGCAGAGGCAGAGCAGATGGAGATTGGTATTCCAATCCTCACTCCCAAAGGTTAGAAATCGGGGGGGGGTATCAGTAACGCCATCTCCTCCATCGCCAAGGATTTTATGATCATCATTAATTATGAGTAGAAAAAGAAGCAACAGAAAGGACTTAATAAGAATGAAGTGGAGAGAGGATGATACTATCCGCTTTTACCGCGATGTGTCCGATAAGCGAGGCGTAAGCGAAATGGTAATCAATACCCCATCCTATCCAGCTTATTCCGTCATTTCCGGTAATGTAGCCTATGTCCTTATCCCCCTCTAGCCTCCGTTCCCAGCGATTCTATCGCTGGTCCCAATCTCTCTTTGTCCCCGCTAAAACCATAAAAAGCCCTAATTTTACACTCGGAAAAAGAGAAAAGCGGGCGCGCGTATATCGCCGCCCTTCTCTCTTCCATTACATTCAGGATAACATATAAAAAAAGAAACGCAAAATGGCAAGCAAAAACAAAAACAGAGTAACCAACCTGCAGCAGCTCCAAAATCGTAGTGAGGAACTGAAAGATGCAGGCTATGTAGCCGTTCGCCCGGATGCCTTTACACCGCTTAAAAATGGCGGCGGTAAAGTCTTCTCCTGGAACGACTACGTCCACAGCATGCTCCTTACCACAGCCGGTATGTCGGCAAGCGGTGGCAACGCAAGCGGTTCTGCAGCACGTCAGCAAGTCTCCTCTATCTTTGCATCAAGTGGCGGCGAGAACCTGGGCAAACCAAAAGGCGTAGGTACCGAAGGCTTAGGCTTTATGGAATGGGGTATGGCCAACAGACTGCCAAATCTTATCTGGCTGCTCTCCCGCATGTCGCCTTTTACCGCAGCAGGAGTAGATTACATCAAGAAGATACTGGTAGGTCGCGGTCCCGCAGCCAAGTATCACTACACCCAGTACGTTGGCGGTAACATCACAGAAAAATATATCCCTTACGAGAGCGCAGGAGTCCTGCTCCGAGGTCAGATAGCTGACCTGAAAGCCAAGGAAGAGGCAGCCGCCGAAGCCAAGCGCCAGAACGAGCAGCAGAACCAGAACGGGCAGTCTCAGCAGGAGGAGTCACCGTTCCCTGCGATTTCATCGCAGGTTTCCTCATCCTCCGATGAAGGGGAAAGCGAGGAGATGAAATCTCTGAAAGAAGCTCTCCGCAAATGGGAAGAAACCAATGCCCAGCTTCGTGATTTCCTGGAAAACAACGATCTTATGCAGACCTTCCTCGACCTGGCAGGAGATATGGCTCTGATGTCACAATGCTTTGTAGAGCTCCAGCTCAATCAGCGTTCCCTCGACGAGAACGGCAAGGCCGTTCCTACTGCACAGTGGACTCCGAAGGTGATCGGTCTGAAGCACCGCAGCATCTTCACTACCCGACTGGAGCGCATGGACGAAAACTACCGCATCAACTATGCCTACGTCAGCAACCAATGGCTCGACCCAACCCAATACGTCGGTGTGCAGAAAGAGGAAGACCGCAAGATAGCCGCTATCCCTTATCTCCCTACCACATCAGCCGTGAAGGATTTGCAGCGCAAGATACGCGAGGCACGTCAGAAGAACGTAAGCCGCAAGAAACGCCCTACCCGCTTCATCATGTCGCCAAGAGATTTCGGCGGCCCCTACTATGCCGATGCCCTTTGGCACTCTATCTTTGCCGGCAGCATCTTCGAGTATGCCTTCACCATCGTAGATGACCGCCTTACCCGAAAGCGCAACAGCAACATCATCGGTAGAGTTATCTATATCCATCAGGACTATATCAGCAGGCTCTATCAGCAGCAGGGTGAGAAGAAAAAGAAAACCCAGGGCGAGATTCAGAACGAAATCTTTACCTCTATCAACACCTGGCTCTCTAACCCCGATAATGCAGGTCAGGCGCTCATCTCTTCTGCCTTCACGGGCAGCGATGGGAAAGAGCACAAAGCTTGGGAAATCGTGGAAATCGAAACCAAGGCAAATGATCAGGCGAATGCCGACAAAACCGAGTTGCAGGAAATAAGCAGCATCATCTTCTTTGCCATGGGTCTTGATGCAAAGCTCATCGGTAATACTCCTGGCGATACAGCATCATCGGGCGGTACCGACCTGAGAGAGCGTTTCCTGGTGAAGCAAATCCAGTTTGCTCCATTGCAGCAGTTGATGATACGCCCACTGGAAGTTTTGAGCCGCTTCAACGATTGGGACGAGCATCTGGTATGGCAGATAGATAGAGAGGTATTGACTACCCTCGATAACTCGAAGACCGGAGTGGCGAAACAGGGGCAGGAATAATGTTGAATTTTGAGTGTTGAATGTTGAATTAGGCATACGCCATCGAGTCCGTGAGGCAATTCAACATTCAACATTCAACAATCAACATTAAAATAAACATTCAACATTCAACACTCAACATTAAAAAGATATGATACTCTTCACGAATCAAGAACTCAGGCTTCACCTCCCCAGCAATGCCGTGGACGATGTAGCCAACCTGCAGGGTATGCTCGACAATAGCGAAAAGGACTTTTTGAAACCTCGCCTGGGAGCATCTCTATACGACCGTCTCAGCAAGCAGTATGCGAGCATAGAACCCTCAGTCTTCTGCGATGCTGTCGGTGATGGTACCTACGTCAACGACCCATGGAATGAGCTTCTGCTTTATGCGCAGCGCATGATTGTGAATGATGCGATGGCACAGAACATCGAGAAGCAGGCACTTTCTGTGAATGGCTCCGGTATCAACGTAGCCTCCAGCAACGACTATGCCGTAGCCACCGACAAGCAGATAGCGCAGGGCAAGGAAAGCTACCGCCAGTCGGCCATGACCTCGCTCAATAACCTGCTTTCCCTCTTGGAGGGATGGGCAAAGGAAGTGAATACTCCTATGCCTATCGAGGCAGCGGGCGATGATACAGAAGGAACAGATGAAGGAACCGATAGCGGTAAAGATGATGCAGCCGAAGCCGAGAAGAAACGGCATGAAGCGATAGAGGAAATCGTAACCCTTTGGCAGGAGAGTAAGTACTATTACTACCATCGAGATCTGCTTTTCCCTACCTGCGAGTCTTTGCAGCCGTATCTCGATATTTACGGCAACAGAGATAAGTTTGTGCGTCTCATCCCCGATATGCTTTTCATTCAGAGCGAATACCTGGAAGAAGCATTTGGCGAAGATTTCATACCTCGTCTCCTGCAAGCCGATGAGAACGACAAGATGCTGAAGAAGGCACGTCAGCTTGTAGCCGCCTATCTCAAGGAGCGTACATCAGTTATCAACTTCGATAAGTTGACCCGATCCACGGCGCATAACGATGCCATCACCGTAAGGGAAAGCATTCATCGGTTGCTGAAGAAGGAGGAAGCCGAAGCGCAAGCGAAACTCGATGCAGCCAAAGCCGATAGCGCTGCAGAAGGCAGCACCCCTTCATCATCAACGAGTAACGCCTCCAGCGCTTCATCATCGGATAGCAGGGACGGCAGCGAAGGTTACGACAACAACCAAAAAGGTTCTCGTATCTTCGTCACCCCTATCTTGTGTTGAATGTTGAGTGTTGAATGTTGAATTAGGCGTACGCCATCGAGTCCGTGAGGCAATTCAACATTCAACATTCAACAATCAACATTAAAAAAACTATTCTTAATTTTCAAATAAACAACAAAAACAAGGATTTATGGAAAATTTATCATTACAGGAAATCATCAACATTTTGAAACCTGCCATTGGTGCAAGAATGCTTACCCAGGAACAGAAGGATGCTTATGAGCAGGGATTGTCTCTCCTGGAAGGTGCAAGTAATGCACACTCGTTTATCGAGAACTCACGCAAGTTTAAAGATTATCATCGCCGTACCCGACAGATGATAGCCTATCTGAACAGCTACAGCAACTCTCAAGCCAACGCTGCATCATCTGCTACCGACAAGCGACGTGTTGGCCGACCTACCAAGCAGGAACAGGCTGAGTATGCCGAACTTCAGAAAAAGAAAGCCCTGGAAGAGGCGAAGCAGTCTCTCTTCCCTATGCTGAAACCGGACACCACCCTGCAGCCGCTTACCTATAATGGTATCGTAGCCAACCCTAACGGCGAAAGTATCGCTGCCACCATGCCCAACCTGATGCAGTTGCGTCCGTTCCTCTCTACCGCCCTTCAGGAGCAGGTGAACACCGTGCGTGACCTCCGTAGCGAAATGGCAAGCAAGGCAGAACAGGCTAAGACCAGGGCTGAAGCCAACGAGAAAGCCATCTCTCAAGGCAAAAGTGCCGTCTACACCGAGGATGAGATTGCCGCTCTCGCCACAAGAGCCGTAGAAATCGGAAGCGATATTCTTCCAGAAATCTTTAAGGCTGTAGATAGAGAGATGGGCGAGTGCTATCTGCGACTGAGCGAGAAGACCGGAGACCCTGAATATATCGCCTATGTAAAGAAGACCTTTACTGTGGATCCTCAGACTCTCCGCACTCAGTTTAAGCCTTTCTACGAGAAGGCGCAATCCCGTGACCCTCATTTTGCCGAGCAGGTAGCCGAGAAGATTGCCAACGACCGCCCAGAAGTAAAGGCAGCTCGTGATGCAGCCGCTAAACACAAGGCAGAAGCCGATGCTCGCATTAAGTATATCCTTCGCAAGGATAAGCCATCTACCCAGACGAGAGTGAAAGGCATCAAGGAGCGTATAGATCAACTTCGCCAGGATTATTCTGACATCGTGACCGAAGAGGAGCTTTCCGGCTATGAAGCTATTCTCACCAAAACTATAGAAGAAGCCAAAGAGGATCCCGAAGCGTAGCGCTATGCGTAATGTTGAATGTTGAGTGTTGAATGTTGAATTAGGCATACGCCCTTGCGTCCGCTAGGCTAATTTAACATTCAACACTCAACATTCAACATTTTTATGTCCCCCCTAATAAGAAAAAACCTCCTATCTTTGCCCTATAAACAAAGAAGAAAAGCAATATGGCAAAGAATAAAGAAACCCCAGAACAGCGCACGCAGCGTTTCAAGACCCTTTGCGTCAATATCCTCGCCCAGAGCGGCAACTGCCAGGAATCCCAGCATGCCTTCAAAAGCACACAGAGCATTCCAGATATGTGCGAGGCATGGCGTAAATACTGGCATGGATTAATCACCGAGGTACCGCAGCAGGTAATCGATGCCTTCAAAGCCGTATATCCGGAGTTTAAATCAGATATTAACAAGGGCGGTATTTTCTATAATGAAGATTCGCCCACCGGTACCGTCCTTGTAGGCGATACAGACGAGGAAATCCACCTCTACTCCTCCCGAAAGATATACGTCTTAGGCAAGGCACACGTTATCCTCCATAATGCGGCTACCGCCCTCGTGATGAACGAAGGCTGCAAGGTAGAACTCCTGGATGGCAGCAAGGCAACCATCAAGGCAGGTTACGGCATCGCCCGAAACTATGCCCACCTGGTAACGGGAAACGAGGCAGAAAGCTACGACCAGAGTGTAGTCTTCATCACCGATGGCACCCTTCACGACCATGGGCATCAGAAAATCAATGCTTTTGGTACGGCAACCATTGATACCTTCACCAATCGCCTCATAGATTTATACGATAACGCTAAAATAGAAATCAGAAAATGAACTCACATCTTACGATATTGATAAACGACAAGCCGGTAGCTTTGCCCGATGATTTCTCAATAGATATTGAGGACCAGAACCCCGTGTTCAACGATACGGAAATGTTCTCCTATCCTTTCTCTATTCCGCTAGACGGCAACCGATGGCTGGTAAAGAACATCGAAGATGTTCATGCAGCGGTAAAAGCCGTGAACATGGAGCATCTTCCTACCCGTATTCATGCCGATGGATTGCCTTTCCGCAGCGGAACCCTGGTAATGCAGGATGGTGAGGAGATAACCAATTCTCTCTCTATGAACATCGATGCCAGCACGCAGAGTTTCAGCGAGCTTATCAGCGACCTGCAGTGTCGTGATATCCAGGTAAAGGACCAGATTATTATTGGTGAGAAAATCGGTAATGTAAGGGTGGATATTGAGAGTGATCCTGTGGTGAAAGTAAATGTTTTTGTTACTGGAGGCAAACATAAGGACGATAAGACCGAAACTCACGAAATTAGGGCAGCCCATGTAAGCGTAAGTAAGGTATTGGAGCCGCAAGCCTTGGGTTTCTCTTATCCTGCAAACTGTGTAGAATGGACTTCTACCGATACCCGGCATAAAAAAGGTGATGCTAAGATTCTGTCTGAGCGCTCCTATCCTCAGAACCATAAGGTGAATGAGCCAGCTATCGCCAGCAACGGTAACTATATCAATACAGCTGCCGCTTATGGTGAGACTGATGGAGCAGGGCGCGCCGCTACCTATTGCAATGCCCGCATCTGCTATAAGCATCATGGCTTGGATGATGACGGAAAAACAGATAGTGGTGTAATCAGCACGAAGGATTGTACCTGGACGAACGAAGACCTTTATCCTTATTGGGTATTGGATGCAAAACGTCCGCAGTCGGGTATCTGCTTCTATGTGCTCTATTTCCTCGATTGCCTTTTTGCCTATCTGGGCGTAACTTTCGACAAGAAGGCATTGATGGAGATAGAGGATTTGAAGCATCTCTGCTTCTTCACGACCGTATGCAGCTACGATACCATTCAGCACCCTCATCACGGTACTTATTACAGCGAAACCGATGCGGAAGTTATCGCCAAGAAGAAGAAAGCTGGCGAAATCAAGACGGGTTATTTCCAAAGTCAGGAGCATATCAATTCATGGCTGGAAAGCCGTGGTTGCGGTGGAAAGATAAACATCGTGAAGGCAGAGAATAAGGACGTGCAGGAATTAACACTCCACACACCTGAAGGCACCACCGAGCATATACAGGTTGGTGAGGTTCGTGATGATGGAGGCAAAGTTACCGGTATTAGCATTGAGGCAAAAATCAGCAAGTTCAATGTTCAGGCAAACGTGCTCAATATGGTAGCCAATAGCGGCAACTTCCCTGACGAGAGTGTGAGCACCGTAATCTCATCTCTTGAGAGTGCCTTCGGTATCAAGTTTTCGTATGATTACGAGCAGAAGAAGGTGACAGCTTATCTTACTCGTGATGTGCTGCGCAAGAGCGGTAATGAGGCAAGAACATTTCATGCCAATATCCATTCTATGACTCCGATGACCGAGAAGATTACAGGTGTGCGTATGCGCTATTCTGCAGAAGGTGATGCAAAAGATCAGCGGCAGAATGTACTCGATAGCCGTAGAAACAAGAACATGGGTTATTCTACCGATTATGATTACATCGATTACCCTGCGCCTGATAGTGGCGATAACTCCACCGTCTATAATCTCGACTACATCGATTTCTTCCATAATCTGAGTAGTGGAGATAAGCATTGTTATATCGACCGCAAGACGGGCAATGCTTACCGAGTAAAGGTAAATGGCGATGCAACCACGACAGCCGACTTGAAACCGGTACTCTTTGAGGTAGGTCAGTTTAAGGGTGTAGAATATGGAGATTGCAGCAATGAGAACGAAGATTTTATTCACGATATTTCGGTAGATTTTACTCCTGTTCCGTTCAATGATGTGAACTATTTCAAGGAGATAGAAGCTGCCTATGGCTCTCACGAGGCAATCGACTCCTACAACGGCAAGAAATATGGTGTAACCATCACCGATAGTCAGCCTATCCTCTGTGCTTATGTAGATGAGGATATGGAGCATGAGTTTGTGGAGCAGATTATCAATCAGACTATCTCTACTGCTTTCTGTGATTTCTACATGCAGCAGACACTATCACTCGTAGAAAGCTACGACCCGTCGAGCACCGATGATGGCAATTCTCCGTTGCAGGATGATTCACGCTGGGGATATGCGGTTGCTTTGATGCGAGGTGGTGGTAGCGATGCTACCCGCCAGTCTTACGATTATAATTACGACCACTTCGGAACGTCCAAATGGCGTACCGTATCTGGTAAGTATGCCCTGGCATGCGATTCACTGGATATGATGGGCAATGAATTTGACTATAATGGTATTCAGGAAGGAACGGGCGAAGGTGAAAAATTCTCGCTCAAGATACGTGCTTTCAAGGAACCATCGTGGTTAAGTGATCCGAAGTATCAAAATGTAGTACTTTGTGATAAAGATGAGGTAGATAAAAACGGTAAGGTAGTTAAGAAGATTCGCTCCCGTGGTCTCTTTGATACCTTCGTCCTCCCCTACGCCTATTTTCTTCTGAACAGAAAGAAGTTTATGGTAAGATGTACCACTACCGTAGCGCAAGTGGCCGATATACCGAACCACTGGCAGGAATGGTGGAACATAGGCGGTATGAAATGCCTCATAGACAGGGTGAATACCACCATCGATGCCAAGACGGGCATGGGCGAAGTAGAGTTAACGGTATACGCCCTGTAAGGGCAAAAGCTTTTAAATAGAAAATATGTTTTATAACATAAAAATGAAATAAAAATGAATAAAGAAATTTTGATTACCGGAACCGGTATTCATTCTGCCCTAGGCAGAAGTACCAGAGAAGTAGCCATGAACCTCTATAAGGGTAAATGCGGATTACATCACGACGAATGCCGCGATAAATACAATTCCGATTTATGTGGCAATGTACCTAGTTGGAAAGCAGAGTGTCTGGATATACTTACCCATGCGCAATACGAATGTATGCCTGCACATGGTTTTTATGTGCTCGATGCGGTATTCGAGGCGCTGAAGAAAGCAAAGGTCAGTAAGGAGTTTCTTGAAAACCATAATGTTTCACTTATCGTAAGTAACGACTCAGAATGTTATGAAAGCAAAGTTGTGGTCTCTCACGTAAAAAAGAACATCTCTAATCGTAGACTTCCGGTAACAACCCTGTTTCGTTCACTTAATTCCACTATCAGCATGAACCTGGCTACTATCCTCGGCATTCATGGTTTATCGCTCACCGTAAGCGCAGCCTGTGCAGGAGGTGGCCACGCCATCGGACTGGCAAAGATGTTGCTCGATAGCAAACAGACTGAAATGGTAATTGTGATTGGCGCGCAGGAAACAACAAGTAATTATTGTATGGAGGCTTTCGATGCCCTCGGTGTCTTCTCACCTGATAAAGTACAGCCGTTTGGTAAAGGCAGAAACGGATTGGCACCATCTGGTGGCGCAGCCTGCATCATCCTCGAATCATCGGATAGTCTTCGATTGAAAGAAGAGAAGGTGCATTCATTCGCTTCCCTTTCCGGCTATGGCTTCTCTACCAATGGAAAAGCTATCACTACCCCTGATAGTTATCAGGAAGAAGTATCTATGCTGAATGCTATCGAGAACGCAGGATTGGATGAAGGCATGATAGACGTAGTACTTGCTCATGCTACAGGTACCACGATGGGCGATGAAGCCGAGGCGAAGGCGATAGAGAATATCTTCCCTATCTGTCCGAACGTAGTAGCTACAAAGGGTATGACTGGCCACGAGTGTTGGATGGCAGGTGTATCGCAAGCTGTGCAAGCCGTAATCATGTTCACTTATGGCCGTCTGTTTCATGCAGCCACCACCGAGGAGAACGCCTTCTCTCATCTTAACCTGGTGATGCGCCCTAAGTATTATGATCCTCATCATATCCTCTGTAATGCCTTTGGTTTTGGGGGTACAAACTCCTCATTTGTCATCTCAAAGGCTTTTTAAAGGTAAAAGGGTAAAAAGAACCTTACCCCTTTAAGCTTCCGTTCCCAGCGATTTTATCGCTGGTCCATTAATAATAAGTAATATGAAAAAAGAAGAAATAACTCCTCGCATTATCGCTATCGTGAACAGCCTGAAAACATCATGGGTAAAGCACGAAGTAACCACTGCCTCTAATATCAGAGACGAGGTAGAACTGGAGTCTATTGATTTCCTCGATATGATTCAGCAGGTGGAAATGATGTTCCATATCAAGATTACCCCGGAAGAGGCGAAAGATTGCAAGCTCGTTTCGGATGTAATTGCGCTCACCGAGCAGAAAATCAACATTCAACATTCAACACTCAACACTAAATAACTATGGCACAGAAAATCAATCTCACATCGGGTTCTGTCTTTGCAGGAAACCCGATAACCTTTACCATCACCCCTTCCGTGGCTACAAAGCCATCTTTTCATCGTGTCATCGTAGAAGTGCATTTTGATGATGGCACGGGCAGTTACGAAACCAATAAGCTTACCATTCCTGTTACCACCGAGGGAAGAGATGTATCGCTCGATATTTCCTCTGCTCTTCGCATTACGCTGGATAGCTACAAGTATACCGCTACACCATCCACCTACCCAGTGGTAAGTTGGTATATCAAAGCCTTCGATGAGTATATGGATAACAACGGTGAGGTGCATACCAATGTGGGTGAAGTCTATTACCCACAGAAACCCGTATCGGGTGGGAGTACCAACCTCCGCTGTATAGCCGGAGCCTTCAGCGATATAGAGCGCCTGAAATCGGGCGTAACGAAGGCTGTCACCATTCTCTCCTGCAAACCGACTGATACCCACGAAATAGCCGTTGTAGGCGAGAGCTTTGTTTATCCAGTCTCCTATAGCGCAGGGCAGAACTTAGCTACCAGCAGCTCACTGACCGCCCCTGTATCTAGGGAGCAGGAAATCACGAAGGAAGGTGCGCAGAGCATTCAGGGGCACCCTATCTATGCTCTACCGTCCTCTGAAGCTGAAGACCGTACCACCTTCCGTTTCATTAACCGCTTCGGTTGCCTGGAGAGTATCAGCGTGCCGAAATCCTACTCTCAGAAGATGAATGTCGAGAGCACGCAATATACGAAAGCTATTCAGGAAACCTTCAATCAGTTCTCCCGTGCCGCTATCAAGAAGCAGAATGATCGTGAAAGCTGGCTCTATCAGAGCGACCCGCTTACCAAGGCATGGCAGCAGTGGTATCTCCATGAGTTCCTGATGTCTGAGCACGTATGGCTGAAAGCGAATGATGCCTGGCTTCCTTGCACCATCAATCTTGAAGATGAGCTTACCATTAAGGACGATACCAACAGGAATATGTATTCCGTTTCCTTTACCGCCACCCTAGGTATTAACGGCGACCCCTTTAATTAATGTTGAATGTTAAATGTTGAATTAGGCTAGCGCCGTTGAGTCCGTTAGGCTAATTCAACATTCAACATTCAACACTCAACATTTTACAATCCCATTCAACATTTCTTTGTCCCCACCGATAGCTAAAAACGCATTACCTTTGCCTTATAAATAAATAAAAATCCAAACAAAAAATGGCAACAGAAGCAAAAAGTACAAATTATTGGATCTCGAGCACTGCGCTCTATATCCAACTAAATGCGATGGGAGAGCCTGACTACATTCAGTGTAGTGTAGTATCGGGCGCTTCGGTCCTCTGCTATATGAGCGATGTGCCAGGCTTGGGCTATGATGCCGGTCACAACTATCAGCGCTGGACGCTTGCTGCCTACCCTTCTATCTTCCCTGATAGCGAACGGAAGTATGTGTATATCGCTATCCCCCGACAGCCTACCACGGATAATAACCAGGCTACCGTCGTGTTCCCTGGTGAGAAGATAGATATATATGGTAAGACTATTCCATCTTCCGGAACTGAAGGTGTGCAGATAGGCAATGAGGCTTATTACTATATCTTTACAGGCGGTATCATATCTGCTGTAAAGACCGATGCCGACAATACCAGAAAGCGAGAATGGGAACAGCATTTTGAATGCGGTAAACTGGCTACCGACGAGGCGATAGCCAGCGGCGGTGAAGGCGCATGGTGGCGGTATAATTCCGTATCAGATACCATCACCTTCCTCAAGGAAATTCTGAAGGCAACCTTTAATGAATTGTCGGCAAAGGTGGCACATATTACCAGTCTTTTCCTGGGTGAGCATGAACTGAGGGGCGTTGCTGACAGCAACGGCACCCTGGAAACAAGCAATGATACCGTAGTTACCCCTCATTATCTCGGTCAGTTTGGCGTAAAGCATTTCCTTGCCAAGGATAAGGATGATACGGCTGCAGGCTTAATCACCTTCCTGAAAGGCTTGCGTTTAGGTAAATCGACTAAATACTACATAGATGCCGATGGAAACGTAACCATCAACTTGCTCAACTCTGCCGATTATGATGATGCCACTCAGTCGGGTTTCGGCTTCTATAAGCGCAAGGATGGTAAATACGGACTTAATGTTACCGACATATCAGTCTGGGGCAAGGCATACTTCAATAACCTTACTATCCGTGAGCTGACCTATGTAGGCGGCAATCTTGTATTCTCTCCTTCTGCCGGAAAGATATTTGAGGTAAGAGAGATAACAGATGCTCAAGGCGAAGTAACAGGCTGGAAGTGTTATCTCCTTGCTGATGACGGTACAACTGCTACTACGAACATGTGGGAGAAGTACGACCAGGTGAAGTGTGAAACCTTCAATATTCAGGCGGGTGTATACGAGCATGTAAGTAACAAGTATTATTGGCGACTTGTAACGGATGTATCTACCGAGAACGAGGTGATAACCGATGCAGAAGGCAATGTGCTCTACGATGGCAAGAAGTATGCGTGGATCATCATTTCTGCTACTGATAAGGATATTGGCAGCGATAACCCTGCGGCAGGTGATACCATCGTGCTCATGGGAAACCGAACGAACACCGACCGAATGAGCTTCGTGGTTAAGGAAACCTATGGTGACAATGCTCCTCGTGAGGTGGGCTACACTAACGTTCATAGCTACACACTTGGTAATGGTAATCTTGTCTATGAGATAAGCCCTAAGAAGGTTCGGTTCTACTCTCAGTACTTCGAGCTTGTGACCATCGAGGGGCTGCCTATAAAGACCATCAACTATCGTGGCGATTGGAAACAAGGCGATACCTACACGTACTACGACCAAGTTACGCACAACGGAACGACATGGCTCTGTGTTGCACCAGAAGGAACTGAGGTAACGAGTGAACCTGCAAGGGGTAACGATTTCTGGAAGGCTCAGACAGCCATCCTAGATGCAACACTCAACATCACTCTGAGTACAGGAGAGTGGATAGACAAGGGCGAAACAAATCATGTAGTATGTTCCGTGATACGTGGCTTCGAGGACATTACAGACCAAGTAACATCATGGAACATCGTGCGTGATAGTGGTGATGCTGTTAATGATGCGGCTTGGCAGAACAAAGATAAGGTCAAGAACTTTGATGGAACGATAGATATTGCTTGGACGGATGAAGAAGATGACATCGGTGATTCTACTAGCTGTATCTTCACCATCACAGCTTTTTGGGGAAATAAAGTTGAATTAGCAAAAGGAACGATAAGCGTATGATGTATGTAATATTAGACAAGGTGCAGGCTCTGAGTCTAGGATTCAACCTGCACACCCACATAACTGCTCACGGAAAGATGATTCTCAACGAGAAGGAAGTGTTGATGAGCAACAACATTCAAGGTGATACCTTGGATGAGCGTGTTAAGAATATCGGTGGCAAGGCTATGACCGAGCAAGAGTTGGAACAATTTAAAAAGACGGAGGAATAAAGATGGCAGAAACAAATTACTCAGCACAAGGCTGTATACCTGTACGAAGAGTTCGTAACAACGATTCGTTATCCATATCCATTGAGAGCACTCAGCCCCTATTCCAGGGTGTGGATGCCAACAATGATAGTGCTACTCCATTTCCTAACTGGGAAACGGATGATGCTAGCAGACCTATCCTTACTCCTGTTGTCAAGAGTGCAAAGGGTAATATCGTATCTCTCAGTGATCATCATTGGAAGTATGGTGATACTCTACTTGTATTCAATGGCAGTACTAGCGGTTCTTTCCAACTTACGAGTGATGGTAAGTTCGGTATGGATGCAAACGGAAGATTGAAGATATTCAAAAACCTTGCATCTAGTAGCTCTACAAGCTCAGATACACTCACGTATAGCGGAACTGCAAAGATTGGTGACAGCAGCACTCAGGACGTTAGTGGATTCGTCACTATCCTCATACAGCCAATGGGTAATAACTCGTATATGGGATGGATAACAGCTAACCGCTCGATTCTGACAGATGCGCCGAATGAGAATACGGCTACACTCTCGGCAAGATTGTGGTTATCCACCACGGAACTTACCGATTTCTCTGTCAAGTGGAAGAACTCGGCAGGTGAAGTACTCGGAAGTGATAAGACCCTCACGGTTACTCGTGATATGGTGAACGGCTCTACCCTCATTACTTGCGAGTTCTACCACAAAGATGCTCAGAATGCTTGTTTCCGTGCTGGTAAGGTAATGACCGATAATGCGGACGAATACGTAATTGTCGGGGAAGTATCAAATCTCATAGGCGATAAGGCTGCAACGATTACAGGGCGTATCAAGAACACAAAAACAAATGCTATTGTAACGCCAACAAATGTTTCGTGGAACGCTAAAGCCTACAAAGACAATAACGAGCTTATCAAGGAAGTAAACTCTAATGTTATCACAATCGCAAAATCTGAGAGTGATTATGGCGGCACAGAGCATGATGCTTATGTCTTATTCACGGCAACTTGGTAAAATAGGAGGAACGAATTATGGCAACAAACAGCGCAGTAAGAATTAGAAGGTCTTTCGCTCTACTCAATACAGCACAATCAATCGTGTGCGTATCGGGTGGTTCTCCTACCACGCAAGTATATAACGTGGTTAACAGCAGCTACGAGCCGAACCGAGCCAACACACCTTGTGTCTTGCACCCAGACATTACAGCTTACGCAAGCGATGGTACATGGAAGTATCAGCAATCCAATGCGGTACTTGCCAATATGGTATGGCTCGTTAACGGCAAGGATATAAGCAAGGTGTGGGCAGCATCAGATTACTCAATCAATCAGGATGGTGCTACCCGTGGAGACCTCACCATCTTTCGTAACGTGGCAGTAGCAGAACGATTTGCATTGAGATTCAAGGCTGAAATCGTAGACTATCGAACCAACGTCAATGTTCCTATCCTTACCGATGAAGTGGTTCTGAACACGGTTGCTAAGAGCGATGATGCCTACTCTATGGCATTGGATGATGATGAGACTATCGTCTACAACCCAATGACAGACAAGTTGCTTCTGTACGACTACAAGGTGGCACATGGAATGATAGCAGCATCTGATGCTGTAAGGAACGCTTGCATTGACGAGAAGGCTTATCTCAGAAAGATTCCTCTCCACATCTATAAGGGTGCAAAGAGCATTACTTCTGGCTACACTATCAAGCTCTACAAGATGAGCGGTTCTTCGATGGCTCAGATTAGCGTAGGAATGAATGAGGTGGTAGCAATCAGCAATAGCTACATCACACTTGACCTTAGACTGATTAATTCTGCATCATACGTTATCAGGGCTTTTGTTGGCGATACGGAAGTATGCAACAAGCAAATCTCTGTTTCCCGAACATACCCGAGATACAGCGTATCGGCAGGACAGAACGTAGATATATCTCCTGGAGTTGATAACCGACAGCAGGTTGCTCTTGTCAATTCTGAGGGCAATATCGTGGAATGCCCTGCCAACGTGCTGAAACTTAATTGGAGTACTGTTGCCGAGAATGGCGGTGCTACGACAACAAGGCAATGGCAAGAGGGAGATACGGCAATCTTCAATATCTCTGATACTGGTCTAGGTGAGACTGCTGATGATGAGCTGGAGATAAGATGTGATGCTGAGTATAAGCCGACCTTCGATTTCTTCTCCGATGGCTCTGAACCTCTCGTTGATGAGAACGGAGATTACTTAATTGGTAACTGATTTAGTAACATATAAAAATAGCAAAATATGAAAAATCTTGCAACTGTAGCATCGGTATCATCAATGGTTAAGGGTGATACCTTATTGATAGAGGTTGGCGGCTCTCTCAGACGTATCAAGCTGTCTGACTTGGCTAACTCTATCAGTACTAACCAGCTTGACCTCTCGCTTATTGCTTGGGGAACATATCTTAAAGAGACAGACGATACGCAATGGGGAGTTTGCGGTAATCAGACAAAGTGGAATGAGTTCAAATCATCACTCGGTCGATATTTGCTTACTAACGATGGAAGAATGGCTAAATTGTCTCGTAGCAACTCTGCTGTATTCGAGGATGGCACAACCGTTGATGAGACTAAGGGTCATATCATGTTCCATACCCCTCATCGTCTCTACTATCTTGTGAAGTACGATGCGTCAGCAGGATGCAATATCCTGTGGGGTTCTACTTATCCTATCTCTGAGCATTATATCGACCATCCTACCTTTGGCGCATACATGGCTAGTATTGTTAACAATAAGCTTGTAAGCCGTAGTGGACTTGGCGTATCGAACAATATATCAATCAGTGATTTCTTTACTTATGCACGTAACAACGGTAAGAACTTCGGTCTGCTCGACTATGAGACATTGAAGATTATTCCTATGCTCGTTTTGTGGGAGAGCGAAAACAGCAACTCACAGGCTAAGTTCGGTTGTGGTCCTACAGGTAGTGCTAATTTATGGGATAAGGTTAATGGTCTTACAACGGGTGCTACTAAGAGCCTTGGAGATAATAATGGTAAAATCAGCTTGGCTGAGTTAACAGGAAACGCTGACGCATGCCATGTGAACCTCTTCGGTATCGAGAACCCTTGGGGATGGTATTGGCAGATGATACAAGGCATCTACTTCGGTAGTAGCAACAATAGCGGTCAGACTGGTTCGGAAGCCTTCGTCTACAAAGGCAACAGAATGCCTTCTGCTTCTGAGCTTACTGGTCATCCTGTCGGTGATTATCGCACGTTCACACGTAACACTAGAAGTGGCGGTGTACTGAGCCTTGTTCTCGGAGACTTCTTCGACATCATGCCTAAGAATATCAACGTTGATAATTCGAACAGCGCAAACTACTATTGTGACTACTCATGGGCAAACAGCACTGGGCAGTTGCTCCTCTTTGGTGGTGACGCCTGGAATGCGCTTCTCTGCGGCTCGTTCTGCGTCAATTCGGGTGACGGCTTCGGCTGTCGCAATCCGAGCTTCGGTGTGCGTCTCGCTTTTTGCGGAAATCCGACATACGTAAACGGAGCAGACCTGTAGGGTCTGCGACACCCGATGTGGAGCTTGCTCCACCGAAGCAAAAATGGTGTCAATAGAGAATAAAGAAAAATAAATAAAAAAGGTGGCGAGAGACATTTTGCTCCTCTTTGGTGGTAACGCCAGGAATGCGCTTAACTGCGGCTCGTTCTACGTCAATTCGAATAACGACTTCGGCAATCGCAATACGAACTACGGTGTGCGTCTCACTTATTTATAATCGCTGAATCAATAATCTATGGGGTATGGATATATGAAGAAGCGAGTCTCTCAAACCTTGACGTGGGTTTCAATAGCCTAGTCAGAAAATAACAGCGGAAAGGCTCTCTGTATTCGCTGAATGGAGAGCAAGCGTGGTGAAGTAATCGGCTCAGTTGTACGAGCAGAACAAAGTCACGGGCAAAGCGGCAAAAAAGCAATAGGCTTTAAATACAAAACAAAATGACAGCAAAGGTAAAGAATCTGATGAATGAACTCGTAAAGAGGGAAACATTGGAACAGGGCGGTGATGATGCCTATAATGCGTTAGATGATAAGAACACATGGTTCGCTAGGAGATATATCCGAGATAAGGATAAGATTATCGACCGCATACAGAATATGCTCATTCTCGGCATTTATCCTAAGAAGGAATATAAGGAGGTTGACATAGTATCTGAGAATAAGGCAAGAAAGATATGCCCTATGCACTTCGACCCTTGGAATGTTCTCTTTCACGCTATCAAAATAGTGCTCGAACCGATAGTTGAACGAGTGCTTATATACGATTCGAGTGCTGGCAGAAAAGGTAAAGGTCAAGTATTCGGTGCATTGAGAACACAACGAGCTATCAGAAGGCATCCGAAATGGGCTTATTATGGGCAAGGAGACCTCAGAAAGTATTATCTGACAATACCTCATCCTGTTCTGCTTATAATACTCAGGCGGTATATAGACGATGATTTATTCATCGACTTGATAGAGCAGACCATGCTCGATTATTCTGTAGAGATTGAACCTCTGATGATAGAAGAATACGAGCGCAAGCAGAAGTACTGCATTTGGGCAGATAAGGGTGGAATGAAGTACCTTGGATGCAGGCGAGGTGTAACACTCGGTAATCCTATCGGTCAGATGCTAGGCAATCTTGCATTGAGCTTGGTAGACTACGCTATGGTACATATCGAGCATGCAAAAGGCTATCATCGGCATTGTGACGATATTACCTTCTTCGCTGAAACAAAGGAAGAAGCTATTCGATTACTCGGAAGATTGGATTACTGGTGCAATCAATATGGGTTCTGTCTGAAAGCTAGCGGTCACGTAGCGGAGCTGCATGACGAAGAGAAAGGCGTGAAAGGCAGAAATCTAGATTTTGTCGGTTACGTCTATTCTCGAAATAACATAAGGATGCGCAGACGGACAAAGGTTAAGGCGGCAAAGTCTTTCGGTAGGGTTAAGAGCCGTAAAAGGCGACAGGAACTTATCGGAGCGTATTGGGGAATAGCAAGGTGGGGCAAGTGCAAGCATCTTTGGAAGAAGATTGTTGGAGATTACCCCGAAAATTATAAAAACGAATTTAAAAGAAAAAAGAATATGAGTTTTAAGGATATTGGAATTGTATCACCGAAATACTCGGTAGACAAGAACGGAAAACGTATATTTTCTGTACCAGAGTATAATCAGACGATGTTGTGTCAGAATCACTCCATCATCAATATATTAGACTTTGAAGATGATGTTGAAGTGAACGGCAAGAGCGGCCGATGTTGGGTTCTGTACGAAATGAAAGATGCTCCTGGAACAGAATATAAGTTCTGTACGTCTTCGAAGCTCATAAGACTGAAGCTCAAAGAAGTAAGGGAGAAGAATCTGCTGCCGGTTAATGATACTTTCCTCTTTAGAGTAGACAAAGGTGGCAGATATACTTATGATTTGGATTAACAATTTTAAATTATCAGATTATGAAGATACAATGCACAATGGCAGAATTGCCAAAGGATAATGTGAAGGTTTTAGTTTCGGGTAACTACCTTCAAGTAGCTTATGATTTTGTTCGTATCGAGCAGAAATCAGAAGATAGTAATGATGGTATGCACATGATGTTAGAGAACTCTTGTCAAGGTGAATACATCGAGCTTCGTGGCGGCATCCGCAGCTATGACGCTATCGTGTCTGCCATCATCGAAGACAAGTACCCTTCCGACAAGATGGATGCTATTCGTCTTAACTTCGAGCTGGCTCAGAATAGTGCTGTGGCATCTATTGACTTGGACGAAAGCAAGTGTGAGGAGTATCTTGCAGAGTATAAGGAGATGCAGGAATGGCGCATACATGCCAAGGAAATTGCGAGAAAGGCAGTTGAGTTAATTAACGCTAACGTATAAAAAGAAAGGAGGTATACTATGGCAGGACATAGTGTGCAAGGTGTTGTAAGGGTAGGCAGAAAGCCTAAGACAGCCAGTGAGACGGAGATTGTCCGTCTCATTACTGCTACGAATGAGAGCACGCCTATTGGGAACTTTACTCAGTTGGTTAAGGACTTGGGGGCGGCTGGTATTGTTATTAGCGAAAATCAAGTTGCTATTAAGGGCGATAAAGTTACTATTTACAATAAAGATTCTGTTGCCCTTTTTGCGCAAGATGGCAAACTCAATGCTAACCTTATTGATGCGGATGCTATCGAGGTTAAGCATCTTTGGGCGAAGTCTGAGGATGGAACGACCAAGGTGGGATATTTCGGCAATATCGAGAATATTGATGCTTGTAAGATAGATGATAATACCTATGCCCCTCTCTTTGTTGGTGCGGATAATGCTAAAAATGCTTCGTTCTACGTATCGAGCGAGGGAGCAATGTATGCTACGAGCGGATATATAGGTGGATTCAATATAGGAAAGACCAGTATAGATGGAATCAACGGACAAAACAAAGTCATGCTTACACCAGGGTATATTTCCTTCGATAACAAAACTCATGGCATTGATAATATAATCGGAGCTAACTGGAAATATGGATTGGACTATGTTGGTCAGCAGATAGTTGTTAAGTACGACCATGCAACACCATCTTATGGCGGTAATATTGGCATAGCAAATTTAAAGAATATCGCATTGTATGTTTCAGCCTCTGGTAATATAGATAGGCTTTCGAGAGATACAGGCATCGTTAACTCGGTATATCCTTGCGGTAATCATGCAATATTTTGTGATAAAGGTGATTTTGCCGGATTCAGACCTTGCTTCAGGATTATTACGTCAAGCCAGACGTTGTCAAAATATGATGTAGTAGTAGAAATTGTTGAAACCTGGAAGAAGCACAACAGTATTACAGGCGAAGATACATCAGTGGAGGTTGGTCCGGTAACAATCAGTCTGCCCACGAACCCGGAAATAGGACAGATGTATTGGATTATAAGGTCAACCAGGCACGATTACTCTATGAAGACGACCGACGGTACGCAGATTTATACTCCTGGTGGCGTTACCACATTTTTTACGTTAAAAACACAGAACGAGATGGTATGTGTCGTGTATACAGGATACAACTGGAGGCTGATGTGGAATATTGGTGTATAATTTTTTTTAAAAACAATAAATATGAAAAAGAATTTTAATGTGCCTTTCAAGAATTGGAAGGGTGAGGTGATAGTGTCACCAGTAAAGAACGAGAACGGAGAGGAAACCTACAAGCCGCAGATTATTGGCGATATTGTAGCCAAGGTGCTCTTCGAAGTGATAGACAATCAGAGCATGCAGCTGTCGGGTGAAGACAAGCTGCGTGCTTATCGGGTAGCTTGCAAGATAGGCAAGGATGCTGAGAACGTAGACATCGAAGCCGAGGACATTATTCTTATCAAGAATATACTCTGTCCTGTCATGGCGGTTGGCGGCTATGGTCAGATTGTTGATTTACTCGAAGGATAAGAATAGATAAGGCGGTTACTACATAGTGACCGCCATATTCTTTTCTCGTCCGTCAGGGAAAGATGGAATTAAATCACTAAGATAGCCATATCTACCTTTTCTTCGTTCCTCTTCTGCTTGCGTTACTAGACCTTTCTGCATTCTAACAGCGAAAGGAAGTTTGTTGAAACCAGAGATACCATCTATCCAGTCGTTAGGGTGCGGATTACACTTGTGCTCCAACTCTCGCTCTCCAGGAGTAGATGGCAACCTACTGCCACCTACTAGGTATCCCATTTGATTTTCGTATGGTTCTAACTTTTTCATAATCTTAATGTTTTGATTTATGCCGCAAAGTTACGAAAATAATCTGAAAGCGCAATGTTTCTGTTACAAAAAAACGATAAAAGCCCTGCTATCTATCTCAGACGGCAGGGCTGCATCGTTTTTTAATACTTTATAAAGATTATTTTCCCCTATGCAGTGGACCGCACGGGGAATAGCGGGTGCAAAGATACGAAGAAAAAACGAGATATGTAGAGAATATCGGAGAAAAACAGCGGCTTTTATTAGTATTCTTGCAGATGTTGTCCGATGTTTCACGCAGTTTTTTCGTATCTTTGCTTATGGAAAATCAGATGTGATATTCAGGTATCTCATACTAGGCTTCGAATAGGCTTCGAATAGGCTTCGTATAGGCTTCGCCCAGAACCCGTTTCCGAGCCATCCGGCACGCAAAAGCAGCGAATTGTTTCACGGATGTCTGCCCGATTCCCCCGCACCCCTTTTTCCGTAAATTTAATGTTTAACTATTTAAAGATTTACGATTATGGCAACAGTTAATTTTACATCCGACGTTCAGTCCATTTCCGGCAAGCTCTGCTCTAAAGAAGGCGTGGTTTATTCAGTAAACAAGCAGACGGGCAAGACCTACCGTTCCGACCGCCACGGCTACCACGATGCCAATACCGAGGCGCAGCAGCAGGTACGCAAGCTCTTTGCTACGAAGGGCAGTTTTTCCGCAGCCTGGTGGAAGGCCAACAAGCCGTCTACCGAGCAGCCTAAGGGCAGCGACAGCTACAAGCTCGTGATGAAGGCTTACCGCAGCCAGCACAAGATTGGCAATTCCTATAGCTACCTCCGTACCCTCGTAACCGATGATATGAAGGTGAAGCTGGGCGACCTCGACATCACGGGCAGTGTTACTCCTTCTGTAGGTGGCGGCTCATCGGCTGGTAGCGGCACAACGGGCAGCGGCACTCAAGGCAGCGGCACAACCGATGGTGACGGCGGCGATGCCTAAAAATTGAGTGTTGAATGTTGAGTGTTGAGTGTTGATTTAGGCTAGCGCCCTTGAGTCCGTCAGGCAATTCAACATTCAACATTCAACATTCAACATTCAACACTCAATTTACCTTTTTACCTTTTCATTGATATGCTTCATCCCTGTTCTTTCTCCATATCGACGAGAGATAGCCGTTTTCGCAGTTATAGAGATTGATGAAAGAGTAATGGTGCGTATAATAGAAGGTGGCCACATGGTTCTCTACCAGATAACCATTGATAGTAACCTTTCCGTTCTTGGTGGAATAGGTGGTAGTGAAGTCTTTCTTACCCTCTATCACCATGTGCATGGTGCCGTCCTCATTAAATGTCATGGAACCCATACGCTGATCTTTCTTTCCGTCCTTGGTAATGGTGATGACGCAATACCATGTGCCCCTTATCGCCACATCGTGGTCCGTCTCGTCAGAAACATCATCCAGCGTTCTGCTGCATCTCATTTGGCATTCATTGCCGTTGGCGAAGGTGCCCACAATCAGCGGACGCATATCAATGCTCGCCGATGTCCCGCTGCCCGTAAGCTTGTTGCTCTCCTGTAGATGCACCCCCGAGATAGTTTCGTTCAGCAGATTCTTGATATTGAAGCTTTTCGGTGTGCCCACCTCGAAGCGGGTAGTAAGCCTGTCGCCCTCCATCTGCCAGTAGCCGAAGGCAGTGTTAGGCTCGATAACATAACCGCCTGGAGTCAGATCGCCACCATCCTCATAGTAAACCATGTGGTTCTTATAGTAGAAATAAGTACCTCTGGTGCTGTTGATGGTCCACTCGTTTCCGGCAAGATATTCCTTCACCTTAGCCGCCTCCTTCTCGCTCTCATCCTCGCTGCTGCTGCAAGCCGTGAGCGAAGCCGTAATCATTCCCATGGCTACCACCGAGAAGATAGCCATCATGGAACGTTTCATCTTCATTAAAAAGTTCTTTTTCATTTCTTCATTTTTGTTTTAAGAGTTATACATTATCAATCATTATGTTGAATGTTGAATGTTGAATTAGGCTAGCGCCATTGAGTCCGTAGGCAATTCAACATTTAACACTCAACATTCCCCCGATAGTAGTACCACTCCCACTCTTACTTTCTTGCCGCAGTGAGGGCAGAAGGTGGAAGTCTGAATCATCTGCTGCTGATTTTCTTCTGCCTGCTGCACAAACTTCACGTCTCTGCAGGTGACACCTTCCGGCAAATCGCCCCCCAGCGTAGCATTCAGAGTTTCGCCCTCATGCTCTTTCTTATCAGCATTCGAGAAAAGATCATTCTTCTCCTCTGTCGGGAAGAACATATCACGAGGGTCTATATCCAAAGCTGTGGCTATGCGATAGATGGTGTTTGTCGTTAACGACTTGTTGCGGAGGAACTGCGACATCGATTGCGATGACATGCCGCATTTCTCGGCAAAAGCATTTGTGCCCAAGCCTAATTTCTGCATCAGTTTACGGAGATTGATTTCCGATTTTGGTTTATTATTTCCTTCCATTATCTCTTTAGTTATATATATTCTTTAATTTTCAGTGCAAAGGTAATATATTTATTTGGTTTTTGCAAATATTTCTAGTTAAAAGTTATATATTTATTTATTTTTCTATATATTTTTTGATGAGATAGTATATATTTTAGGTATTTTTTATTTAAGATTTCAGATAGTATAAATTATTTTTGAATAATTTTAAATCCCCTATAAACTATTGGCATTTAAGGTTTTACAAGAGATAACATTTTGTTTTTAGCGCCCGAGAGGAGAAGATAAATAATTGATAATTAGAGAAATCCCAATCTCTGGGAAAACCCGAGAACCTTCATTCAGCCGCGAGACCCCCGCCGCCCTGAGACGTTTGTCCCCTGCCCGCCTGCCTGGATCCGTCTGGATATATGCCCCCGCCTCCACGAGATACCAGGCTGCACCCACGAGATACCAGACTGCACCCACTAGATGAGGAACACACCCAGGGTGCGTTCCTCATCTCG